CCCACGGTGAGGAGCCGGTAACCAACGCGGTGATTGGCAGGGGCAAACTCCGCTGCTCGCGCGGGTTCAAGCTCTACCCTTAGAGCTATGCCGTGGCACATTGACAAGAAATCCGATCGCTGCCCCGCCAGTAAGCCGTTCGCGGTGATCGGGGGCCGCGACGACGACCACCTGGCCGGTTGTCATGCCACCTGGGACGAGGCCGTGGACCAGCTGCGCGCGCTGTACGCCAACGACGCGAAGTCGATGTACACCACCCCACCCACCCTCGGATGACGGTAGGTCTTGTCCAGGCGGCCTGCATCGTGCTGCTGGTCATCATCATCACGTTCGGGCTACTCGTCTGGATCACCCGGGAGTAGCTTTCGCCTGGGCGAGCTCCATGTCCTGCATGACGTAGACCATCGCCCGCAGGCCGTCCTCGGCGCGCATCAGCCGCAGTCCACAGCGAAACATGGCGTCCTTGTAGGTCTCGGAGTCGGGCGCGTTACGCGCGGCGTCGAGGTGCTCGACGGCAGCCTTCACGTCGTCGACCAGATGCGTGTAGTCGGTGTTCTGGATCATTTCCTGCCTTTCACCACAGTTGGAACTCCTCATCAGCGGCCACCGCCGCCGGTGTCGTGCGGGCGGCCGACCGGAACAGCGGGTGCTGCCCAGAGCGCAGGTCTTGGTACCAGAGCTGCTTACGTCCCGACAGGTGTGAGAGCACCGTGCGCGCCGCTCGAGGCCCGTCATGATGCCATCCCACCGGGTGTGACAGCCGTTCGTATTGCCAGCCGGAAGCTTTCAGTGACACGCCGGGCTCGTCGGCCAGGATGTAGGTCTGGATGCGCGCGAAACCGAGCGCTTTAGCCGCCCGCGCCGCAGCGCCGTAAAGAAACGAACAGGCGTTGCGACCGCCATCAGTGCAGCAGCGGGTGACTTCCACCCAGTCGTCCTGGTGCTGACCGCCGACTGGGCGCCCGACGACGATCACGCCGACCAACCGATCGGGTGCCAGCACGCCCAGGCTGAAGCGGTGGCCCTGGATCGGCTTGTGGTGGCGGTGATGCGCGGTGACGAATGCATTGGCCTCCGCCAGCTCGACGTGCACAAGCTCAAGAGACACTGCTGCCATCTCCGTGGTACGGACAGTTGGGGTCCCGGCCGTCCTCGTGGCCGCAGCACAGCTCGTGGCCGTGCTCGGGGTGCTCGTCGCGGTGACAGGTACAACCGTCTATGTACTGCGCCATGTGCTCCTCGCCTTCTGGGACCGCGCGGATGGTCAGCTGCGCGGCGTCCTGGTTGAACGAATAGCGGGCCGGGTTGTGGTCGAGGACATCTTCGGTGTTGATACCGACACCGAAGATGCGGTCGGCGATGCGGTCATCGACGCAGACCCGGCACGGACAGGGAGCGAAGTGGTCGGCCAGCATCATCGGCCGGTCATCGTCGAAGATCGCCGTGACTGTCCCGTCGCGGTCGGCTGCAAACTGGATACCCTCCTCGTCGACGTAGCCCAAATCGACGAAGCCAGGAGGGATGACATCGGCCGGCCCAGGCGGCAGGATGACGGCGTGCTCGGGCGGCTCGATGAGACACGGCGCGGTCGCGCCCGGGTTCGGGCAGTCCCAGCCCAGCGTCGCGTTGAGGGTGCGCGCGCTTCCGTTCGTGTCGACATACCACAGCCGCACGCTGGCGACGAGCTCGTTGTAAGCCCCCACCAGCCCGTTGATCATGTCCGTGATGGTCTGCCCCGGGGGTGGCATCGGGCCGATGAAGGTCGAGCCGTGACAGATGACCTTGCTGTCGTCGTCCTCGTAGCGATACGTCTCGTCCAGGACGCCGCTACAGCGCATCTGGACCATCCGGGCGGTGACGGGAAGGCCGTGCCAATCGTCGTCGCAGTGCGGGCAGCGGTGATACCGGTTGACACGGTAGTCGTCCACCGGCCCGCGCTTGAGGCTCTCGTCCACAAGCTCGTCGATCGCGGCCACGATGTCGTGGTCGCCGCTCATTGCGCCGCCCACTCCTGGGGGATCACTGTGCTGAACACGAACGCGGCGTGGTTGCCGGGATGGCCGGTGAACTTGGCGCACCGCGCCTGCGGATTATCAGGATGGGCCTGCCGGCACATGACACGTTCCTTCCAGACGCCGGTGGCCGGCCGGGAAAAATCGACGTACTCAGGCATCGAGTTCTCCTATCGGTAGTAACCGCTGACACCAGGGCGCCCGAACTCGGGCGTATGCGGCAGCCGGGACCGTTCGCACAGCCCGGGTGGCCAGTTGCGGTCCACCGGGCGGTGCAGCGGCACCAGGTCGGGGTTGCCCACGGCCATGATGCCGCCCTCGTGCAGCAGCATGTGGTGGACGTAGTCGGGCTCCCAGCCGTCATCGTGTTTGTTGGGCCCGGTGGTCTTGTCCAGGTAGGCCGTGGTGGAGCGGTGCGCGACGATCAGCGGGATGCCGCCACCGGAGAGCAGCATCCCCAGCCCGCGTGAGCACCGCTCCTCGTACTCGAGCGCCGTCTCCTCGTCGGGGTTGAACGCGCGCAGGTCGAACATCCCGGGATAGTGGTGGTTGCTGACCCCGAGCCGATCGGCCACGATGTCGCCGGTCTGGCTGGCCCGGCACAGGTCGCTGGAGATCACATAGTCCGGCTTGGGGTACTTGGCGCTGATCGCGTCGATGAGGAAATCAGCGCCGGCTTCCGCGGATTGCCGGCCGAGCTCGTTCAGGCCGATCTGGCGCCAGCCTTCGGGACTGGGGCTGGCTGACGTTTCGCCGTGTCGCATCAGGTAGCCGAGCAGCTTCACGGCGACAGATTAGCAATTACTGTCGCCATCACCCGGGAGCCGCGCCCGCGTGATGACGAATCCAGCTTCGTCGAGCAGCTTGAGGATCTCTACGGCCATCTGCCAGTATGTTTTGTCGCCATCAACCATGCAGGAGTAGCCCCCGTCATGGAACCAGCCCTCGATGGTCTCGGTCGCCTCATCTCGCAGCTCCGCTTCCGCTGCTACCTGGGCCAGCACTTCGTGTATGGGACGGCCAGGCATGGGAGTGAACTCCTCTGGGGTCACTGGGGTGGTTGATTCTTGCGCACAATAACGAACCCGGCTTCGTCGAGCAGCTGGAGAATTTCTGCGGCCATCTGCCAGCGGCGATCGTCCTTATCGGGATGCAGAATCTCGTGAGCCTGGCGCACGGTCAGGCCCGACTCCACCACAGCCGCTCCCCGTTCTGTGAGGGTCAGCGCGGGTGATGAACTGTCGCTGCTGCCGTCTTTGCCGGAATTGAGCCCGATGGCCATCTTGTTGATCACGCTGGTGTCGGCAACACGTTGCTCGACGCTGAGCCCGGGGGAGGGGCCAACGGTCCACACCCACATGCCGTAGGAGTGGTTGTTCATCGTGAACCCGACCTCGCGGCCATCATCGGTGTGCAGCGTTCCGACGATCCTCATGAAGCACCGCCCGGTGTCACAGGGTTGACGTAAGCACTCCTAGCGACCTCGATTGCCTGCCTTATCTCGTCACTGACGGCACAAAAGGCTTCTTCCGGTTCCTCCACAGGGCGTCGTATCGGTGCCATCCCGAAGATGTCGCCAATACCTGCAACGAAGCTCTGCCAGGCCATCATGAAGCAGCGCCCGGCGTCACGGGGTTGACGTACATCTCGATGCCGGCCTTGTCGAACGTGAGCAGCATCCCCACCCACATCCGGACGCACTGGCCCTCCGTGGCCTCGGGAAAGACTTCCTTCACCAGCGCACGGATACGTTTGTTGAACTCCTCGATCGCGGCCAGCTTACGTTCCCGCATCAGCCGCGCATCGTCGGCGCGCATCCCGATGAACGCCTCCGGGTCCACGATGCGAATCCCGTCGCGCTCGTTATCCGGCATTCAGTGTCTCCTCGATTTCTTCGATAGCCCGGTTGATCTCCCCGATCTCCCGCAGCCTCCTATCCAGGGCTTCCTTGAGGTGCTCCACTTCTTCCTCCCGCCATTTGAGGTCGGCCTTCAGGTTGTCCAGGTTGGCGCGGAGGTACTTCTTCGCCGTGTCGTTAACGGTCATGACTCGGTAACGCCGAAGGATCGGGTCGGATACGGCGGGGGTGTCAGGTCGAGGTCGGCGACCTTTTGCCCGTCGACCTCGACGCGGACATAGCCAGCGTCGTGCGGGATGAACTGGGCGATCCTGTCGTCTCCGATAAAGATCGCGACGTGCTCGCCGTTGATGATCGCGTCCCACATGCGGTCATTCTGTTTGGTCAGCAGTCTTTGCAGCGCGATGGTGCTCCACACGCTGCGGTCGATGTCGTCGCTCATGACTGCGGCATCGGGATGACGGGCAGGCCCGGTTGCGTGGAGTTGGGCCAGCACCCGATGGGGCTGCGGTCCTTGTGCGCGTCCAGGCACTTGCTCACCAGCACGTTGGGGTCGTTGCTCACCGACTGGCGCAGCTTCTCGTTGGCCTTGGCATCGGCCTCGGCGGTCTTCTCGCGCTGCTCGGCCACGCGGGTGTTGGCCTTCTCGATGTTCAGCGCGTTGATCCGGTCCTGAGTGTTGTTGTCGTAGGCCACCAGCGGCACGAACACTTTCTGAATCTCCACCCGGTCACCCACGGCGCGCTGCACGTCGGCCTGCACCCGCTCGGAGATCCCCACCAGCGGCGCGCCGTCGCTGGCGCCGGGAGCCAGCGGGTCGAACTTGGCGAACTCGGTGTTGAGCGCCACGGCCAACTCCTTGTTGACCAGGTTGTCGCGGATGCCGTCGAAGTTGCGGTAGTCCAGGAACAGGCTCGGCGCGGCCTTGGGGTCCAGCCGCCACTGGATCGTCACGTTGGCCGTGGCCGTGGAGTTGTTGCCCAGGCGCACCACCATGCCGTGATCGGTGCCCTCGAACTTCTCGAGCTGCACTGCGCCGTCCATGTTGGTGACGTTCTGCCACGGTGCGGTCCAGTGCAGGCCGTTGGACAGCTCCCCTTGTGGCCGGCCGAAGGTCGTGACGATGCCGATGTCGCGGGTGGGCACGATGGTCGCAGTGGAGAACATCAGCAGTAGTCCCGCCAGGAGCGCGCAGCCGATGGCGGTGCCCCAGGCGGGCGCCCGCGCGCTGCGCACCGCGAGCCCGAAGATCACAGCGCCCAGCGCCACCAGAACCAACAGGCCGATCACAACGACGATGAACAAGGGGAGTCCTCTCTCTAGGTGGTGGTCACGCGGTACATCGACAGGAGAGCGTCGATACCTTCGGGCCCATCGGCCTCGAAGAATTGGGGGGCGGCATGGGCGTCCGGGCCGCGCACGACGAGCCAGTCCCAGCCCACCGCCTCGATCCGCACATAATCGTTGCCCAGCATGAACGCGCCGCCACAGTAGCCGTCGAGCAGTTCTCCGACCTGCGGCGGCTTGGGGAAGATGTCAGGCACGGCGCTGCACCACCTTGGCCACCAGCTCCGGTGAGCAGCCGATCTGGCGCGCGAGGCTGACGTAGCTGCCGCAGCCCTCGGCGTAGGCGCGAGCGATCAACTCGTCACGCTGGCGGCGGCACTGGTCGCTCTGGCCCGAGAACTCCAGGATTCGTCTGTGAAGTTCCCGGGCCTGAGCGACCAACGCATCCATTCACCGCACCATCTTGTCGGTCGGGTAGACCGCACCGCAGACGAGGCAGGTCTTGCGGTTCTGGGAATCGCGCAGCCGCCGCGTCTTCTCCTCGTGCGCGTGATAACGCACAATGCCGCCGGTGATGATGACGGCCAGCAGGAGCACGGCACACAGCGCGAAGCCCCAGCCCACCACCCAGGAGGGAATGCCCGCGACCATCGGCACAGTCTCAGGACAGTCGGGCACATCCACGGTGATCTGCCGCAGCGGGATCATGGCCCCATCAGCTCGCTGATCGCTTGCTCGGTGGGGCTAATGGTCTGGCGCATCTGCTCGATGACCTGCGCACGCATGTCGATGGCCTGGACCAAGCGTCGTGCGGCGTCGATCACTGCGGCCGACGAAGCCGGTCGCGGCCAGTGAGCGTGCGCCTCCAGTGCTTCGCGCAGCTCGTCGAGCGGTGAGCCCATCAGATGAGGCCGGCCGAGAACTGGCTGATCACCTGCGGAACATTGCTGTCGAACCCAGAGATGTCGATGCTGCCCGCATCCTTCGGGTCGGCGATCGACGTCCCGTTGGCGGTCATGGCCACCACGCCGTAGCGCGTGGGCCCGTAGCGGTCCCGGTAGGTCTTGAGCGCCTGGTGCGGGTGGATGCTGCCGTACCAGGTTTCCCCGTCCGTGAGCGTCCAGATGGCGTCGAAGTTCAGGTTCTCCTTCGCCGCCCACTGCATGGGCAACGAGCAGTCCGTCGCGCCGAAGCTCAGGCCGGCCATGTAGCGGCACACGTCGTCGAGGCGACGGCGCGGAGTGATGTCCAGCCGGGTGGCCGCCGAATTGCGACGCGTGTAGGCGCCGTAACCGCCGCGCTGACCGTCCGAGAACCCGATGATCTCAGCGTCCTTCTCGACGTTGAGCGTCACCAGCGCGAGCGCGGCCACTGCCTCGCGGCAGGAGATCGGCAGCCCCGACACCGCGCCCCCCATTGAACCCGACACATCGCAGGCCAAGAGCACCTTCTTGCCGCACGGCTCGACCGCTCCGTAGGCCGCGTAGAACGCGGCGTCCAGCGCGTCGGTCATCTTGGGCGTGGGCGTCCAGGTGGACTCCCCACGCGCGGAGCGGCCACTGGCGTAGGTGCGCTGGGCCACCAGCACGTTGATCGGATGCACCCGGCCGCGCTTGAGCCGCTCGGCGTCCTGCAAGTCGCGGGCGATCACGTTGCCGTAAGCGGAGGTGGTCAGGCCCAGCCGGGTCAGGCGCGGGAGCTGGCGCATGAGCGCGGTGATCGGCATCCCGCCTTCGGCATCCAGCAGCGCCTCCCACACGCTCGGCTCAACCAGCGCGGCATCGGGCAGCATCTCCCAGGACAACGAGGGATTGTCAGTGATGATCCGAATCCACTGGCTTGCGCTGGTCGCGGCCTGCGCCTCGATGAACGCGTTGACCAACGCGGGAAGCGCGCGCGGGGTTGCACTCGCGGTGAGCGGAGAGCCCCACGCGTACCCGTTACGGTGCCTGTCGGTGATGGCGTTGACGCGCTCGCTGTCGCGTCCGGCCATCGTGTCCACGATGTAGCTGTAGAGCGCATCGCGTGACGCGTCATTGGGGCACGGGTGGCTCAGCGCGAGCAGGTCGGCGTGGCGCCAGCCCTCCCGCTGGCGGTACTTGAGCACCTGGTAGGCGAGCTTCTCGGCGTCCTTGGCGTTGTACCAGTCAGCCACGGCGCGCTTAAGCGCGCGGCCCCAGCCGCGGAAGTTCTGCACATATCCGGCGAACAGGTACAGGTGACTGGCGGTGCGGCACACGGCGGGAAGCTTGGAGAGCGCGTAGGCGCGATCGTCTGCGCGCTGCGCCAACGACGCGGCGACAGCCAGCGCGAAGATCGCCGGGTTCTGCCGGGGTGCGCGGCCCTGTGTGGAGATTTCGGTGAGGGCATCGACGAGCAGGATCGGGCTGGTCTGCGCAAGCTCGACGACGACCTGGGCGTTCTCGCGGGTGAGCTCCGGCTCGCGCGTGTAGTACGTTCCGCCCTCGGTGCCCAGCGTCAGGAACCGGCGCAGCCGGGTGAACTGGTCGGTGCCGAACACGAAGCCGCCGGCGGCGTTTTTGACGGTCGCATCGCCGGCGGGCTGGTTCTGCGGGGTGGCCCGCGTGGAGATCGCGGACAGGGCATCGGCCATAGTGATTCCTCTCTGGTTGGGGCATGAACGAAGTAGGTGTGACCGGATGATTTCTCATTGCAAGGGAGGTAACCGATCACAATCCGGCTCATGCCAGGGGTTGAGGGCGTGAACGAAGTAAATGCCGACTGGGATTATCTTCCTGAAAGGTAACCAACCGGACTAGCGGCTCACGCCAACATCTTGCGCCGCGAACGAAGTGGGTGTGACCGGCGTTTACCTGCTCTGCCAGTTGAGCTTCGAGACTGCCCCAGCAGTCCCGGTCGGATTCGAACCAACAACACTGATAACCGATTACGTCCGGCTCGCGACAACATCTGCGTGACGAACGAAGTAGGGGCGATCCGCACTCGGTATTTCCCGACCCCGGGCCGGGCGTTCTTTCTTGAACTATCACCCTGCGGGCGAACAGGTAAGCGAATCATTTCGGCTCGTCACCGAAGTTGTGGGTGGGGAACGAAGGGGTTGGCAACCGGAGAGGGCTTACGCCCAGCGAGTTAGGCCACTACTCTACGGCCCGCTCACGCTTCTCAACGCTTCGCAGGCCGGCGGGATTCGAACCCGCGATCTCATCTTTGACAGAGATAACCAATTGCACGGTCGGCTCCCCACCACAAGCTAGAGGACGCGAGCGAAGAAGGTGAAGACCGGGTTTCACGCCGGGGCGAAACCCGACGCGGCAGGGTTTGAACCTGCTATGCCAAGTTAACCGATCATCGAACGGCTCGCGTCCCTATTCAGCTTTCAAGCAACAACTCAGGGTATGTACGGCGTACATGCTTGTCAAGGACATGTTTTCCCGGCGCGCCGCGAGTCATTACCCATTGCCGCCCGGATTCGGGCATACAGTGGCGATGTGATGAGAATCCTCGTGGCGGCCCAGATCGGCGGTCGCAACGTGACCGAGACGGTGGAAGTGCCCAACGAGACGCGCCAGGCGTTCCGCATGGCGATCGGTGACATCGCGTGCCGCCTGGAGCTGTCCACCTACGGCCCTCCCAGTCCCGTCGAGGAGATGACAATGGAGGATCAGCCGGTGAACCTGGGCCAGTCTTTCGCGCGTGGGCCCAAGCCTAATGGCTAACCGCGGCCTCAAGCGCGCCTACCCGATGGGGCCGCCGCAGCGCGACGAGCTGATCATGCGGCTACGCCACCAGGGGTTCACCTACAAGGAGATCGCCGAGCGCGTCGACATGGACGAGTCTGGCGTGCGGCGCGCCGTCGAGCGAATCCGCTCCGGCGGCTTCGGCACGGGCGTTATTCGCAGCTAGGATCATCCACACCGCGACTGCGGCCGTCAGTGCGAGTACGGCCCCGGCGAACTTCAGCCACCACTCCCGCCAGTAACGCTCCCGGTGAGTGGTCACGCCATGCGACGCGCACACCCACATGTACTGCGGGTGGTTCTTGCGCCAGCAGTTGCACTTACCCATTCGTACCAGGACTAACCCTGAGTCCACCCTCATAGTCCTGTCGGGCCAGATCGACCGAGGCGACAGCGGGTATCCCCGCGTAACGCTCAAGTTGAGCGGCCAGCCACCAGATCATGCCGTACAGCTCCTGGATGGCCTCATAGACATCGCCCGAACTGCAATCCAGCATGGACTGGAGTTGGTCGTTAGCCAGCAACTTTCCCTGATCGTCTACGCAATGACCGTAGCTTCCAGCCACCGTGGTCCTTTCATCCATTGACTCCGTAGTTGCGGCCCTTCTGCCACTGCGCGGCGTGCAGGTTGCACACCGGCGTGCCACGACCCTCCGGCTGTGGCTCACCCTTGGAATTCACCCACTGCACGGCCTTGTTGGCACAGCCCAGGTAGTTCCACATCTCCTCGTAGATCGGGCTCGACCAATCCGCGGCGTCGTACTGCAGCTTGGTGCGCGCCCGGCAGCGCAGCGCGCTCACTGGAGCTGCTTCCGAAACGCGATAGTCGGCTCGTCGCCGTAGCTGCACTCGGTGTTCGGGCACGACGGCGTGCTGGTGATGCTCCATTCATGGCCGTTGCTGCAGGAGTAGCCGGTGGTGGCGCGGTTGGGGTCGTGGCTGTGGTAGTTGCCATCTTCGTCGTAGTACGGCCTCCAGCCCATCAACGTCTTGGTAGTTCCGTTGATGTAGACCTTGCTGGTGTCGCCACTGAGCTGGCATCCGGGGCATTTCATCGGTCGCTCATGCTTCCGCGCTGCGGCATAATCTCTCGCGCACCGTCATAGGGCATGAACGCGTAGGTGGGCAGGTCATCGGGGTTGTTCATCACCGGGATGCCGTTCTCGTCCATGCCGTTGGGGATCTGCTGCAGCGCCCAGCCATACTGGAGCGCCCAGTTCACAATCCGGTCCCATAATCCCTGGTGGGCGATCACGATCTGGCGCGCTTCGAACTTGGGCGGCTCAGCGGCTTCGGGCAGCTCCAGGTCCTCGTCGGCCGGAAACCATTTGTGACAGGCCCCGCAGTACCGATTGATCTCGTCGTTGGGGTTGTGACTGGTCTTGTTGCAGTCGGGGCAGGTGAAGCTCATGAGTGCCTTTCCTTGACGTGTTGGGCGACCCACTCGGCCGCCTCCTTGACGGTGGTGAACCCGGCGTAGGACTCGCCGCAGTTCTCGCACACGACCAGCTTGTCGGTCGGGTGCGGCTCGGCGACGATCTCTACCCTTGGTGGATCTGCGGGTCGTTGCGCTGCTTCGCTCGCTGCCGATGGCTTCTTAGGCCGGCGGCCACGACCCCGAAAGCGGTTCGGGAGCCAGCCCCTCGGAGGGCTCATGGCTCCTGTTCGCCCACAGTCAGGATCGCCGGGTTGACCACTCCGCCGCTCTCGTCGGCAACGACAGCCTTTTCCTCGCTCAGATACTGCCGGTTGTGCCAGCGCCGCAGTATTTCGCCGTACGCCCAGAACCGGGCGAGCGCCTCCACCGCACAGCCGTACATGAACCCGGTGATGCCGATGTCAGCGTCGGCGTCCTGGCTGGCCTGCTCGGCGATCTCGAGGATGACCTTGGTGACGCCGTCGTGGTAGGCGGCGATCTCCTGCGAGGTCCACTGGTCGACCGGACCGCCGGGAATCAGTTCCCGGCGCCTGACCTCGGCCTCCATCAGCTCGGCCCACTTCTCGCCGTAGCGCACGACGGCCCTGCTGTAATCGTCGTCGTTGTTGACCGCGACGTAATCCTGATACTCAGCTTCCCTGCCGGCCACGATCTGCATATCACTCCTTCACCATTGTTCTGACGGGTTCCCTATCTCGGCTGCCATGTCGTCGTCCTTGCGCGCCCGGCTCTCGTTGCAGTGCCGGTGCGCGGGCTGCCAGTTGGTCTCATCGAAGACCAGCTCGGGGGCCTGGCGCACCGGGATGATGTGATCCACGGTCGGGGCCCACGGGCTGCGGTAGTGCTGGCGGTAGTTGATCGGATTGCCGCACAGCGCGCACGGCTCACCGGCGGCCTCGCAGCGGTACATGAACTGCTTGCGCAGCTGGCGGTAGGTGTTGTTGCGTCGCGGGTCGTCGCGGTCGCGGCCCTTGTGCGCCGGCCGCCACTCGCCTTCGGGGGTGTCGTCGAAGGGGTCGGCCTGCTCGGTCACGGAGCGGGGGTGAAGTCGAAATACTTGCTGCGCTGCGTGGCGAAGTAGCCGCTGAGTTGGAGCACCGTTTTTTCGCAGCAGGGCGGGTGCGCTGTGGAGGTTCCGGCTACCGAGATGATGTGTGGACCGCCATCGGGCACCTGGTCGCCGAATCGTGCGTTGCGCCACGCGATCTCCACCGCTCAAGGATAGTCACCGCCAGACCGCGAACAGCAGCAGCCACACCGCGATCGCCAATCCGACCAGCACGCCGATGAGAACCATGTGCATGTCCATCATGGCTCTTGGTTCATGTAGACGAACGCCAGCGCGCGCAGCGATAACGCGATGTCGATGAGTGCCAGTGCGATCGCCTGTTCGGCGAGCCCTTCGCGTGCCATCTCACGCATCTCGGGCAGCTCGCCGTCCTTGTCGAGAAAGTTGGTCATATCGCGCCGGTCCTTCCCTGGACCTTCCAGATCACCTCGAAGCCCTCGAACTCGCGGGGCAGCGGGTCCATCGTCACCACGATGCAGCGACGCTGGTCGCCGTACTGGCCGGCCTGCACAGTGAAGGTCGGCCGATCGGCGATCAGCTGTGCGTAGAAGCGTTCGAGCACCTGGTTGGGTACCTGCGCCGGGGCGTAGGTACTCCTAGGTACTTGCACGACGACAGATGGGCAGTTGCATTGGCTGCCCTGGGTTGCCCGGTAGGGCTTGCGCAACCACTTGCGTATCCAGTTGCGCCAGTTGATCGGCTTGGCCGGGTGCTTCGGACACCACTTGGTGCCGACCCGCAGATAACCCTCGGTCACTGCTGCGCCATCTGTTGCACCATCCGCTTACCCTCCTCGGTCATGGTCCACATCAGCTGCTGAGCGTCGATCGACCAGCCCAGCTTCATGTAGCCCTTGAGCCAGTTATCTACCAGGCCAGCCAATATCACCAGCTCCGAGAATTCATTGACAGCCTTTTCAAGCTCGGCCTCGGACAAGCCGCCTTCGTTGCTCTCCGCAATCTCGACGAGGAAACGTTTCTTTTCGTTGTCAGATAGATACCCGCTCACTGCGCGACCATCAGCAGTGTGCGCTTGACCTCCTGGGCCTTGCTGAAGGCTTTCATGTAGCTCAGGCCGCTGTAGATGCTGGCGGTGATGCCCAGGATGGTGATCGTCAGGTCGTAGGTGTCCGCGTCGAAGGTGTCGGGCTCGATCGTGATGCGGGCATCGGCCAGCATCTCGGGGACCTCGATGCCCACGCGCTTGTAGAGCTTCCACAGCGGTGCGGACTGGCCGGTGGTCAGGTGGTTCTCGCGGCCGGCAGGGAAGTCCCACTCCCAGTCGGGGTAGCGACGCATCGTCATGTCTATTTTTCCTTCCATCCCATGATCAACAGAACTGTCCAGACGATGACCGCGAACGCGGTCAACGCGATCCACCACCAAGGCGGCATTATTTGAGCTGATCGAGCAGTGGCACGCCGAAGTCGACGGCCTTGCAGCGCATGTGGTTGTCGGCGGCGTAACGCAGCGCGGTCAGCTCGTTGCCGAACAGCACGACCGTTCCCTCATGCTTGTTTTCCTCGTAGGCACACCAGACCACGCGGTGACGCCCGGAACCGGGCAGCTTCGGTGGCTTGGGTGGGTAATCGGTCTGAGCGGCATCGGACTTGTCCACACCCGGCATATTACGCATGGATTAGTAATCAGACAACGGTGTGTCACCCGGCGTTAACCGGCTCCGACCGTATGATCGGCCCATGACGATCGGCATCGACAAGCTGGACGACCTACAGGGGCTCATGCAGGGATTACTGGGCGTGGCGGCCGCGATTCGCGACAAGCTCACGGCTAAACCGCTGGAGGCCCAGAAGCTGCACAGCATCGCGGTGACGCTGCGCAGCATCGACGATTCACTGTGCAGGATCGCCGAGTCGACGGCCATCATGTCGCGGCCCCCGAGCCCGCTCAACAACCGATGACCGCCGAGCAGCTCGACTTCATCGAGCGCCAGGCCAACGCCTGGCGTGAGATCCGTCAGTGGGCCAAGGATGCGGAGGACCACCCACTGATCCCGACGCAGCCCGGCGGCAGCTGGGACGGCCCCGGCTCCACGCTGGACGGTGCGCAGGCGGTGGTGCTGTGGCTACCGAAGCTGATCACCAAGCTGGGCATCAAGACCATCCTCGACGCGCCGTGCGGAGACTGGACCTGGATGAAGCACGTCGATCTGTTCGGCGTGGACTACACCGGCTGGGACGTGGACGAGGTTCGCATCGAGAAGTGCGACAACACCGTCAACACGCCGCGCGGTAGCCGCGCCAGGACCACTGCCAAAAAGGTGCGGTTCGAGGAGGTGAACCTGCTCAAGGTCCGCGACGTGCCCAAGGTCGACCTCATCATCTGCCGCGATTTTCTGAGCTGTCTGCTCGACGAGCACATCCAGCATGTGCTGACTCGGTTCAAGCTCTCGGGCAGCACCTGGCTGCTGATCACCACCTACCCCGGCGCCAGCAACGAATACACCTACGACCCGAGCCAGCAGACCTGGGACGGCTATCTCGAGCGGCCGGTCAATCTCGAGGGACCGCCCTGGAACTTAGAGCCGGTCGCCCGGGTACCGGAAGTCTCGGGCCCCGGCGGAGTGCTCACGATGCCGCGCGATATGGCGCTGTTCCCGCTCAATCACGGTGCAGTGTGGACGGATGCTTCCTGACCAACTGAACAGGATGTTGCGGCTGGCCAATGGTGCGCTGCGCAAGATCGCCGAACGCGAGCGTATTCCCGAAGGAGCCGACGTTCACCACGACGAAGCCACCCGGCAATACTCCTGGTGGCTCGGCTACCGGCAGGCCGTCGAGGAAATGATCGAGCTGGCGCGCCAAAGCGGAAGTTAAAGTTTTGGGCCCAAAACTTTATAGGTTGACCGCGATAGTAAAGGTTTCTTTATAGGCGCCCGAATCCGGGCGGCGCCGTGGCGCTGCTGGATAGCAGCAGGCCGCTGGTTGATTATTGGATGATGACGACGAGCAAAACCGACTGGGACGAGTGGAGCGACGAGTACGGCCAGTGCTACGTCAACCCGCCCTACCTGATCCGTCAGTACCGCAGTGCCAACGGCGAGACAGTGTGGCAGCTCACCGGCGCCGGCGAGCCGGTCGAGAGCGACGACCTGTCATTTCTGCAGCGCGAGGCCGCCGAGCACCGGCGCTCGGCCAGCTCACTACCACTGACCCGGGAGCTGGGCGATCTGAGTGCGGGCGCTACTGGTGGCGGCATCGTGCGCGAGGACCGGATGATCGACACCGCGCGATACAAGACCGAGCTCACCGAGCTGCGGCACTGCGCGCGAGCGCTGGCCAGGATGGTGAGCGGGGTCAACAACATCTACCGCGAGGCCGCGGTGGTCAATAGCCGGGACGTATTGGAGTCGGTACGCGCCGATGTCCAGTCGATATTGGACCGATTGCCCTGAGGAACATCACACTAAGAAGCGTGGATAACGTGCGGATCATCCGTGCCAACGGCGAAGTCGAAGACCTGCCGGCGGGACTGCACACCGAGGAGCCCCGCTCACCGATGCGCCGGTTCATCCTGGAACTGCCCGAAGGCATCTTCGAGGGCATCGCTATGTCGGGCGGCTGGGTGGTGCTGCACCAGCTGTGCGACGCCATCTTTGTGATCTACCCCAGCGTCGGTGACCTGCTGGAGCGCAAGAACCTCAACGCCAACATCATCCGGTGGCTGGATGCCTAGTCTGACCAAGGTTGAGCGCGAGCGCCGGGATGCGTTGATCATCAACCTGTTCCTGTCCGGCCAGCGCGAGAGTGTGATCGCCCGCCGGGTCAACCTGTCGGCCAAGCGTGTCCACCAGATCGTCGATGAGCAGCTGGCCATCGCCAGCGAACGCTTCGGCCTGATCAGCCAGAAGGCCCTGGTCGTCAGCAATGAGCGCCTCGAGATGCTGCTTAAGGGCATCTGGAACAAGGCGGTGTCCGGTGAGGACACCAAGGCCACCGAGGTTGCGCGCCGGCTTTTGGAGCAACAGGCCAAGCTCTACAACATCGCCGCCGACGTGCCCACCCGGTTCGCCCCGATGGGCGACAACGAGCTGACCGACGAAGTCGACGACCTGCGCAAGTACCGGGCACGCCATCACCCGCAGGAGGCATCCACGGCATGACCAATATTGAGTGGCCGGCAGGATCGCTGAATGAACGCCGCGCCATCTTCGTCTATGAGGTCGCACGCCTGCAGGCCGCGGCGGTTGGCGCGCCTATCGTCCCCGAGTCGTGGTCGCACCGTGACGAGGCGTTCCGGTCACAATTCCTCGGTGTCATCGAAATGATGGCCGGCGCGGACCGCAAAAGTGATCCCGAAGAACTGCACAACGACTGGTGGCGCAAGTACGAGGAGATGGGCTGGGTTTATGGCCCTGAGCGCGATCCGGTCAAAAAGACACATCCTGACATGGTGGATTTCAAGCTGCTCGGCTGGCGTGAGCGTAACAAGGACGCTGTGTTCGTCGCGCTCTGCGAGCTAGCACGTCAATGGATCATTGACGACGATCCCGAGGAGGCGGCATGACCGGAAAGCTCTCCGACGAGGACGGTTATGCGTCGGCACCCGGTGTCGAGGACATGGTCGCGGCGTGCGAGAAAAACACCGCGTGGCGCCGGGTGCTGGCCACCAGCGAGCGCACCCAGATCGTGCTCATGTCCATCCCGGTGAACACCGACATCGGCGCCGAGGTCCACAAGGTGGATCAGACCATCGTCTTCGTGGCCGGCGAGGGCTACGCCGACCTGGACGGCAGCAGAACAAAGATGGGCCCGGGCTGGATCGCGTTCGTGCCCAAGGGAACCCGGCACAACTTCATCAACACCGGCATGGGGGACCTCAAGCTCTATACCGTCTACGCGCCGCCCAACCACAAGCCCGGCGACGTGGAGAAGACCAAGGCCGATGCCGCCAAGGTGCCCGACGTGCCACTGCACTCCGGGCGCACCTTCGCCTTACCGCGCCGCGATGCCTGGTATTACCAATGACAGCCGCCGTCGCCGAGGCGGTCCCTACGCTGGGATCGACGCTGCCGCGCATCTATACCCCTCCCCTGCCGGAGAACTGCGATCCGTATTACGAAGGGCCACAATGCCCTTGCGGCTGCGGGCTGAATGACCAGACCAGCTGGGGCTACAGCGCGACCGACTTCCTGGAGAACCTGTGGCACTGGGAGCTGTTGCCCTGGCAGGTCTTTCTCAACTGGCACACCCTGGAGAAGCGTCCAAAGACCCACTCCGGCTTCCGATTTCCCACCACTTTGGTACTGGTTGCCCGCCAGCAGGGAAAGACCAAGTGGCTCAAGGGCATTGGCCTGTGGCGGCTGTTCATGGACGAGGGCGGTAAGTCCAGCGCGAGCTGCCCGGCCGCCAAGCTGGCGGTGATCGCGGCGCAGAACCTCGACTATGCCGAGACGATGCTGGCCGACGTGGTGGGTGAGATCCGCAGCCACCGAGTCTTCTCCCGCGAGCTCGTCAACCACCGGGTGGTCAACGGCAAGCACCGCGCCATCCTGACCAATGACCGGCTGTGGCGCGCCGCCACCGCGAGCCGCCGTGGCGCCCGATCGCTGTCGGTGGACCTCGCCATGCTCGACGAGCTGCGCGAGCACACCACCCATGACGCCTACAACGCGATCGCCCCGACCACCACGGTGCGGCCCTACTCCCAGGTGATCTGCACGTCCAACGCCGGCGACGTGCGCAGCGTGGTGCTCGAGGAACTGCGCGAGGTCGCCACCCGGCGCATCGTCAACAACGACACCGAGGGCGCTCAGGTGGGCCTGTGGGAGTGGAGCGTCCCGCTGGACGCCGACCCACACGACCAGCAGTTCTGGCACCTCGCGCTGCCGTCGATGGGCCGGCTCAACGAGTTCACGATCGACACCGTGCGCGGCTACTACGAGGCCATGCAGTACAAGAACATGCCCGGGTTTCGCACGGAGTTCTTATGCCAGACGGTTGACGCGCTGGAACCCGGCATCATCCCGGCCGAGCAGTGGATGGACGGCAAGGACGCCGCCAGCCGGCGTGCCGAAGGGAGCCTTGTGTATGCCGCCCTCGACATCAGCTACGACCGCAGCTATTCCTACATCGCGGTCGCGGCCCGGCGTGAGGACGGCAACATCCACATCGAGGTGATCCAGGCCGCCAATGGCACCGACTGGGTGATTCCGTGGCTGGTCGAGCGCAAAGACAAGTTCGTCGGGGTGGCCGTGCAGAAGACCGGCGCGCCGGCGTCGAGCCTGATCCCCGAGATGATCGAGGCCGGAATCAAAGTCGTGGAATGGGGGCCGGGCTCCGAGGTCACCGGGGGCTGCTCGCTGTTCTACGACCGCATCGTCCAGGGCCAGGTTTTCCATAGGCCCAGCCTGGTCCTGGACCGGGCAGCTGCCTCCACGATCAGCCGGCGCGTCGTTGACGCGTGGGTGTTCGATCGCCGCAACTCTCCGGTGGACGCCGCGCCGCTGGTGGCGTGCGCTGCTGCGGTGTGGCTCCTGGAGCAGATTCCCGAGCCCGAGCCGATGATCCATTCTTGGCCGAGCGAGGACGAGATCGCGGCGTGGGAGCGCGAGGCAGAAGAACAAGCAAAGGAGATGGGATATGACCGATGACGTTCCAGTGGGCGCACGGCTGGGGTCCGAGCGGCTCTACGATGTGGACGCCGATGGCTGGCCGCGGCCATTCGAGTCGGCGCTGCGCTATGCAACGGCGGTGGCCGACACGTTGCCCGATGCCCCCGAGGAACCGCTGACCGAACCCGACGAGCCGCCGATTAGGCCCGAGGAGATCCCCGACTACATCCCCGACGCGCCGGAACGGCACCCGCCGATCGGGCTTCGCAACCACAGGCCCGCTCGCAAGGCTGTCAAACCCAAGCGCCGCAAACGTGCCCGGAAACAGGCGAACTGGCGTGAAATCCTGTCTACCCTCCTGGAGCTGTGCGGAATCGCCGCGCTGACGACTGGATCGTGGATGATCCGGGCGTGGCTCGGGGTATTGGTGCTGGGCACATGCCTAGTCTTAATGGGCATAGCTCTGTCTTTTGAGCCAGGGGGCCGAACTAGGGAGTGAGCGTTCTCGCCCGACTGATGCCGCGCGGCGGCGCGATGGAGCGCCGCACGCTGGAAAGCTCTGCGTTCGTCCCACCCCCTCAAGTCGGTGTGATCGACGATTACGTCGGCGTACACCGGGCGATGAGCTCAATGACGGTGATGGCCTGCGTGCGGCTGCTCTCCGATACCATCGCCAGCCTGCCGTGGAAGGCATACCGCAAGGGCAAGGACGGCATCCCCGTCGAGGTCGACCCGCAGCCGGCGATCCTGCGCAGCCCGTTCCCCGGCTTCGACTTGTTTCAGTACAAGTGGATGATGGTGTCCTCGATGGCGTTGCGCGGCAACTTCTACGCCTACGTCACCAGCCGCGACGCCATGTTCCGGCCCACCGCGATCCTGCCTCTGCACCCCGACCTGATTTTTTTGGAGCGCCGACCCGACATCCTGATGTGGATGGACCCCATCTACCGCATCATGGGCCAGCAGGTGCCCAGCCAGGACATGGTCCACATCCGGCGCTTCACGATGGCCGGCGAGCCGTGGGGCCTCTCCCCGGTCAAGCAGGCCGCGGCGGCGATCGGGATGAGCCTGGCCGCCGAGGAATACGGCTACCGCTATTTCCGCGAGTCGGCCAACCCTTCGGGCATGTTGATGACCGAGCAGAACCTGTCCGACGACGTGGTCAAGCGCCAGCAACAGCAGTGGATCGCCAGCCACGGTGGCCGCCGGCTGCCGGCGGTGCTCACCGGCGGCTTCAGCTTCAAGACGCTCACGATTGCGCCCAACGAGGCGCAGTTCCTAGAAACCCGTCAGTTCCAGCGGTCTGAGATCGCCATGATGTACGGGATACCGCCGCACATGATCGGCGACACCGAACGGTCCACCAGCTGGGGCACCGGCATCGAGCAGCAGTCCATTGGCGCGGTCACATTCACCTTCCGGTCCTGGGCCGCGCCGATTGAATCCGTGATGACCAACCTGCTGCCAACCGGCCAATATGTCCGGTTCGACTTCAACGAATTGACCCGAGGTGACATCAAAGCGCGCTACGACGCCTACGACCAGGCGATCCACTCCGGCTGGCTCAACGTCAACGAGGTTCGCCGCGACGAGCAACGGCCACCGATCGGACCTGATGGCGAAATCTACCTGCAGCCGGTCAACTACGCGCCGCTGGGCTTCACCCCGGTGGCAGCACCACCCAAGGCGCCGCCGGCCGTGCCCCCGAACTACCCCGAAGCTCCCGGGGTGAAAGAGCCACCCGGAAAGGCTGGGCCGCCGCAGCCGGGGAAGCCAAACGGTAAAGGCACCCGAGATGACATCGGTGAGTATTTCGGGCGCCTATATCCGTGGCTTGACCCAGAGAATCAGCGAGGATAAAGGGATGGACCACAGTAATCGCGCCCGCCTGATCGACGTCCCGGAGCGCCGCACCCTCGCGATGCCACCGGAGTTGCGTAAAGACCCGGGCACCGGGCAGCTGGTGATGAGCGGCTACGCCGCGACGTGGGACCCCTACGACTGCTACGGCGGACCCGACCACGGCGGGTGGGTGGAGAAGCTGGAACGGGCCGCGTTCGAGCGCACCCTTGACGAGAAGCCCGACATGATGCTGCTGGTCAACCACGAGGGACTGCCGCTGGCGCGCACCAAGAGCGGCACGCTGCAACTTGACACCGACCGGCGAGGTCTGACGATGCGCGCGATGCTCGATCCCGACGACCCCGACGTGCAGCGGCTGATCCCGAAGATGAAGCGCAAAGACCTCAACGAGATGAGTTTTTCGTTCCGGGTCAAAGATCAGGCGTGGAACAGCGATTACAGCCACCGCACGATAACTGAACTATCACTTCAGAAAGGGGACGTGTCGATTGTCAATTACGGCATGAACCCCAACACCCATGCGATCATGGGCGTGGAATCGCTGGCACGCGCGGACGGGAGCGCACTGATGGAGGTCCGGCGCCTGGACCGCACCGTGCTGGCCGGGGCGATGGCCAACCTGCGCCGCGCCTGGCGTGCCAACGAGGAACCCGAGCACTGCCCCGGTGGCGCGGATTGCATGGGCGCGATGTGCCCCGACCACGGCGAGAAGGCCGGCAAGCGCCAGTCCACGCTGGTCAACTTCGATGGCGGTCACTTGCTGCACGGCGGGGAGTGCCTGACGTGTGCGGGGGCCCGCGCCAAGACGCCGTCCCAGTACGGCAACGTCGACTACGCCGACCCCGGCTACCTGGACAGCTCGGGCAAGCAGGCCAAGGGCGGCAACGGCGTCAAGCGGTACCCGATAGATAAGACCCACGTCAAAGCGGCGTGGAGCTATATCAACATGCCCAAGAACCAGAAGGGCTACACGCCAAGCCAGCTGGCGTCGATCAAGAACAAGATCAAGGCTGCCATGAAGAAGTTCGGGCACGATACCGACGACAGCGACTCCAAGAGCCTGCAGACCGTGGTCGATATCGACCGGGTCGAGGGCGTGCGAACCGCAACCGGCGGCCTGGCGCTGGTGGCCGTGATGACCGATGGGTCGCGCACCCCGCTGCCGTCCTTGCAGGACACTTCCAGCCCGATTTCGGGCGTTCCCAGGATGCGCAAGACCGACAACTCGGTCACCGGGTCGGGCAAGGTCAGCGGAACGCGCGTGCCGGTCAAGGACGAGGGCGAGGACGACCCCGACGAGTTCGGCGAGCCGATCAAGGCCAGTATGCAGAACTGGAAGGACGACGAGGGCCCGAACGACCCGCACAACGAGCCCTACAAGGCACCGGGTCGCACCGGGCCGGGACAGGCCACCGACAATTCGGTGCTGGACGCCAAGCCCAAGACCAAGGACACCGACTTCTACGACATCTGGCCGGAGTATTCGCCCAACGATCCGCACGACGACCCGTATGACGCGCCCAGCGACGAGGGTGACAAAGACCCCGACGAGCTGCACGGCGACCCGGCCCCCGAGCCGAGCCCCGCAGTCGGCACGGCGTTTCGGCAGGGCACCGGCCCGCGGCTGGGTGGTCACGACATTCCCACCACCGACCATCCGTACAGCGACGATATCGGCACCGAGCCCTCCGGTGATGCCTATGGCCCGCAGAAGGAGATGGACGACGAGGCCGTCGAGGACGAGCACCACGCCAAGACCACCAGCACCTCCAAGGAGTGGATGGAGGGCAGCGCGGCCGAGGACCCGTGGGGCAAGCGCGAGCTGCCCGAGGACAATCCCGACTTCGACGACCCGGTGAAGATCCACGCCACTGCGCGCCGCGAAGGCAAGAAGCCGCCGACCGATCCCGATGACCCGGAGTACGAGAATGAGCGCCAAGACGGCGAGTCCGAGGCCGCCCCGGACTTCGGCGGCGGCGAGGATGGCGAGTCCGATTCCGACATGTCCGACGACATGGACGACGCCACGACAGGAGATGGCGGCGATGGCGGCGGCCTGGGCGAGATGTATTCCTACCAGCCCAGCGTGACCGAGCACCTGCAGCGACTACGACGCAATGCCGAGCTGCCCGACCTGCCGACGCTTGCTGAGGCGGCGGCGTACCTGCACCAGCTGGGCTAGTTATGATCGTCGGTGTCGGTACGGGCCGCTCAGGCACCTTGACGTTGGCACTATTGCTGGATGGTTGTCAGAACATCCGGTGCGTGCATGAGTCCGAGCCGCTGTTGCCGTGGGAGATCGACGGCCGCGCCTACAAGGACAAGCTCGCCGAGATCAAGGCCGAGCCGGGCCGCGCCGAGGTCGGCTTCTACTGGCTGAACTACCTGCGGCCACTGCTCAAGGACGTTCCCGACGTGCGGATCGTGGCCACCCGGCGCGACCCGGTGAAGACCGCCGAGTCCTTCGCGGCCTACATGGGCCCCAAGCGCAACCACTGGCTGGATCACAAGGGTGTGGGCTGGGAGCTCGACCCGCTGTTCGACGACTGTTACCCCACCTACGAGATACGCGACCGCCACCAGGCGATCGTGCGCTACTGCACCGAGTACAACGCCGAGGTGGACCGGCTGCGGCGCAAGTACCCCTCCCAGGTGCTGGTGGTCAAGACCGAAGACCTGGGCACCATCGCCACCCAGCAGAAGATTTTCGAGCACTGCGGCATCCCCAAGTCCGATCGCTGCTATGTCGCCGGCATCCACCACAACAAGCGCAAGGAAACCCGCGACCAGCAAGACGAGCTGGACCTCACGGCGCTGTCGACCACCGGGGACTCTCAGCGCATCCCGCTCTACGTCGGCACCTACCGCAAGCGCAAGCACATCGAGACCTGCCTGCGCAGCATCGACGCCAACGTCAAGGGCTACGACGAGATCATCTTCCTCGACGACTCCGGCGACCGGCTGCACACCAAGTGGCTCCTGCAGTACGGGCAGGTGGTGGCACTGCCCAAAGTCGGGCACAGCGTCGCGATGCGGGCACTGTGCGCGCACGCCAACGGGCGCCAGCTGGCCTGGATCGAGGAGGACTTCGAGATCACTGGCTCGATGGACCTCACTGAGATGAGCGAGCACCTCTACCACCGGCCCTACCTGGCGCAGATCGCGCTGCTGCGCCAGCCGTTGTGGGCCGACGAGAAGCGCCTCGGCGGCGTGCTGGAGGCGGTGGCCGCCAACGGCTGGGCGGTGCGCTATGTGCTGGGGCTGTGGGAATCGCGTGGGTGGTTCACCTGCAACCCCTCCCTGTGGCGCGGGCATGTCACCGAGCTGGGCTGGCCCAATCCCAAGCGGGTGGCCGGGCGCGACTACAGCAGCGAATGGATCAAGAGCAAAGAACTGCGCGAACTGTTCATGGGCGAGAAGCTGCCCTCGGACTGGATGGCGCCGATCAGCGAAAAGGAGCCGCGTGGCTACTCGTTCGGATTCCTCGACGGCATCCGGTGTCACCACTGGGGACACCGGGAGGGCCACGGCTATTAACCGGCGTCGGCTCAAGGACCGTCATCGCCAGCTTTGCGACGGGTCGATGGCGGTCCCCACGGAGTACGAGGACGACGAGTACGCGATCTGCCTGGCCTGCGGCCGGCGGCTGTGGGTCGGGCGCAACGGCAAGATTCCCAACCATTGGCCGTCGAAGTGAAGCCCTCGGTGCAGGTGGTCATCCCTTGGCGGCCCAGTCCCGAGCGGATGGCCGCCTTCGAGCGGACCATGCAGTTCTGGAACTACGTCGGCTGGCCGGTGGTGTTCGGCGACTCGCCGGCCGACAAGCCGTTCTCGCTGGCCCAGGCCCGTAACCGCGGGGTGGCCAAGACCTCGGCGCAGATCGTGGTGGTGTCCGACGCCGACACCATCCCCACGCTGCAGAACGTGGTGCGCGCGGTCGATGATCCCGGTCCCGGTGTGACCTGGGTGTTTAGCCACTACCGGCGTATCCACCAGGACTGGGTGGACAAGCCCGACCTGATGGGCGCCCCGCTGATCGAGAGCTGGGAGAACGGACTGGGCGGCTGCTATGTCTGCAAGCGGTCCACCTACTTCTACATCGGCGGCACCGATCCCCGGTTCATCGAGTGGGGCTTCGAGGACACCTCGATGTATGCGGTGGCCTCCACGCTGGCCCAGGCCCGCCGGATGCCGGGCGTGATCTTTAGCTTTGAGCACGACGGCGGTTGGACCAAGCGCGGCAACCAGGCCAACCGGCCGCTGTTCACGCCGTATTACAGCGCGCGGCGCAAGCCGTGGATGATGCGTGCGCTGCTGCGCCAGCGCGCACAGGCCGACCCCACCGACCCGGCCAACATCTACTGGGGACGCCGGTGAGCGATGTCATTCCCAATGATGGCCGCTACATCGTTGTCCGCACCGGCCAGCCGGAGGTCTTACTGGTGGCCTGCGCGGAGTGCGGTGTGCTGCTGTGGGACATCGACGCGCACTACAAACACGCACATTTCGTTCCACCCCATCCACCGCGCGGCGTGTCGCACTAATCGCCGCGGGCGCCGTGGTAACACTGTTTCTCACGGAATCGCGTAGATAAAGCCGGCACGGCTGAAGCCGCGACTCCCACCCTGGCACAGGGGCCCTGATTGATCAGCGCCCTGTTCCGGGCGCTGAATTCCGAGTTAAGGGAATGAAATGCCCGAGTTGCTAGAGGAGCGAGATCCGCTCAATCCGGCCGGGGGCATGGAGGCGTACCTCAAACGTATGCTCCAGCGCCGGGCTCAATTAGTCCGACAGCGCGAGGCGTTGCAGGAGAAGGCCGAGGCCGTCCTGCTCGAAGCGCGCAGTGCGGGCCGCGACCAGCTTGGTCCTGAGGAAGATTCCGAGCTGCGCAAGTACACCAAGCAGATGAAGGCCCTGGGCGCCGACATTGCCGGCCTCGACGAGCGTATCGAGGAAACCCGGCAAGAGGTCGAGCGCACCGGCTCCATCAGCAAGAACCTCGCCAAGATTCGGCAGGCCGAGACTGCGGTCACCCGGGTCCGTGAGATGGCGGTCTACCAGCAGGGTGACAAGCGCCGGTCCTATATGCAGGACTTGGTGAAGATGAGCCTCAACCTGGACGCCACCGGCGAGTGCCGGGAACGCCTGATGCGGCACGCACAGGACGTTGCCACCAGCGATGACTACCGGGAGTTCCGCGACATCGACCGGGTTGACGGTACCGGCGGTTACGCCGTGCCGCCCGTCTGGCTGATGAATCAGTACATCGAGTTGGCACGTCCGGGCCGGGCGTTCGCCAACCTGGTGCAGCGCCAGCCACTACCCGGCGGTACGGACTCGATCAACATCCCCAAGCTGTTGACCGGGACCGCGGTCGGTATGCAGACCGACAACCAGGACGTCACCGAGGTGGACCTGACGGACACCTTCGTGAACGCTCCGGTACGCACCATCGCCGGCCAGCAAGGGCTCGCCATCCAGTTGATCGACCAGTCGCCCATCGCGTTCGACGACGTGGTGTTCCGCGACCTGGTGGCCGCGCACGCCGCCGCTGTGGACCAACAGGTTCTACAGGGCGACGGCACAGGCGGGCTTGGCCCGGGCAACCAGGCCGGCGGCCAGGTGCTCGGCGTGGACTACACCCCGGGGATTCTCACAGTGGCAGCCGCCACGGTGGACATCCAGGGCGTGTACTCCGCGATCGCCAACGCCATCCAGCAAGTGCACACCACGCGTTTCCTGCCGCCCGAGGTGATCGTCATGCACCCGCGGCGATGGGGCTGGTTCCTGAGCCTGCTGGACACCACGCAGCGCCCGCTGTTCCTGCCCAGCGCCAACAGCCCGATGAACATCGGCGGTCTGTTGACTGCGGTGGCAAGCCAGCAGGTGGTCGGCCAGATGCACGGCCTGCCGGTGGTCACCGACCCGAACATCTCCACTGGGACGCCGCCTACCGGCGCACCGTTGGGGACGCCGGGCGATGGCGAGGACACCATCTACGTCGCACGCGTGAGCGACTTGGTTCTGTGGGAGGGTGGCATCCGCGCTCGCGTGCTGCCGGAAACCCGCGCACAGACCCTGACAGTCCTCCTGCAAATCTATTCGTACATCGCGTTCAGCGCAGGGCGGTATCCACAGTCCGTCGCGGTCATAACAGGTTTGACCCCACCGACCTTCTGACCTGCGGTTTTACAACTAAATAGCCTCAAACAGCAAACTCCCCGGTAGTCAATCAGACTCCGGGGAGTTTGCTTGTTAGCAAACCTCCCAGCAAACCGATTGCGTTGTGGGACACAAAATTGTCGCAGCCCGCTGTTAAGTTGCGCGGCATGGATGATTCCCTGTTCTCGTACAGCGACCTTGATCCAGACCAACGAATCCCAGTGTGGGGGCCAGAGGGTCTGTTGCCACTGGGATTAGATGATCCTGACGTCGCGGCCGAGGGCATCCACTTCTGTCATAAGTGCAACAGAGTGAAGTTGCACTCGGAGTTCTACATTCGGCCAGGAAGTGGCCGAGTTCAATTCCCCTGCTCGGACTGTATAAGGGAGTACCAGAAGCGATACGCCGGAAACGATGAGTTCAATGCTCACCGACGAAAGCAATATGCGAATGACCCCGAGAAGCAGGCGAAGAATCGCGAGCGCCACCAACGCCTAATGCTCGATCCCGCATACCGGGCAGCGCAAGTGGAGAGGGTCAAGAAATGGGTCGATTCCAATCCCCTTCGCCGCTGGGCGACTCAGCTCAGCAGGTACAGCATCACGCCTGATGATTACGAAAAAATCTTCGCGGCGCAGGGAAGCGTCTGTGCAGGATGCTTAGCTCCCCCGAACGGCAGGAAGCTGGCTGTGGATCATAACCACCGGTGCTGCGACGGCGACTTCTCATGCGGGGCGTGCATCCGCGGCCTGCTATGCGATACCTGCAATCGCCGGATCTTGGGTAATGCGGAGAAGAATCGCACCGTCGAAGAAGCAACTGCGGTGCTGCGTAGGCTGGCTGACTATCTGGAGGCTTGACGCCGCCTACGTTCTGACCTGCGGAAACGCTGAAAACTGGCCGCCACGATCAAGTGGCGGCCAGTTTTTTGTGTGGCTACCGATACCCTTAACTCATGGCCGCGCCCGTTCCCAACCGCTGGGCCAACGATCCCCACCCGCGCGGCGTCCCATTACTGCCAGCGCCCCCGCCAGTCTGGGACCCGTGTAGTCACGGTGGCGACCTGGCGGTACACGGCACCGGAGAGTGCGCTGACTCCGCCAACCCCGCCACCGCTGTCACGGCCGAGGTTCGCTGGATGGCCGATCCCGGCCTGGGCCCCGAACCGGCCCGTGCCGCGTCAGTGCTCTATATCGCCAGCCTGGCCGCGGCCGGCAGCGGGGCGACGTTCTTTGCCCGCGACGCGATGTTCGGCGACGTGGAGCCGGTACTGCAAACCGCGCCGACGCCCACGATGGGCAAGCTGCTGTTCTTCCCCACGGATCACAAGCGCCTCGGCTGAACATCGACACGGACAGACCAGCCGGTGGCATTGCCTCCCACCGGCTGGTCCCGCGTTTACGCTTATGTCATGGCAGAGCTTTACGACATGGCCACCGAGGATGTCCGCGATCCCGATAGCGCCCGCGCCCAGGCGATCAAGACAGCGGTACGCAACTACAAAGCGGCCCACAAGAAGCCACCCGAGCACTTGCAGCGGCTGGCCGACGAGCTCAACGGCCGGCCCGAGAAGAAGCCTGAGCCGGAGCCCGAGCCCCTCCCGGAGCCAGAGCCCGAGTCCGAACCCAAGCCGCAAGATTTCAGCGTCAGTGTCGATGGCGTGGATCAAGGCCCTGGGCAGGTGGACACGCGCCCCGACGACAGTCATCCCGGTGAACAGATCACGCCCGAATCCGGGCACAGGCCCAGGTCCAAGCCCAAGCCCGACGAACCGATCTTCCATGAGTTGCCCGGCCCTCTCTCGTCCCGCCGACCCCGCCGTAAACCCAAGGAGGAAACCAAGTGACGACTGCCATCAGCACTCCCGAGGGGCCCGTCGACACCGTCAACTACAGCACCCCCGCTCCCGAGGACGGGACGATCTACCAGCGCGACCCGGCCACCGGCGACGTCTACATCGTGGCCGTCTTCGACCGCAACCCCTACAGCACCGGCCGTGGCGAGGGCGGCTGGTGCAACCAGACCATCCCGCCGCAGGTGCCACCGCGCACCCCGATTTCGGCGGGCTACACGATGGTCGACGGAAGCTGGACGAGTGGCTGAGGACGACGAGGAATGGATCGCGGCCCGTAAGGAAGCGGCTCTGCGTGTCCACAAGGACCCGATCCTCGACCTCATCGACACGCGCGACCCGGACTGGAATCTCTACGTCCAGCGCGACATCCACTACCTACTGCGCGCGGCCGGCAAGACGATCCGGCAATACTGCGGGTGGCACATCTACCCCAATATCACCGAAACGCTCTACGACCAGGAGCTGGGCTCGGGCGGTCGGATCATCCTGCCCACGCTGTTTTTGACCGACGTGCTGTCGGTGAAGCTGCGCTTCGGCTCACCCGACCGACTGTTCGAGCTGAGTCCTCACGAGTACAGCTGGTGGCAGAACGGCTACATCATGCCTAATCGCCAGCCCTGGTCCGGGCGCGACTGGACCGGCTACTACTACGAGCCCGGGCCCACGTTCCTGCCGGTGACCCGGCCCGGCTTCGCCCACGTCACCATCTGTCACGGCTATGACCGGGTGCCTGACGACATCCGGCAGGTGACCTTCGAGCTGGCCCGCTGGACGCAGGAGATGCCTATCGGCGGCAACGTGAGGATGATCAGCTCGCCGGGCTTCCGGCTGGCGCTCAACCAGGGCATGGGGATGAACCTGAACCCCGACCAGAAGCTACGCCTGGGCAACTACTGCATCGGGAACTTCAAGTGAGCCGCATGGACGTCTCCGGCTGGCACAGCAAGGTGATCCGCGAGATAGAGCGCCAGCACGCGGCACGCCAGCATCCTCCTCTGCACTCGGGTTGGCGGGTCGCGCGTCTTGAGGTCAATGCTGATGATTGGCAAGAGGTGGGAGCCGAGCTGAAACGCAGCGCCACCGGCGACCCGCTGTACCTGCCGCCTGATGCTGAGCTCAACGCGGCGGCGGAAGCCGGGGCGGTGGGAACGATGCACGGCATTCCCGTCTGGCTGTCGCCCACCCTCCCCCGTGGCCGGGTGGACGCTAGATGATTCCGACTCGGTGGGCTGCGCATACCGACCATAAGGCAGACGGCAAATGATAGCTTCGGCTGATGTCGCTGAACCTTTAATTCTGGGAATAACGCAATGACTCCGACCCTATTCGCACGCCTCGCGACCGCCATCCGGGCGATCCTGTTCAACATCACGCACCCGCACCGGATGCCTCAGTGCCGACACGGCTTTGCCCCTGACCAGGGGTTGGGCCTGTGGTGCCCGGCATGTCGATAATCCCTAGCCCGTGGGCCATCGCCTACGCGCACCGGCACTTCACCGGCACCAAGGACTCGCACGGCAACAAGAAGCGCATCACCGACCCGCCCGAGATACGGATGGTGATGAGCATCGCCCAGCCGGGCCGCTTCGGCGCCAGCCGCGAGGTCATCTCCGCCGAGAACCTGCTGCGCGACGAGACCGCGCTGATGATGGCGGTCGCCGACCCGACGATCTACTACGTCGATGACTCCATCTGGATCTTCCCCGAGTTCGACAAGTACGGCTGCCTGATCCCGGGCTCAGGCATCGCCTACTGGATCATGGGCACACCCGCCGATGACCGCCAGGGGCCGTGGCCGGATCTACTGGCCATGTTCGGCGGCGTCGTTAGATGTAAACGAGTCAGCGGCTAATTAGACTTGCGGAGTATGATTCGCAACTCTCTGAAAGCGATCGCCGCCGGCATCGGCGCGATCCTGAGCGTAGCCGTCGCGCTGGACGGCATCGGTTTCATCCCCGCCTCGGCCAGGGCAGTCACCAGCATCGTCATCGCCGTACTCACGCCGGTCGCCACCTGGCTGGCGCCCTACACCGCGACCGCGACCGAGACCGTTGACTGAGTTTGCCGGCGAGCTCGGCGAAGGCGCCTTTGGAGCGGCCGAAGCCGCCGGCGGTGACGAAGCCGAGGCCGGCGCTGGGATCAGCCCGTGGCCAATGGACCTGGGCCACGGCAACTACATGGTGCTCGACCCGGCTGCAATCGAAGCGTTGTTCACCACCCCGCAAGCCAACGCGGCGGTACAGGCCCGCGCCCAGTCGGTGATCGACATCGCCAACGGTCTGGCCGTGCTACACGGCGTGGTCTATGAAGCCGTGGAGATCAACACCGGGCCGTGGGCGACGAACTTCTTTGGCGTTGAGACAACCCGGCCGGTGATCGTGGTGCGGCCCAAGAACTTCTGGGCCTATCTTGAGGAACAACAGCACTCCACCCTGATGATCGCGGCTCACATGGCGGGCAACGACCCGAAGGTCACCTACGAGAATCTGTCACAGGGCCTTCCGCTGGACGAGTCCTTCGGCGGATTCAACACGCCGCTGGGTGTGGTGATGGGCGAGATGGAGGCGTTCTCCGAGGAGCCGGGAACCGGCGACACCGCGGGCGGCGGATTTGAGGAGGGGGCCACGACATGACGTCCTCCTACCCGATCACGGCGGCCATCCGGCCGTTTCCCACCATGCGGCCAATCCCGGTCGAGGACGTGGCGGTGGCCTACTTCACAGCGATGCTCGATCCGCTGGTGGTCTGCACCCGTAACCCCGAGTCGCTGCCAGGCGAAGACACGCCCGGGGAGTTCCTGAGAATTCAGGCCGGAGGTGGCCGCCAGCTGCCCAACTGGTACTGGTTCGACATGAGTGTGATCCTGCACAGCTATGCGCCCAACGACCTGGAGACTCACGCCGAGCGCAACCTCGGCGATGCCATAGCGTGGGGCGCCAACGCACAGGGCACGCTCGTCACCATTCCTAACGGCGACCAATACTGGATCACCTACAGCTTCGCCTCGGGCACGCTCACTCGTCTGGGCGATCCGCTGGTGGACATGATCCGTTACCGCGGCATGGTGACCTGGCGCGTGCAGGGTCACCAGCTGGCGCCCAATCCGGTGGTTCCGTCACCGGATGGCCAGCCCGCGGTATGACCATCGTGATCGCGTGCGTGGCACTGGGGGTCTTCCTGGCGCTGCTACTGCACTTTGACCGTAGGGAATGGTGATGGGCTTCATCGAGCAGCAGGCGAGCGCCTGGACGCAGATTGTGGACATGATGATCGAGCAGCCCACCAATGTGCTCATCAACGGGTCGATGAACGGCCCCGCAGCCAACATGGCCGGGAGCGCCAACGTGCGTCACGAGCTGCCGTTTTTGCTGCGCGAGTACAAGATCACCTCGATGCTCGACGTGCCATGCGGGGACCTGTCCTGGATTCGGCACACCGACCTGCGCAGCCTCTATGTGTATATCGGCGTCGATGTCGACCGCCGGCTCATTGACGAGGCGCGCCGAGCGTGCCCAATGGGCGGGTTCATCTGCGCCAATATCCTCACCCGCGAGAAGCTGCCTGTGGTCGATCTGATCCTGTGCCGGGACTTCCTCATGTGCCTGCCTGACGAGCACCTGCAGTCGGTGATCGAGAAGTTCAAATGCTCGGCGGCAGCGTACCTGTTGGCGAGTAACTACCCGGGCTCGTCGAACACCTTCGACTACCATCCCGAGCAGTTCCCTATCCTCGGTTACCTGGAGAGGCCGTACGATCTCACTGCGCCACCGTTCAACCTGGAGCAGATCGACGGCATCATCGAGAACCAAGCATCGGCAGGATTGGTGAGCAAACCGCATGAGCTGGCACTATTCAAAATCTGATGCAGAAATCTGATGCAGCCTGAGTGGGCTGCCCGATTCTGGGCGAGGGTCGACAAGAACGGGCCCATCTCAGAGCTAGGCACTCCCTGTTGGATCTGGACAGGACCACAGGCCGGAAAGGGATACGGATATCCCTGCTTCAATGGCAAGCATGAGTACGCCCACCGGCTTGCCTGGGAACTGGCCTACGGCCCGATCGGCAATGGGCTCACTATCGACCATCGCTGTCACGTTCCGCTCTGTGTCAACGCCGAGCATCTACGCTGCGTGACGCAGAAGCAGAACATCGAAAACCAGCGAAACGGGATAAGACAGAGTGCCAACGGAGTTCGTGGAGTCACCCGAGGGAGATGGGGCGTCGGCTTCACCGCCCAGCTCAAGCATGAGGGAAAGTGCATCTACCTCGGTACATACGCCACGCTCGAGGAAGCCGAGCAGGCGGCGGTCAACGGCCGCGCAAGGCTATTCACCCATTCAGACGGACGTTAGCTTGACAGGATCGCGGCCGGCTTTTAGCGTGAATCGCGTGTAGGTAACCAATTCCGCAGGACCAGTCCCGGGCAAGCTCTATATCGCTGTCCGGGCTGATTTGTCTCCGGGGCTCGCGATGGCCCAAGCAGTCCACGCCGGTATCGACTTCAGCCTGAGATTCCCCGGGCTAGTTGAGGCATGGCATCGCGATTCCAACAATGTGGTGATCGTCGGCGCGCCCAACGAGGCGGGGCTGCTGATGCTCGACAGCCTCGCCTATTCGCTCGGCATGAAACACCAGCTCGTCACCGAGCCCGACATCGGCGACGCCGCCACCGCCATCGTCCTGGAGCCCGGCTCCCTGGCCAAGCGCATGTGCGCGGAGTTCCCGCTGGCGTTACGGGAGGACGCGGTGGCCTAAGACCCGGCGGCGGGGCGCTTGCGCCCGTAAGGAGGTTCGAAGCCTTCCGCCGCCACCAGCCGCGAGTCATGGCGACAGATGAGGCCCTAACCCTCTATCAGCCCGGTCCGATCCCGGGGCGCGGCGCTTGACCGCCCGGTTTCGGGCGCCGGTGAAACCCCGAATGCTGTGCGTAGAGGTGCTCGGGATTCACGCAACCCTCATTGCGGCAGCTGCGCAGGATGACCGTGCGCGCCGGGATGGGCCCGTAGTGCAGCTCCCAGCAGTAGCGGTGCGCCAGCATGGTCTTGCCATTGACGCCGATGGTGGGCCGGCCGCGCCAGCCCCAGCAGTTGTTCTCCGGGCTCATCTGCACGCGGTCCCAGAACCGTTCCTCGGGCGTGCGCGTGATGAAGACCTCGCCGGGATCGCCGGTCTTGAGCCACGTCATGTAGTGGCTCACGCACCAGCCCCGGCAGTGCGCCGAGCGGGTGCAGCCGTCGACGATGCACTTGGCCCACTGGGGACGCTTGAGCTCGACATTGGCGAACTTCGCGCCGATCGAGCGCCAGTAGGACCGACGTGCCGCGGTGCTGCCGGCCTTCCAGACACGCAGGTCGGGCTCCATTGTGACCTCCACCAGCCCGCGGTCCGAGAGTGCCTTGACGGCCCGGTACGCCTGTGCGCGGGTGATGGCCAGCGCGGTGGCGATGCGACCGGTGGTCAGGTATCGGCGGGTATCGCGCTCAAGAAGCGCCAGGATGCGGCGCTGCACGGACCCGATGGAGCGGCTCACAAAAAAACCGTATAGAAGTGCACGGCTTTATGGTATTCGCCCGGTCGGTCACTGCGGTGTTTCGCCGCGACGGCGCCTTACATCGCTGTAATTCTGGGAGCCGGGCCACCCTCTATTCCAAGGAGTAGACGAATGACCAGCCTGTATCCCGACGCGGGGACGCTACCGCCTACCGGACAGGGCATCGTCTCTGAAGCACAAGAGATCGTTGCCCCGTTTCCTAAGGTCACCGGCGGTGTGCTGTGGGCGCCCCTGGGCAGTCCCATTCCCACCGACTCGGTGACCCCGCTGTCTTCCGATTACGTGAGCCTGGGCCGCGTGTCCGACGTCGGTGTGATCCGAAACGAGGACCGTCCGTCCACCGACCAGCACGACTGGGGTGGCGACCTGATCGCGATCCTGCAGCAGTCCTACAGCATGACGATCAAGTTCTCCCTGTTGCAGCTGATGAACGCCGACGTGCAGGGTGCGGCGCACGGCCACAATAACGTCACTGTGACAAATGCGACCGCCACCAGCGGTACCCAGATCGCCGTGAAGTACAACAGCCAGCTGCTCGACTACGGCCAGTGGGTCATCGACGCGTACTTCATCAACATGACCATGCGGCTGTTCATCCCGTATGGGCGCCTGACCGTCATCGGTCCGATGACCTGGGTGCACAAGGCGCTGGCGATGGCCGAGCTGACGCTGCGACCGTTCCCTGACCTCAACAACAACATGGCCTATGAGTATTGGGATGACGGTGTGTTGGCCACTGCCGCAGCGGGTTCCGGTACGTCGGGCACCTAACAGGAGGTTGATTTGACCGTCATGGCGGACCGTAAAGCAACACGCAAGGCCACGCCGCCACGGAAAGCGGCCGCGCGCAAGGCTCCAGCTAAGCGCGCGGCCAAAGCCGTGCCCATCGAGATTCCCGATCTCAACGGCCAGCGCCCCCCGGAGCCCTTCCCGCCTACGCCCGAATCCGGGCAGGCCGCACCCAAGCCCGCAGTGCCCGACCATCCCTACGGAAACGTCCCGGTCTATATCTTCCATCCCAAGGTGGTGCGGCCCGGCGACAGTATGGACCCCATCGTCTTCCCGGCGATCACCACGATCAACGCCGACGTCGAGTTCTTCTGGGAGCTCGACGAGATGGACCCGATGCACCAGGCGTTCCGCTACATGAAGAAGGCCAACGTGCCGCGCGAAGTCCAGCGCCGGGTGGTGCGACTGCCGGAAACCGAGGCCGCGCGGTTCCTCAACGGATGGTTCAAGGGTGTGCTGCTGCCGGAGGGAGTTGAACCGCCGGGGGAATCCTGATGGTCGGTGCGGTGATCACGCGGCACTGGCCGGCCTTGGTGCGCGATGTCCTCGCGCTGGGCTACCGGCCAACCGACCTGTTCACCAAGCTGAGCTTCTCCGAAGTCGCCTGCATCATCATCGCCTCACCTCCCAACAGCGCGGTGCGCCATTCCGTCGACAAGGGCTGGAGCCGCGAGGCGCACCTGCTGGCGAACATGGCCGAAGGTGAGGCCGGCATCGCCAAGATCAAGGAGCCCTATCAACGGCCCGGCGTGACCGAACGCCAGTCCGACGACCCCACCCAGAACCCGTTCTTCACCGCCGATGCGCTGACCTGGGAGGAATTCGACCGGCGTGAGAAAGAACGCTACGACCCCAACCGTAAGCACGTGAAACGACCCGGTAGCAGTCATTCCCGGGCGCTGCAGAGCTCGGGCCCCCGCCCGGTTCCTAAGGTCAACGAACTGAAGTTCGGCAGGAACCGTAAATGACGGCTTTCGGCACCAACCTGTGGGTCACCGTCCTGCCCGCCCTGCAAGGGTTGCAGGAGCGGTTCCGTGAGGCCGGCCGACTGGCCGGCGTGGCGATGGGCTACGCCGCCGGCGAGCACGTCAGCAACGCGCTCATCCAGCACGCCTCGCGCGCCGGCCAGTCGGCTGGCGCAGCAGCGGCCACCGAGTTCGGCCAGAGCTTCGGCCAGGGCGTCACTGGCGGTCAGGCCATCGGCCAGATCCAGTCCGTGCTCACCGACTCGTTCAAGGGCTTCGGCGGAAAGCTCGCCGCCGACTTCGTGGCCGACTTCAACAACGCGCTGCAGGGCAAGGGCCTCAACTTCGGCGACCTGATGAGGCCGATGGACCAGCTCGAGAACGCGATGCTGGGCCCGATCCAGCGCGTGACCGAGCACATCCCATTGATCGGCACAGCGCTACGCGAGGTCAAGGCAGACTTCGACACCTTCCAGGCCGCCGGTATCGGCTGGCTCTCGTCGCTGACCGACATCGCCAACCGCTACCAGGAGATCGCGCGCACGATCGCCGGCCAGACGGTGAACACCAGTGCCATCGAGCAATACACCGGGCTTGTGCGCGACATCATGGCCTCGGGCGCACTGGTGCGTGTCGAGGATCTGGGCACCGCAATTGGCCGGCTAGGCAACAACATTCGCGATCTGGACCCTACCCAGCTCGGCGAGCTTGCCAAGAACTTCGCCCAGGTCGAGGAAGTTGTCGGCAACATCGACGCCGAGAAGTTCGCCGGCGTGCTCTCGGCGTGGCAGGTGCCTGCGACGCAGGCCAACGAAACGCTGACCATGTTGGGCAACGTCGCCCGAGATAGCGGCCAGAAGATCAACGCCACCATGTCCGAGATGATCTCGGCCGGCCCCGCGCTGCGTGCGATGGGCTACGACTTCATGCAGACGGCGATGCTGTTCTCCGAAGCTGCCAAGTACGGTGACACCGCCCAGCGCGCGGTCTATGCGTTCACCCACGCTTACAAGCAGTTCATCGACCTCAACGTCGATCCCAAGGCCGGCATGAAGCAGGTCCTGGAAAACATCAAGGCGATGACGGAGTCCCCGGACCCGCAACTGGAACGTGCGGGTGTGCAACTCGCCGAGCAGGTGTTCGGCCAGCGCGCCGCGGCCACCCTCGTCGACATGCTCAAGAAGGGCATCCTCGACGCCGCCGATGCGATGCACGTGCCTGAGGCATTCAAGAAGGAAATGGGCGAGACGGTCGAGCAGACGGCCACGCTGGGGCAGGAATGGGAGCGCGTCGGAGCGCAGATTCAGGCCGCGCTGCAACCGGTTGGCACCGCACTGGCGGGCTCGCTGGCGCAATCCACCCGCGGCATCTCGGAGTGGCTGGCCGAGAACCAGGCCAAGATCCTGGGCTGGGGCGAGCAGATCACCCAGGTGGTCCTGAGCGGCGTCCAGCACATGATGAGCTTCTTCGGCGAGGCGCTGCAGGCCGGGGCGACGTTCGTCAACGCCTTCAAGGAGATGGTTTACGTCGGCTTCGAGGCCATCCTGCAGCCGCTGCACGGCTTCACTGAGCTGCTGGCCAAGGCCCATGTGCCGCATTTCAAGGAGATGGCCGATGACCTCGGCCTGATCCAGCAGAAGATGAACCAGATCCACGACTTCGACGCGGGCCGGTTCACCTACAACCTGGGCACCGGACTCAAGGAGGGTGCCGACCAGGCTGAGAACATCCGGCAGTCACTGGTCAGCTCCACCGCGCTGGCCCAGCAGGTGCTCCAGCTGCACGCCGCGTTACGGATGAACATCGGCGGCCAGATGCAGGAGGGCATCGAGCAGATCCGTGACGCGGCCGGCCATCTGATACCGCCCACCCCGGACAACCTTGAGCTGCAGCTCAAGGGCAGTGCCGCCCAGCACGAGGCGGCAGTCAAGGCTTTCGAGAACGTCGGCGCCGGCATCGAATTCGACAAGGACGGCGTGCTAGGCGGCAAGATCCGCAGGGTTTTCGCGCTCGCCGGACACAAGGGCCTCGACGAAGCCCTCAAGGTGTTCAGGGGCGAGGTCGTCAACATCCCGGTGCAGGCCGTCGACGGTTCGGGGAACGTGATCGACGCCGATCACCCGCTGGTTGGCGGGGATGCGCTGGGCGGCGGCGACATCGACGTCACTGCGGTGGGCGGGCTGGCGCCGGTCGGCGCGGTGGACGCCAGCGGGATTCCCCGCCCGAGCGGCAGTGCTTTCGGCGGACAGCCGTTGCCGGCCGGCCAAGCCCCCGCGACACCGCCGGCACCTGCCGCCGACTCAGGTGAGCAGGGCCGCGCCGGGACACCGCCACCGCCGATGCCACCGGCCTTCGGCGTGCCCAGCACCTCCGGGCTGGTGTGGGGGGATGCCGGGCCGGTCCAGACCGGCACACTAGTCAGCTGGCATCCTGATTACGCCGGCGCGGGTGCCGCCGCCGGCGGCTTCGGTGTCAGTGAACCGCAACGGGTCCAGCTCGTCTCGATGATCTCCCAGCTGCCGCAGGCCCCGGCGACCGGCGCCGCACCCGACCCGGGTGCCTACCGCAACTACCTCATCTCCCAGGCGCAGGCCGCCGGCCTGAGCCCGGTTGAAATCGGCATGACGCTGGCCGTCGCCCAGCATGAAACACAGTGGCAGGAACCGGGATTCATGGGTTTCGGCCCGGAGGCCACTCGGCGTGGATACAACTACGACGCCGATCCCAAGGGCGCGATCGACCAGTTCATCCGGCAGTACACCACCCGCCTGGGACAGGCCCCGGGACTCAACCGCAACGATCCCGCCGCGGTCGCCGATTACATCTGGCACACCGTTCACGGTGCCGCCGACCCTCACTACGGTGCCTCGCTGATGTCGACCTACCAGGGCATTGGCCCGACTAGCGGGCCGCTCTCCCCGCAGGCGACCCAGGCGCTGGACCACGCCAGCGACACGGTCAAGGGACTGTCTGCGCAGATGCCAGTCGGGTTCGCCGACGCCCGCAGCCTGGCCGACCAGCTCCGGGGCGTCGGTTACCAATGGGGCGGTGCCGGGGACAAAGTCAACCAGTTCATGTATGACTGCTCGGGCCTGATCAGCGAGATGTACAAGACGCTGACCGGCCTGCCGGCAGGCCCGGAGGTCAAGGGCGGCCCACAGGGCGGCCGGTTCACCACCCAGACCCTGATGGACCCAAAGCAGCTCGCCGCGCTGGGATTCGTGCCGGGCTACGACCCCACCTCGATGTTCAACATCGGCTTCAACGCGGCACACGTGGCGGGTTCGCTGGGCACCGAGGCGCAGGGCCAGCTCAACATCGAGTCCAATGCCCCGCCCGGCTACGTCCAGGTGGGCGCGGGCACCAAGGGCGCGCACGACCCGCAGTTCACCCAGTTCGCACACCTGCCCGACTGGATGGTCCGTGGTGCCGGCACGCCGACCGGAACCCCGCAGACCATCTGGGGCACCGGCGCCGCCGGCACCCAGACGATTCCGCTGGAAGCGTGGCGAGGCTGGATCGCCGGCGGCAAGCATTACCCGCTGGGAGTCTCTCAAGCGTCCCCGCAGTTGCAGTATCTGGCCCAGATCATCTCGATGATCCCGCAGTTCAGCGCGCTGCAGGCGACTGCGCAGGGCGGTGGGCTGGAATTTACCGGCGAGGATGCCCAGCTTCGGGCATTGCACGCCGAGCTTCAAAAATCCGGCATCCCGATGACCGAGGTCCCTGGGGCGCTGGATGTCACGGTGCCCCAAGAGCACATGCAGCGGTTGATCTACGACACGATCTCCCACTTCACGCCAGTCGGTCAGGAGGTCAGCTTCGGCGGTCCCGGCGGCGTCAACATCGAGCCGGTGCCGGCGGGGACAGCCGGAGCGCCACACGCGCCGGCCCCGCCGCATGACATGTCACAGGGCGACTGGGCGGCCCTGGGTGCCGAAACCCTGTTGGGTGGGTTGGCGGCACGGTTCATCGCGTGGCCGATGATCCGGCGCATCTTCGGGATGGCGCGCGGTCTGCGGGCCGGCGCGCGAGGGGTAACGGGGGGTGCCGGATTCGGCGGTGCCGCACGCGGTGCTGGCGGCGGCTACGCTGCCGCGTACTGGGCGATCAAGGCCGCAGAAGCTGCGCGCCAAGCACCGCGGGGCGGCTCGGAAGCTTTGCGCGCGGCAGGACTGGACGTTGACCCGATCAGCCAGCGGCTCTGGGAAAGCGGCCCCACGTTTTTCGAGCGCATCAGTGGGCTGGACAGACTGCGCAGCATCGCGTCGATGCAGCAGTTCCTCAACCAAGCAGACATGCTCGGCGAGGCGGGTTACCCCGAGGGGCTGCTGCCCCCGGATCTGGGTGCTACAGGTATTCCCAGTCCGGCGTTAGTGCGCCGGGCGCACCGGATCGCTGCGGGCGAGTCCGCGCTGCGGCCCGGTTTCGGCGCATTGGAACTGGGAGCCGGGCCGCTCGGTGAGAGCTTCCGTGATCCGGTCACCGGACAGTTCCTGCCGTCAGCGACCTGGGCTGCCGGTCCCGGCGGGGAGTCGCCCTACCCGTTCGACCTGATGAGCAGCATGAGCCGGTTCCAGCCCGGCCAGATCGCCACCTGGACAGGCATGGCCCGGCCCACCTTCCTCGATGATCTGGCCGCTGCTCAGCGGCAATTCCTCCGGTTGGCTCAGCTGCCGGCCGAATCCAACTGGCTCACTCAACTCAACCTCGCTCAGCAGCCTTTCGGCGCGCCGACCTACGACCGTTACCGCGGCCTGATGAGCACCCTGAGCCAGGCCGCGCCCGGCGACATCCTAGGAGCCGTCCCGGAAGCGCAGCGGATGGCGGCCGATGCTGTCGCATTGGCCCGCAACATTGGGCTCACCTTCGGTGGGGCGCCGCGTTCGGTATCGGCCCGCGCCCAGGAACTACGCAGCCTGTTCGCGCGAGGACCGGCGGCAACGCCGATCACCGGGGCGCTCGCCGACATCCCCGCCGACATCATGCAACGGCTCACCGGCGGGGTAGCAGGATTGCCGCTGCTCACCACGCCCGAAGCCCCAGCCGAAGCCTTGATCCGCAACATCCAGGCGATGGCGGGACAGGTCGAGCTCCGTCAGACGATGAACTGGCTCGCCGCCGAGGCGCAGGCCCTTTCTGGTGCCGGGCGCCAGTATGTGATGCCCGGTGTCGCGATGCCGCAGGGTCTTTTCTTCCAGCAGGCGCAGGCGGCAGAAGCCGCGATCCGGGCCAGGATGGCGGCCGGCGAGCTTGGCGCAGGTGTGGAGTGGGGCATCGAACGCGGGCCGCTACCCGAGGTTGATCCGCGCATCTACCCGTTGCCACCCGGCGAGATTTATCCCAGTCTCGGTGAGGGATACGACCCCACGTCGATAGCGACGGGGCAGCAGATCTATGGCCGCCCACTTCCGGGTGGCGGCATGAGCCGGGACTACTGGATCGAAGGTAGCGGGAACTCCTGGCGGCTACACGACCTGCGCACCGGCGGCGAACCGCTCCAGCTCGGACAATACCGGACCCGCAAAGCTGCGACGGAGGGCTTGCGTCAGCATCTGACCCAAGTGCGTCGAGCGCAGCAAGAACAGGCGATCGCCCGGGCGAACGAGGTAGCCCGGCGCGCTAGGTCGCTAACGGGCATGGGACCGGCGCTGCGGGAATCCACGGCCGAGGTCACCGCACGAATCTCAGAAGCAGTGGCCCAGGCGGGATTCGGCAATATCCCCGAGGCTGCAATGGCCCGGGTGTCGCGTTTTGTCCAGGACCCCGCCGAGGCGCAGCTGCTCGCCCAGATGCTCGGCATCGAGCCTGGGAAGGTTGAGCCCATCTTCGGTCCCGAGCCACCGCCGACGCCAGCGGGGATGGTGGCCGAGGCCCAGGCCGCGCTCGAGGCCGGCGAGGCGATCACCCCCAAGGCCGGTGAGGCGACTATCTCGAAGGCCGAAGCCGGCCAGACTTGGCGTCGGTACCGTCCCCGCACCGCCGCCGGCGAAGGCAACTTCATCATCTCGGGCAAGCGCGGCCGCTATACCGTCCGTGACCTCACCGAGCGCGGTGCCGAACGCCAGGTCGGCGGAGAGTACCGCACCGTCACCGAGGCTCGCCAGGAGCTCGAAGCCGAGGTGGAACGGATACACCAGGCTGCGCTCGAGGAACTGCGGGCCGGCCTGGACGCCACCCGCGCCGTGCAACGCAGCCGCGACATCGCCGACGTGATGGGGATGCTTGAGACGGGGCCGGCGTTTGACACCGGCGGCTTCGCCGACATATTGCGCGGCCTGCAGCTCCCGGCACCGCCTGCGCCCATTTCCATTCCGTACCCCCAGTTCCCGACGCCGGCAGCTCCCGTCTCCATTCCCTATCCCCAGTTCCCCGCGCCGCGACCGACTCCCCTGTTGATGCCGCGCGTGCGGCCTACGCCACCGCCGGTATCCAGCGAGACGCTCGCCGGGCGCCCAATCCTGGAAGCAGTGGGCCGGATGCCGCGCGCTTGGCCGAGCGAACTACCCGCAGGACCGCCCAGCCCGGCAATCGTGGCGAGTTATCTGGACTCTTTCCAGAAGTATTGGAACGACCTGAGCCCTATAGAGAAGTACGCGGTCTCGCAGGCTCACGCAATGGGCACCCTTCCGATGGAGGACCTGCTCGCACATGCGGGGTTCGAGAGTGCCGGCGGCTGGGACCCGGGAATGCTCAGCGCGCTCGAATCCGCCATCGCTCCCACCCTTACCACTTCCGTGCAGGACGTGATCGGAGCCCCAGCTGCCGCGGCGGCGGGGGCTCCCGCGCCAGCTGCCGCGGCAGCGGCACCTGGAACTTACGCCATCGGTCCCGGTGCCCTCGCGCCCGAAGTCCTCGCCACACCGCCACGGCCACCGGCCCCACTGGCGCCCCCCGGGCTGCTCAGTCGTCTTCTGACCGAGCGCCCCTCTGTCTCGTGGTTGCCAGCGCCGGTCCAGCGGGCGCTCGGCCAGCTCAGCGACCTCTACTCCCGGCTTCCCGCGCCGGTACGCACGGGCCTGCGGTGGGGAGGACGCGCGCTGGAAGTCGGCCAGGTCGCCGGAGCGGGCGTCGAGGCCGCGCACGGTGTCGCCGAGCAGGACACGACGGCAGAGAAGGTTGGTGCGCTGGCCCTTACGGCGGGTGGAACGGCTTTACTGGCTGCGGCCGCGCCAGAACTCGGTACCTTCGCGGCGGTGCTGGGCGCCGCCGCCGGTGCGGCACAGTTGGACGAGCTCGTTCAGCGACACGCGCCCGGACTGGTCGCAGCGACCCAGGACTGGACTCCCGGTGCGATCGCCGACCGTCTGGGAGCAGGAACGCGACGGATTTTCGCCGGCGCTCTGCCGAGATTCTTCGGACCACCACCCACCGCTCCACCGCCAACGCAGCCGGTTGCACCCACCGGCCCACCGGCCGGTGGGCCACCACCGCCACCGCCGGGGCTGCCCAGCGTCCTCGGAGCAGGAGGGGGTACGCCGCCAACGGTGCACGTCGTGCCACCCCCCGGCGAGGAACACCGCTGGCGCGGCATTTATCCGGCTATCTCAGGCATGCTTCCCGGCGGAGCGGACTGGGAAGCGCAATATGGCGGTAAGTCGGGAATCGAGCAGGCCCTCACCGCCGAGCTCGGCTCCGGTGGCATGACGCTAGCCAAGGATATTGTCGGCGGGATCAATAAGCTCGGCCCCACGATCGCTGACCTGATTGGTGCGGCAGGCAAGGGCATCGTCGATCTTGCGAGGCCGCCGAGCGAGGCCGAGCGGCGGGAGTGGGGTCCGGGCTCGGAGTTCGGCGCCCTAGGCAAGGCTCGCGACGAAGCGCCCGTCGCTGACGCCGTCTCCGATGCGGTTGGAGATGTCTCCGACGCGGGCGTGGACATTGTGCATAGTGTCGGCGATGCCTTTCATAGCTTTTGGTTCGGTTCTCCGCCCGCGAGGCCGACACCTAAGGCACCCCCGGTCACACCCCCGACAAAACCCAGCGACACAGGTGGCGACGAGGACTGGGACTCGGAGGACTTCACCGGACCCGAGGGCGTGATCCAGCCCGTCGAGGCAGCCCCGAAATGGACTGTTACAGAGGGAGTCCCCCAGCCGCTCGCCCCGAAGGATCAACCGGATCAACCGGGCGACACCGGCGGCGGAGGCGGCGGCGGTGGTGGCGGTGGCACCACCGATAGCGGCGACTTCGATGAGGACGACGACTTCACCGGCCCCGAGGGTGTCATCCAGCCGGCCGAGGCCCCTGCGCCACAGGCCCCGGCTCAGGGCGGTGGCGGTCCACCGCCGCCCGAGCAACAGGCCGGTGGTCCGCCCCCATTGGAACAGCCCGGTGGCGCCCCCGGGACCACTCCTGGACAGCCCCCTCCCACAACCTTCACCACCACCCCCGGCGGCAGCGGCTACGGAACTCCCGTCTTCGTCACGAACTGGCCCGGTGTGGGCGCCGGTACTGGCGCGGCGGGAGCTCCCCCACCGGCAGCCCCCGCGCCTGCTCCCGCGCCTGCTCCCGCGCCTGCGCCCGCACCCGGCGCCGAGGCGCCGCCAGTAGCCGCCGCAGCACCGGCCGCAGCACCGCCTACTGGCGCACCACCGGAGGGTGGTCCGGCGGCGCTGGCACCGTCACCGGGAGCTACGGCCGCGACGGGACCCATCCCGGCCGGAGCCAGCCCTGACCAGATGGCTTACGGAGGGCAGCCGTATGGCCCGCAGGGTCCGATCGACCTCAACTACTTCGACCCCTATTCCCGGTATCCCGCGATGCACCAGCGGGCCTACCGGACGTGGCTGCATGAGTACGAGCGGTGGCAGATCGAAGTCAGCACCCGGTCCCCGCAGATCGAGCTGCTGAATTCAGAGCTCGCCAGCGCGAAGTCGGCTTATGACATCGAGCAGCAGAAGTGGGGTGCCATCGTCGCCCGGGGCGAGGCCGAGCAGCGCCTAGGGCATGGGATAGATGCGCCCACGCAAGCGGCACTGAACACGGGCAGCCACGCGATCAACTCCGCTGCAAGCAAACTCAACTCGGCCAGCACCAAGCTGTTCGAGGCCACGGCCGACATCCCGCCGCCGCCCAAGCCTCCTGGCGCCGACGAGCGCGCCGACAAGGACGCGATCAGCCTGGGTCACGGCCTCATCCAGGGCATCTTCGAGGAACTGGGCTTCGGCAAAGGGGCCTCGGCGGTGTTCGGCGAGGCGATCACCAGCTGGGGCATCACCAAGATGCTGGGTGCGGGGCTGGACTGGTTCATCGGCGGTCCCGGCGCGGGCATGTTCGGTGAGCAGGGCGGCCTGGTCCCAGGCAAGGGCAAGCTGTTCGGGTTTGGGGGCGCACGCGGACCGACCGGCCAGAACCTAGGCGCTGGCTTGGCGCTTGGTTTCGGTGTCCCCAAACCGTTGGTCGAAGCAGGGATGGAGCCCGGCGAAGGCGGTATGCACCCCGGGGAAAACCTGCGGGGACCAGGACAAGTGGGCAGGCCCGGTTTACCGCAAGTTCTTGGTCCGCTGACCGCGCCTGGTGCCGCGGCTCCCGTTATCGGTCCCAACGGCGGCCCACTGCCGGTCACGCTGCAACCAGGCCACCAAATTGCGGGGTCACCCGGCGCGCCTGGCAGTACGCCCCAGAACCCGTTGCATGCCGCACTCACGCCGGGACCTGGCGGCGTGCCGCCTGGTGGCCCTCCTGTCCAGCCTGGTCAAACGCGGGGCTGGTGGCAGCCGTTGCCGGGTGGCGCTGGGCATTATGTGACAGCTGGCTGGTCGGGTGGCGCTACTGGCGCCGCACCCGACTGGCTCGACCTAGCCGAGGGCGCCGGCGGTGGTGGCCCGGTAACCAGCGTGGGCAGTGCTCTGTTGCGCACGTTTGCGCCGATGATGCAGCGCCGCCAGCCCTACGATTACGAGGCGCTGCCATATTCACCCGGCAAGATCGCCACAGCCGCCTATACCGCTCCCTCGTCGCAGTCGCCGACCGTTCCCGGCGGTGGACTGGCCGGTGTGGCAGGTAATTACGGCGGTGTCTCGATCCACAACTACAACCCGACGATGATCGGGCCGCCCCATTACCAGGTGCCCGGGCAGCTCGGTGACCAGCTGAACAGCGTGCTGACCTCGATAGGCACCCAGCACACTCCGCAACTCGGCGGCGCCGCCGCCGCTGCCTCATCGTTGCCGGCGGGATAAGCCATGACCGCCGCCTCGCCCGCCCTGCTCCCCTCCCCGCTGTTCCCGGGGAGCACGACCGCCGCCTACGTGCTGCCCGAGCTCGACGTGGGCAGCGATTTCGGGGCCCTGCCGCTCACGCTGCGCGGCATGGAGACGCGGTGCGTCTACATCTCCCCGGCTGGCGATCTGTTCAACCTGACGGGCCCGATGGCCGGTCTGGAGGGCGTGCGGATCATCACCCAGCTCACCGGCGACCAGTCCTGGCCGATCGAGCAGGTGCTCACCCGCTCGCCCTACATCATGGGAGCGCGGATCAACCGCACCAACGTGGGCGAACGGCACTTCCAGGCCGGGATCATGATCGGCAGCCACTCCCCGCCGCTGACCGAGTACCAGTACCGGATGGCCAACAACCACTGGTGGGCCAGCCAGGACGAGAACAACGACGGCTGGTTCGGCATGTATACCCGGTTCTCGGGATGGCGCTGGATTCCGCTGCGCATCTTCCAGACAATCAAGACCCCGCAGCGCATCGACCCGACTGCCTTCGGCAACAACGCCGCGGCCTGGGACATCAGCTGGATCGCCCAGCGGCCGTGGTTCACCAAGGTCGCGCTCTACGACAGCTTCCAGGCCAGCATGGTCACCACCCCCACACTGGCCCCAGCCGGTTCCATCTCGGGCACGCCCGAGGAAGCCGAGTATTACTGGGGCACCGTGGTGCTGGCCAACCGCGGCGATCTGCCCAGTTGCGCGCAGTTCTTCATCACCAGCCCCGGCCAGGCCATCGTGCAGGACAACGACTCGCAGCGGCTGGTGGTGCTGCCGCTGACCACGACCAACGTCGGCACTTACATGTGCGACACGGCTCCCGGCGTGCGGACGCTGACCGCGGCCAATGACCCGTCCGACAACCTGCTGTTCGACTTCATCCGGCAGTCCACCATCCTGGACTTCTTCCTGGGCGGTATCGCCAATGAGGGACTGCCGCTGGCGATGCAGTTCCAGAACCGCTTCATCTACCAGGTGCCACCGCAGACGGTGTGTTCGTTCACCGTGGGCCACTCCAATCCCGGCGGCGTCATCACGGTGCTGATGCCCCAGATGTATAAGCGCGGCACATGACCACCGGCACCGGCGTCACCAGCACGGGTCTGGCCGGCCCGCTCATCGGCAGCCTGCAGCAGCTGGTGGGCAACTTGCGCATCCCGGCGATCCAGTTCAACACCTGGGTCGACTCCCTGCTCAACCTGCCGGAACCGGGCGTGCCCGACCCGCTGACTTCACCGGCCAGCTGTGCCACCTACCTGTCGGCGCTGCGCCAGGTCACCGTCGAGTCGGGCTATCAGCGTCCGCTGATCCGCATCACTGACGGCAACCTCGAGGTGATGACCGAGCTGGAAGGCGAGATCAGCTGCTCGATGCAGGACTTGAGCGCCGACACCGGGATGGTCAACCTCAAGATCAACTTCGACAACTGGCTGGTCGACTGGATGACCAACCAGACCATGCCGGTCGAGGATCTCAACCTGCTGATCGACCCGATCGCGAGTAACCCAGACTGGAGAACCCGCTGGGGCGGCAAGATCACCATGCTCGACGTCAAGCAGGACGACAAGGGCGTGCACAGCATCGAGATCAAGGCGATGCACTTCCGCGAGCACGCGAAACATCTCCTGGTCGCCGCCAACCCGATCTTCCCGCCGGAGATCCAGCTTCCCCGGATGTGGGTGCTGCCCGGCCCGATGCGGACCATCGGCTTCATCACTGCGTTCGTCAACCTGGCGCGGCTGTTCATGCCGGGGTGGTCGACGATCACCAACATCGCCAACCCGGCCGGCTGGATCAACCCAGTCAGCCCTGATGCGGCCCTGAACGTGCTACCGACCTACTGGCCGATCCAGCCCGCGTTCGTGGATGTGGTGACCGATCAGTCCCGGTGGACCTCGATGGGCGCCAACTGGCAGAACTGGCACGAGGCGTTCAAGGGGATGCTCACCGACGCGGGCTGCCAGATGCGCTTCTACACCTACCTGACCACCGACAAGGACAGCCCGAACGTGGAGCTGGCCTCGATCCTGGACCTGGCACCCGACCTGCTCTCGCTGATGGGCATCGACACCGGCAACCTCGCTGTCGACCTCACCGAGATCGCCGCCCCACAGCGCAACGCGATCTGTGTGGCCTTCGAGAACATCTCTGGTGTCACCGGCCCGACCGGCACCGCGGTGGACGGCCTGATCAACACCGTGGCCGTCACACTGGACGACCTGATCACGCCGTTCGCGATCGACCCCACCACCGGCAACGTGTTCGACCCGGCGCAGATCCTCAACGGCGAGCCGGTGGAATCGGCGACCGGGCTGGGCCAGACCTACCTGTTCGAGCAGCTGCTCGGGGTGGCGCCGGCGCCGCCCCAGGTGATCTGGTGGGACGGCTACTGGAACGGTCTGATGGAGACCGAGCTCATCTGGAACAAGGGTGGCGTCAAGACCATCATGACTGGGGGCAAATCGCCCACGCTGGTCAACTCCGCCATCGACTTCTCGATAAAGTACGCGCTCGCCCAACTATCGGCCGTATTGGACGAATGGCTGGGCGTCGCGGATTTCTCCGGCGTCATTCAAACACCGGGCACTCCGGGTTTGGACAATCTCTACAATGGACAGCTCGACAACACAATTTTAGCCTGGGAACGCTATACCGATCCTTTGCGCGCTTTATACAGCGGGGACATGGCGTGGCAGGAGCACTTCGAAAAGGGCTCCGGTACGGCCTACGTGCTGGCCAGCATCCTCACGCTGCGACTGGGCGACTGGAATACCAACCCCTATGCGGCGTTCAAGGCCAAGACGATCGACGGCTATCCCTGGATCGCCAACGTCGATTATCACGTCGGTGATCGTGTCGGTTTTGAGCGCAACGGAATTATCTGGGTCGATAATGTCATGGGAATTACCCGGGAATGGGACTGGGAAAAGCCGCTCACCACCACGGTGAAGATCGGCGACGACAAGCGCAAGGGCGACCCGATCGCGGCCGCGTTTCACACGATGGAGAACCTCTACACATTCGTGGGAACCCTGGCCGGACAGGGGACACTGTTCCAGTGACGACCTACAAAGAGCGCAATCCCCGGCGCCGCGGCAGCCAGCCCAACCGGGATTCCAAGTACGCCTTCCCCGGCTCGAACCCCTACGCCCGGTCCAGCCACGCGCCGTTGCTGGAGTTCGGCGAGTGGGGCGAGCTGACGCCCAAGACGATCCAGCAGGCCGGCCTGACCGGCGAAGCCCGCAAGCGCGCCCAGGAGCTGCTCAAGGTGCAGGCCGCCTACCTGGAGATTTACCAGGCGCTGGACTTCCCCAACGATCCCGAGGGCAACGTATGCGATCTGTCTGGCGCGCACATGACCCAGCCCAAGATCGCGATCGCCTGGACGCTGGCCCTGCTGGGCTTTCGGCGCACTGGGCGCGGCTACATCAAGAAACGCCACTACGACGTGCCCGGCGTCTACGACAACGCCTACTACTACGTCGACTCGCGCGCACCCGACGAGGCGTTCGAGGAACTGCGTCCCGAACACCGTTCTGGCGACTACAAGCTGCCACCGGACACCCGCCGGCTGGCCGCGATGCGCGACGGCGAGGAGCCCATGCAGTTCCCGCCGGGCTGGGCGGTCAAGCCCGAGGTCAACATCGAGTACATCGACCGCGACGAGTACCGCAAACGTTGCGCGACCGAGAACGCGGAGCGCCCGGAATCGGGCAGTGAGGATGAGCAGTCATGACCAGCACCCTGATCAACATCCCCGCCGCCACCACCTACGCGCCGGCCAGCAACCAGACCTCGACGGTCCCGCAGATCGGCTCGATCCTCTACATGGCCAGCTACCTGTTCCAGCTGGCGCTCTCGAGCGAGATCACCCCGCCCGACACGCCGAACATGTACTCGGGGCGCCTGGAGATCATGGGCGATCCCGGCGCGATCGACCTGTCGCCGCTGATGGGCCCGCAAGGATTTCCCGGCGATGCTTCATTCGCGCTCAGGCGCCAGGACACCCCGGTGGTCAACAGCATCGACGAGCTGCCGACCAACCTCACCGACACCACTACCGACATCGGCAAGTATTGGCAGATCGCCACCATCACGGGCGGCGTGATCACCGCCGTGTGGTCCTACGTCTGGTACGGCGACTCCTGGCGGGTGCTGCAGATCGGCACCTTCGGCCCTCCCGGTCCCACCCCGGAGATTTCGGTGGCGTGTGAGGCCATCCCGCCACAGAAGCTGCCGACTTACCCCGACACCACCAGCATCGTGCAGACCAGCGGGGATGCCCTGGACCCGTCGTGGATCTTCCAGCTGGCGGTCCCGGCCGGCCCACCCGGTCCGGTCGCCGCGGTGGCGACGTTCCCCGACGTGGACGAGACCAACATCGCCGTGATGGACGTGCTGGCGTTCTCCGGGCATTACACCGACCAGGCCAAGCCGATCTTCAAGCCGTTCTCACTGACCGGCTACGCCTGCCAGTTCTACAGCGTGCCGCAGTCGATCTTCCAGTCCTACTCCGGGTTTGCCCAGCAGGCGTTCATCGGCAGCTACGCGCTGCCGCCGCAGAACTTCGAGTGGACGCCGATCGTGTGGGGCCACATCGGGGAGGGCGGCGCGATGCTGTCCACCAGCCCGTTCACCGTGGGCTGCCAGGTGCTGCTGGGCTCTGACACGATGAACACCGGCTCGAACCCCAACGCTGGCCAGCTCATCGCCCGCGGCATCGGCAACACGCTGGGCGAGGTCAACATCGTCCCGCACTACAGCTACTCCCCCTACACCGGCACCACGCTGACGCCCGAGAACGGCGTGGCGGTCGTTCCCGCTCAACACACCGGGGACGAGGGCACGATTTTTCTCAACCTTTGGAACGATGGTTTATATGGCGCCTACAACTTCCAGCCGACCAACGCGCAGCTATTTGTGCTGGTGGTGCCCGTCGATCTGGCTGCCAGCATCCAGCCGTGGTGAGCACTGATGGCTAACGAACCGACGATCACCCAGCATGGCGACTGGCATTTGGTGCGGCTGGGCAACTGGGAGGTCAGCATCGCCCCGGACGGCCTGCTGATGCTGCCCCGGCACCTGCACCCGCGCGAGGTCCCCGAGTTCTGTGCGGCGATCACCGCTGCTGCCGAGAAAGCGACGGAAGTCGTCTCCGGCAATGAGGAAGCCGCTGCCGCAGCTGTGCCGGCCAAGCCCACCCCGCGCGGGCGACGCCAGGCGATGGTTGCCAGTGGTGACCTGCCACCGGGTGCTCAGCGCCGAAACATTGTGGCACGCACGGAAACCGGCCGCGGGGCCATCGGGCGCAACCGGCCACGCGATCTGCGCGAGCGCCGGGTCCCGCAGCCACCGGGACCGCCGGGGGTCACCAATGGCGGCAGATAAGCCGATGCGGCCCAAGAGCCCGCCGGTCCGGGTGGAAGTCCGTATCGGCGGCAAACTGCGGTTCGCCAACGACGTCTACGAACCGAGCCTTGTCAACGATGAGTTGACGGTCCTGCTCACCGCAGCCCTCAAGCCCACGATGGTGCCCGTGCAGGAGGCACCGGCGGGTAGCCAGCGTGATGAGTTCGCCGCCGACCCGCGCAACGGCACGCAGATTCTCATGCAGATCCACAACGGCGTGCGGGAGGCCCCTGCGCCACCGCCTACGCCGACACCTGTCCCGCCCGAATCCGGGCAGACCGCCGCACCCTTGCCGGGACGGCGACCGAGCACGGCCAAGCGCACCAGGAGGAAACGATGACCACCCCGGTCGGGCAGTCCCTGACCTACTTCCCGGTCACCGGCGACTACCAGAGTGTCAACGCCCCACTGCCCCAGTCCACCACCAGTGCGCCGATCATGGGCCCGATCCAGGGACTGGTCACCTTCACCCCCCGCGTGCCGGCCGGGTGGGTCGCCTACGTCGCCGACTACCAGATCAGCCAGGACTCCAACAACACCCAGACGGTCCAGATCATCGGCGCGATCACCGGCGGTGCCTGGACGCTGGGTTTTCAGGGCGTGTGGACCGCGCCCATCGCCGCGGGTGCCACCGCCGCCGAGGTGCAGGCCGCCCTGGGCGCGCTGGAAACGGTCGGCACGCCGAACGTGACGGTCACGGGCAATGACGGCGGTCCCTACACGGTGGAGTTCGTCGGCACGCTGGCCAACCAGCCGTTGCCGCAGTTACTGTCCAGCGTGGGCACCCCGGCCACCGGTGGGCTGACCGTGTCGTCGGGGTCGCCCTACATCACCGTGGTGATGCTGCAACCCGGCTCGGTGAGCCGGGTGGCGCCATGCGCTATCGCGATCCCGCCGCTGGTGGCGCGCATCTGGACCACCGGAGAGCTCAGCGCGATCAACGTGGCCGACTCCGCGGGCGTCGAGCTGGTCGCCAACACCGAAGTGCTCGACCTGACCTACGACCTGATCTATGACGTCACGTTCAACAGCATCACCTACGCGGGCCAGCCGCAGTCGCTGGCGCCGTTCGCGTTCATCGCGCCCACTGACGGGACGCCGGTCTGCCTGACCGACCCCAACCTGGCGCGGATCGGCTTCGTCGGCCCGCTGGCCACCACCTGGTTCCCCGGTTGGACTCCGAGCCCGACCATCACCGGCGCGACTATCACGCCGCTGACCGTGGTGTCGGTCGGCGCCGGAGTGTCCTCTGTGGTGGCCTAAATGACCAGTGCCACCACCACCACAACGACGTCGGCGATCGCCGCGGTCGGCGATACCAGTTTCCTGGCGAACTACCTGATCAACGCGCGGCTGTACGCGGTGGTGGTGCCACCGGGAGCCGAGCAGGAGTTCGTGGCGACCTTCGAGGTCAACGGCAGCCAGGGCACGCTGACGATGGCGGCGATGATCGGCCCGCAGGGTCCCAAGGGCATCGACATGTTCGCCCTCTACCTGCAGACCGACGACATCGAGACACCGGCCGACCTGCCGACCACCCTGCAGGACACGGTGGCTGACCAGGGCAAGTTCTGGGTCTTCGACGACGTGGACAACCTGGGCAACATCATCGGCTCCTCGGGTTACATCTGGTTCGGTACGGGCTGGCGCCGGATCATGATGGGCACCCCCGGTCCTCCCGGGGTTGTGCCGGTGATCACCCCCAGTGTGGCGCTCGTGCCACCCACCGAGGACTCCGAGGTCATCCCCGGCGGCACGGCGGCGTTCCCCACGATGGAATTCGACCTGGCCGCACCGGCGGGCCCACAGGGACCGGGCGCCGCGCTCGCGGTGGCACCCGACGTGGACCTGACCACTAACCCGCCAGTCGTGGGTGACGTGCTGGGCTGGACCGGCGCGTACACCACCGACACCGCACTGATGAGTCCCACCAGCCTGACCGCGGTGCTCACCAGCGCCGGCTCGCTGGTGGCCGGCAGCTACAGCTATGTGGTCACCGCCGTCAACAGCTCGGGAGAGTCCACCCCGTCCAATGAGGTGAGCGTCACCCCGGCCTCGACCGGCGCGGTGGGACTGGCCTGGTCGACCGTGGTCGGCGCGACCAGCTACAACGTCTATCGCGGGAACACCGCCGGCGGCGAGAACCTCAACCTGGCCAGCGTCACCACCCCGGCCTACACCGACGACGGCACGGCCACCGGCACGGCGGCCACGCCGCCCACGGTGAACAGCGCGACCACCCAGTACCCGATCTGGGTTCCGGTCAACGTCAGTGAGCTGATCCCCGCTCCCTTCTCCATGCCGGAGAACGCCTTCTCCAGCTACACCGGGCTTTCCCAGCGCGCACCGATCGGCTCGTTCGCGCTGCCCGCGCAGCCCTATGCCTGGACCCCGATCGTGTGGGGCCACATCGGCGCGTTCGGCATCGAGCTCTCGGCCAACCCGCTGATGATCGGCTGCGAGGTGCTGCTCGGCGACACCACCACGGGCCAGCTGGTGGGCCGTGGCTTCGGCAACACGCTCGGTGAAGTCAACGTGATGCCGCACTACTCCACGCCGTCCATCCCGGCGCAGGCGATCAGCCCGACCAACGACCTGGCCGTGGTCCCGGCCAACCACACCAACCCGGCCCAAGGGACGGTCTACGTCAACCTCTACAACGACGGCGACATCGGGATCTATATGTTTTCCCCCACCGACGCCCAGCTGTTCGTCATGGTCATCCCCGTCGACCCGGCACCGACCACCGGCTCGGGCGGCTCGGGAACCACCGGCGCGCCGACAGCCACCCCCAGCCTGCTGACCTCCATCGAAACCCTGCTCAGTGGCCTGCTGACGCTGGACCCGACCACCATCTCGGCCGACCTTTCCACCGTGATCTCCACCCTGCAGGGCTTCCTGGGCGGCGCGGTCGCCAACATCACCACGATCCCGACCACCATCGTGACCTCGATCCAGTCGGCATTGAGCGGCGTGACGAGCCTGTTCGACCCGACCACCATCACCACCGACCTTGCGGGCGCGGTGACTACGGTGCAGAACTTCCTCACCAGCATCGGCTTATAGGCAGCTGGTCTTGGCTGGGGCGATCGACCTCTACGCCGGCAGTCCCTCGATTGCCGGCTCCAACCTGTTCCAGATCGACCACAACCCGCTGGATCAGCTCGACCAGGGCATCCAGGACGTCATCGGGCAGGGCTCCTCGGGGCTGGGCGCCAACATCCTGACGGCGATCGAAACCGTGGCCCAGGCGATCATCGACACCATCCTGGGCCTGCCGATCGACACGCCACTGAACTTCTCCACCGACGTCAACGCCGCGCTGGGGATGCTGGGCAGCTTCATCGACAACCTGCTCACCTTCCTGGGCGATCTCAACCCGCTGGACCCGAACTTCCTGTCCAACATGGAGCAGTACGCTGCGCAGTTCATCGAGTCCATCCTGGCGCCCACCGGCATCTTCGATCTGGCCCAGCAGATCATCGACGCGCTGACCGGCGAGAGCAACTCCTCGATCTCTGGCCTGCTCACCTGGCTCGACGGCTTCTACAACGCGCTGACCGGCGGCGCGTCCTCGACGCTGGCCGGCGTGGAGAGCTTCTTTACCAACCTGCTCTCACTGTTCGGGCTGTCCGGCTCGGCGCTGACCGCCTCGGGCTTTGATCCGTTGACGGCGATCGAAACCTTCATCACCGACATCCTGGCGCCCAACGGACTAACCACCCTGATCACGAACCTGATCGGCAGCATCAGCACCGACCTGGGTGCGGTATGGGCGGCGATCACCGGGATCGCCGGGGCGACGGTCACCGACGTTCAGACCCTGTTCTCCAACCTGGCGTCGCTGTTCGGCATCGACCTGTCCAGCCTGAGCAGCGGCACCTTCGATCCGCTCACGGCGATCGAGAACTTCATCACCAACATCCTGCAACCGAACGGCCTGACCGACTGGATCACCAACCTGCTCTCGGGGCTCGGGATCAGCGCCAGTGGTATCAGCGCGACCGTGCTGACGGACTTAGAAAGCATCATCGGTGACATCGGCTCGCTTTTGACCGGCGCGAACGTACCGGCGCTGCAGACCGTGATCGACGACTTGCAGTCCGTGATCGACGCGCTCACCGGCGGGACCGGTGTGATCGCCGACATCACGACCACGATCACGGATGCGATCAGCAGCGCGGCGTCCCTGGCCCAGGGCATCATCGACACGCTGACCGGCAGTGCAGCAGGCACCGGCACACTCGGTGATCTGGTCACGTCGGTGCAGAGCATGGTCAGCAATGCCGTCAGCAGCGCCGTGAGCACCCTGACATCGCTGGTCCAGGGCGTCATCGACACGCTGACCGGAGCTGCCTCGGGCACCGGGACACTGGCCGACCTACAAACCTGGCTGGCCAACCTGCTCTCGATGTTCGGGGTCAACCTGACCGACCTGACCAGCGGCACGTTCGACCCGCTGACCACGATCGAGAACTTCATCACGAACATCCTGGCGCCCAACGGGCTCTCGACCATGCTCGACAACCTGCTGTCCTCGCTGGGCATCTCGAGTAGCGGCATCAGCGCCACCGTGCTCACCGACCTGTCGTCCATCGCCAACGAGATCGGGTCGCTGCTAGGGATCTCCAACATCCCCGATCTGCAAACGCTGGTAGACACCCTGACCGGCGGCTCGGGATCGGCGATCAGTGCCGTCGCCAGCATCCCGGCCGCGATCGGCGGGGTGATCGACACTCTGATGCAGGGCTGGGGCGCCACCGGCTCGGGCTACACGCTGGCCGACCTGCTCAACGCGGCGATGAGCATCCCGTCGCAGGCCGTGGCCGGCGTGCTGGGCGGCACCAACATCGGCACCGCGATCGAGGGTGTCATCGACTCGGCCGTGCAGGCGCTGTCCAACGACGCCACGTCGGCCGGCAACGGCCTGTCGGTGTTCACCAACCTGCTCAACGACCTGTCCAACATGCTCGGGTTCAACTCGACCGGCGCGGCACCGGCGGGCTCGCTGACCGCGATCGCGCAGACCAACTCCGAGTTCATCAACCAGCAGTCGGTGACTCAGCCGCTGTCGGCCAACGTGGACCCGACCACCGACGCGGTGTTCCCGCTGTCCAACCTCGCCAGCCTGGGAACTCCGGCCTCACTGCCGCTGGTCGCACTCACCGCCGCCAACAGCGTCGTCGGGTTCATCTCCACGGTGTACGGCGGCGTCAAGGAATCCATCGACTGGATCGGCTACCCGCAAGGCGGCAGCATCGCCGGGATGACCGGGCTCTACCTCAACATCTGGTCGATCAACACCACCACCGGCGTTCCCACGCTGGTGTGGCAGACGCCCGCCAGCATCCTCAACCAAGTCTCCATCGACACCAAGCCGGACTGGAACGCGCTGAACCTGCCGACCGCCAACTTCATCAGCTCGGTGCAGGGCGCGATCTACGCCGTCGAGATGGTGCTGACCGGATCAGGGCAGTACAACGTGGTCGGGATGGCCAACGCGATCCCGGCCAAGACCGGCGTCATCCCGGCGATGATCGGTGCGCAGCGTGGTGGCGCGACGGCCACCGCGCCTAACAGTCTGCCGGTCATCGGCACCGCGCCCAGCTTTGTCTACGACGCCTCGACCCCGTGGTTCGGGATGAGCGGCACGGCAGGCCAGACCCAGTACGTGCCCAACCTGGTGCAGCTGTCCACACCGGCCGGGCCCACCTCGATGGTCAACCCCGCGGTGAGCAACGGATGGGCGAACTACTTCGACATCGTGGTCTGCGGTGCCGGTGGCGGCGGGTCCTCCGGCGGCCTGGTTACCGGAGGCGACGGCGGCTCGGCGGGCCTGTGGGCGGCGGCGACGTTCACCAGGGCCCAGATGGGCACGGCCAACATCACCGTGCAGGTGGGCGCCGGCGGTGCGGGTGGTCAGGGGCCCGGTCAGAACGGGGGCAGTGCGGGCACAGCGAGCTACGTCAGCGTGCCAGGACAGGCCACCATCACCGGCGCGGGCGGCGCGGGCTGTGACAACGAGAGCGGAGGGCTCACGGCCGGCGCCGGTGTGGAGGCCGGCAACTACCCGCACAACACCGCACACGGCGCGACGAACACCTACTACGGCGGCCTGGGCGGCGCGACCGGGCAGACCTACGGGGCGCAACCCGGCGGTGGCGGCGCAGGGGGAAACGCCGACATCTACGGCTCATATATCTCCGGTGGCAACGGCGGCCCCGGTGTGGTCTTTATCCTGGCATATCAATAGGAGGCGTCGTGCCGGGCCAGATCACCTTTGAGGTCATCGCCGTCCAGTCCGTCACGGCACCCTTCGACGGCATCGGCGGCTTGTCGAGCTTCTTCACCCAGGGTGCCGCCGCACCGTTTAGCGCCGAGGGCTCCCTGGACGCGTTGCAGACGGCGATCACCGTGTTCTCCGGCGAGGGCAGCCTGACGATGGCGCTGCCGACACCGGCGCAGTTCGAGGGCGTAGGAGAGCTGTCCGGCGCGATCGCGGTGCCACTGGATGCCCAATTCGGCACCGAAGGGCTGCTCAACGACGTACCCTCCGTGGGGGTCAATCCGGTGTTCGGCGCCGAAGGTGTACTCGACGCCGAGATGATCGCCGCGCTGGACGCCCCGTTCAACTCCGAGGGCGATTTCGGCGCGATCATCCCCGTGTTCGGTGACGCCGATTTCAGCACCACCGGCACGCTCGGTGTCACGGTCACGACGCTGGCTCCGGGTCAGGCGCTGTTCGCCGCAGTCGGTCAGCTGGGCGCCGACGTCGAGATGATCGAGTTCCTCGACGGACAGTTCTCCAGCGAAGGCTCGCTATCCGCCGAGGCGGCCGAGGGCCTTCCGGCCGAGTTCGACAGCACCGGGACGCTGGACGCCGATGTGCTGGCGATCGACGTGGTGAGCGCGCAATTCAGTGCGGAGGGCGTTTTCACCCCGGCTCCCAGCGCGGGGATGGATGCACAACTGCCCAGTTCCGGGCAGTTGTCGGTCAGCATCCTGGCCGTCGCCATCGTCGCAGCGCAGTTCAACGGCGAGGGGCAACTCGACTCGGCCCTCGTCGAGGTGATCGCCGCCGAGTTCACCGCTTCTGCTTCGCTGGCTGCCGCGGTGGTTGAGCGCGCCGAGAGCGACGGCATCTTCAGCGGTGAGGCCGCGCTGGACGGGATCTCGGGTGCGGCCCTGGACGGCGAGCTCGACGGCGCCGGCCAGCTCAGCCTCGTGGTCGTCGCCGGCATGGGAACCGCAGCGCCGTGGAGCGGCGAGGGGTCGCTCGCGGCGGTGGTGGTACCGGCGGCTGCTGGCGCGTTCGCTGGGACCGGCTCGCTGGATGCGGCCGTGGTCGGAGTCGGCCAGGCCGAGGCGCTGTTCTGCACCGTCGGTGAGCTGGGGTGCATCGTCACGCCTCGCATCGCACTGACGGCGCAGTTCACCGGAGGGGGCCAGCTGGGCGCGGCGGCGTGGGCGGGTATCGACGCCAACTTCTCCAGTGAGGGCACGCTGATCCCGCCGCGCAACCCGTACACGATTTACATCGCCGACCAGGGGTATTACACGCTAAACAGCTGGGACGGCTTTGTTTACACGACGCTGGCCGGTCCTGCCGGCGCTGGAGGCTACTACCTCGGACCCGCTTATATGGGCTCCGACCTTAGCACCGGCATGGTCTATATGGCCGACTATTTCTACCCGTATCAGATCATCACCTGGGACGGGGCAACAGTTGGAGCGATATTGGGCGGCCTGGACACCCCTGGGGACCTGAACTACCCCAACGGTGTCGCTGCGGCCAACGGTCTGGTGTACGTCGCTGACACGCAGAACTACCGGATCGTGACCTGGGACGGCGCCACCGAGGGGGTACTGCCGCTCACGTTGGCCGGTCCCACCGACGTGGCCGTTGACAGCAAGGGCGTTCTCTATATCGCCGATAGCTACGGCCACGCCGCGTACTCCTGGGACGGCACCACACAGCAGCCCCTGCCGCTTCCGGACGGGTTTAGTCCTATGACGCTGGCTACAGACCCGCAGGATAACGTCTACTTCCTTGCCACTTGGCCCTTAGGTGTGCAGAAGTGGGACGGATCGACCATGCAGGATGTCGAGATCCCCGGCATAACCGCCAACTCCGGAGGTGGTGGCATCGGAGTTGACCCCGGTGGCCTCCTCTACATAGCCGACAGCAGCAACAACCGCATCGTGACCTGGGACGGCACGACGCTGACCCAGCTCCCAATCCCCTCGACTTCTTGGCCCGTTGGCCTGGCGTTCCTGCCGACAGTTCCTGCGGTAGTGGGCATCATGGCGCCACGTGAGGCCGCTGCCGAGCTCTCCGGCGTGGGCACTCTCTCAGCATCCACGGTCCCGTCCACGAGTCGCTCGGGCGCGCTGAGCGCCACCGGCACGCTGGCCGTCACCGTGGTGGCCAGGCAATTCGCCGCGCCCGCGTTCTCGGGCGGTGCGTCGCTGCAAGCCACCGCGTCCCCCAAGAGGGCCACCAATGCGGGACTGAGTGCCAGCGGGACTCTGTCGAGCACGGCCTCGGGCACGGTGACCTTCCAGCCCTTCACCGTGGAAAACACCAACCTCTACGGCCAGCCCGTTCCGGCCGGCGCAGTCGGCTGCTACGTCACCCTGATCGGCGGGGGTGGTGCCGGAGCGACTAACAGTGGCACCACAGCCGGCGGCGGTGGTGGTGGCGGTGGGATGATCACCCGCACCTGGATTCCGGTGGCCTCACTGGGATCGACGTACTCGGTGGAACGGGGAGGTCCCTCTGTCTCGCCCGGGACCGGGGGAGGGCCATCCTGGTTCACCTCGGGCTCGGTCAGTCTCTATGGCAACGGCGGTAGCGGAGGCGGCGATCCGACGGCTGGTGCTGGAGGCACCACCAGCGTCGCGGGAATTACCGCGACGGCATTGACGGGCGGCGCTGGAGGAACCGGAGCCGGTAGCGGCAACGCAGCCCCTGCTGTGTCAACGGGCGCGCCTGGCGGTGGCGGTGGCGGCGGTCAGTCCAGCGTCGGGGGCGCCGGCGGCAGTAGCGCAACGGTAGCTGGCGGAGCAGCAGGAGCCGCGTCAGCCGGTGCCGGTGGCAGCCCCGCCGCCTCCGCGGCCGGTAACGGGGGAGCCGGCGGCGGAGGCGGCGGCTCGTCTCTGTCGACCGGAGCCGGTGTCGGTGGCGCGGGGGGCGCCTACGGCGGAGGAGGCGGCGGAGGCGGCGCAGCTCTGTCGGGAAACGCCGGGGTCGGCGGCCTTGGCGGCACCGGCTACACGCGCGTGGAGTGGGTGGATGAGACGGGTGCTCCCCCGTCCTACGCTGACACGTTTGCTCGCGCCAATGCCACCACCCTGGGCAGCGACTGGATAAATATCAGCGGAACCATGATCATCGACACCAACCGGGCCATCGGCGGGACCACGTCAACCACCTGGAACCTTGCCCGTTACTACGCGCCCGCGCCATCCGACGACATGTTTGCCGAGGCCGACTGGGGTTCTACCGACATCGCCAACAACTCGGCTTACATCATGATCGGGGCGAACAGCACAGATACCGACTGCGCGATGCTTTATAACTGGAACAACCAGTATTTGTTCCTGAACACGTTCATCAACAACACGCAGACCCAACGCGCCTCGTGGGCAGGCGATCCCTCCGGTCATGTCCGGATTCAGCGCGTCGGCAACGTCTACACCGCCTTGGTTAATGGCACCGCGCGCGTCACCTGGACCGACAGCAGTAACGTGCTAACCCGAGACGTCAACCACCGCAACTTCGTCATCGGGTCCGACCGCAAGTCATCGACGGGCTACGGGTACCTGCAGAACTGGACGGCGGGAACGCCATAATGCCGGGCACACTGGGTTTCCAAGTCGCGATGCTCGTCAACGCCGCGAGCGAGTTCTCCGGCGAGGGCGAACTCGTCGTGGCCGGCGGCCCCGCGATCGACGCCGCGTTCAACAGCGAAGGACAGCTGAGCACCCGGGTCGAGGCCACGGCCCAATTCAATGGCGAAGGCCAGCTCGACGCCGAGACCGAGCAGATCGCCCAGCTTGATGCGCCGTTCAACTCCGCCGGTTACCTCTCGGTCGTGGAGCTGGAGCTGCTCGACGCGCCGTTCAACGGCGAGGGCACGCTGACGGCGCAGCTCGCTGCGGCACTCAAGGCGCCGTTCTCATCGGACGGCACGCTGAGTGCGATGGTCATGGGCAGTGCGGACTTCAACGGCGAAGGCCAGCTCGACGCGGCGCTGCAGGCCACCGTCGATGCGGAGTTCAACACGGAGGGCCAACTGGCCCCGTCCGCGCTGAAGATGCTTTACCCGCAGTTCAACGGCGAGGGCACGCTGGATGCCCGTGTCGAGGAGGGTGTGGCCGCGCGGTTCGGCGCGCAGGGCTCGCTGTCGGTCGTTGTCGAGACGCTGGCGCAGTTCAGCGGCGAGGGTCAGCTCGACACTGAAGTCCAGGCCGCGTTGGGTGCCGGATTGGGCGCCGAGGGTCAGCTCAACATCGGGCTGATCCAGGGCGCGGTGATCGAGTTCGATGCCGAGGGCACGCTATCCGCGCAGGCACTGGAGGGTGCTCCGGCGGGGTTCTCGTCGGAGGGCTCACTGGATGCGCTGGTCGGCCAGCTCGCCTACCCCGAGTTCGAGGGCGAAGGATGGCTGAGCGCCGATGCCACCCAGATACGCCCCGGCGAGGCTTTGTTCTCCGGTGAGGGATCGCTACAAGTCGGTGTTGCCGCGCCGCTCGGAGCGGACTTCGGCGCCGATGCCACGTTAGGTGCATCGGCGCTCGCCGGTGCTGCCGGGCCGTTCAACGGCGAGGGCACGATGAGCACCGCCATCGCGGTGCCACTGGACGCGGAGTTTTACGCCGACGCCACTCTGGTATCTGACACCGTGCCGGTACAGCCCGGCGAGGCGCTTTTCCCGGCCGAAGGATCGCTACAGGTCACGGCGGCCGCGCAACTCGACGCGCCCTACTGCGCGACCGGGACACTGGCGACGCAGATCAGCGCCATCGTCGACATCGAGGTCGTCTGGTTCGATGCCGGTGGCACTTTGAGCGCGGCGGTGGCCGAAGAATTCGACGTGCTGTTCGAAGGCGCGGGCGTCCTTGTGTTCGACGCGGTGGAGGCGTTCCCGCGCAGTGCCGTCTTCTCATCGGCCGGCACGCTTGCGGCCGATGCCGTCGAGGCGTTCCCGCGCGACGCGGAGTTCTCGGCAATCGGCACGCCAGGCGCCGGCGCCGACGCTGGGCTGGATGCCCAGTTCCGGGCGGTCGGGGCATTGGATGCGGTGGTCGTTGCGGGGATCGCGGCGATCTTCGACGCAGAGGGCTCGTACCTGCCGCATGAGGCCGAGGTCATGCACCCCGAGTTCGGCGCCACCGGCACGCTGGACGCGCTGGCCGAACAAACTATCGACGCGCAGTTCACCGGGACGGGGTCGGCGAATGCGAGCGCCCAGGTTGGTGTGAATGCCGCGTTCAGTGCGCAGGCAACTCTTGTCATCACCAATCTCGAATCCGAGGTCATCACCCCCGATGGAACGACGAAGACCATCGTGCTGGAGAACGTGAACGACCTGGAGGACTTCGTTCCCGATGGACTTCAGTCCTGCTACGTCACCCTCATCGGCGGCGGTGGCAGTGGTGGTAACGGCAACAACGCCGCTGTCGCCGGTGGTGCTTCGGGTGGTGGCGGCGGTGGCCGCATCGACCGGGTGTCTATTGATCCGAGCCTGCTGGGCACCACGTTCAGCGTCGTTACGGGCGTGGGGGGCAACTCGCCCAGCGGCGCTCAGGCCCACGGGATCGCGGGCAGCGCCTCCACCTTCACTTCTGGCAGCGTCGCCCTGTCAGCGGGCGGTGGTCAGGGTGGCACTGGCGGGAGCATGGCCGACCCTATTCCTGGTGGCGCGGGTGGCACCTGTTCGGCCACGGGTGTTTCGGTTACGAGCTACACGGGAGGCGCGGGGGCGGCGTCGGATACCACTACACCGGCCGGGTCGTCGGCTCCCAGCACCTCGAATAACCAGGGCTCCGGCGGTGGCAACGGCAACTGCACCTCTGGCGCTCCACCCACCAAGGGTGGCTCGTCGCTCTATGTCGCCGGGGGCGCGCTGGGGCAGATGCCGCCCAGTGCGGGTCTAGGCAACGGCGGCGCCGGCGGCGGCGGTCAGGGCGATAGCAACAGCGCGGGTGCCCAAGGTGGCCTCTACGGCGGCGGTGGTGGTGGCGGTGGCAGCACCATCTTGCTGGGCACGCCCGGTACGGGTGGGCCCGGCGCGCAGGGGTACGCGAAGGTGGAGATGGAAGTCTTCATCCCGGCCGATGCGACACAGCTGGACCCTGTCTCGCTCGAAAACACCAATGTCGTCAACGCGCCGGTGCCAAACTGCTCGGGCATGTACGTCACCCTGATCGGCGCGGGGGGCGCCGGTACGGTGGGTCCCGGCTCCGGTGGCGGCGGCGGTGGCCGCATCGCGCGAGTGTGGATACCGATAGCGAGCCTGGGGTCTACTTACTCGATCACCAGGGGCCTTGGGGTCGCTGGGGCAAACGGCGGGGCCTCCACCTTCACCTCTGGCGCCGTCACGTTGTCGGCCGGTGGCGGCGTGTGGGGTGGGAGCACCCACGCTGGGGGAACCTGCGTGGTCAGCGGCGTTGCGGCCAGCAGCTATCCCGGCGCTGCAGGGAGCACTGCTGCGGGTACAGCATCTGCGGCTGCCGGAGCCGGAGGCGGCGGTGGTGCCGGGTACACCGATGGCGGATCGGGCATCCTCTACGACAACGGGGGGAACGCCGGGGGAAACTCCACCGCATCAACTCCCGTAGTTACGGGTGGAGCAGCGGGTCAGCCCGGCAAGGCCCAGGACCCGCAGCTTGGTGGCGGCTCAGGCGGCGGCGGTGCAGGGTCGAACGCGTATGGGGCCGCCGGGTCCGGTGGACTTGGTGGTAACTACGGCGGTGGTTCGGGTGGTTCTGGGAACAGCCAGTATGGGAACGGAGCGTCCACGCCCGGTGGCGGCGGCTACACGCTGCTGGAATACACACCCATCGCGCCGATCAACCGCAACGTGAGGTTCACCGGCGGTGGCCAGCTCGGCTTCAGCAAGTTCGTCGCCAGCACCTACATCGCCCGGCCGCAGTTCAACACGGCGGGTCAGCTGGGCGCAGCCGTTCTCAAGGGCGCACGCCCCTCGTTCAACGCTCAGGGCAGCCTCAGTGTGGATATCAAGATCGTCCAGAGATTCGGCCTCAACGCCGCCTTCAGCGCGTCCTCGCAGCTGGCGGCGGGAATGATGACCGCTTCCCACGCCGCGCAACTATCCACCTATACGGCCTCGGGCAGCTTTAGCGTTCCCGACTGGTGTGACGCCTACGACGAGATCGCGCTGGGCGGCGGCGGCGGCGGCCAGGGCGGTGGCGTGGGCTACGTCGCCGGCAGCGGCGGTGACCGGGGCGCCTGGGGTGCGCTCACGGTGGTACGCGGCCGAGACATCACCATGACCAACAGGTCGGGAACCATCGCGGTCGGCGGTGGTGGTGCAGCCGGTGGTGATGGCGGCCAAGGGAGCAGCTCCACCGTCACTGCATCCGGCACATCTCTGACCGCGACCGGCACGGGTGGTGTGGGCGGCAAAGCAAGAAGCTCCTACGACAACAACAACGCGGGCCGGGGAGCGTATGCGCTGAACTGGACTAACGCCTTCGGCAGCGTGGTATCCATCGCCGGGAGTGCCGACACGGGCACGGTCGGGTCTAACGCCAACGGTCAGGCTGCCAATGCTCCCGGTGGCGGTGGTGGTGGTGGTGGCGGCGGTCTTGTGGTCAACCTCGGCAACGGCATCGTGGGCGCCGCGGGGCGCTGCTTCGTCAACTTCTATCAGACCCAGCCCCGGCCCACGATCCTGATCCCGTCCACGGTGTATTACCAGAGCACGGTCTACGCGGACAACGTACCCGCCACCTGGCAATACATGAACAACTTCAACGCCGATGCCAGCAAGAACGGCGGTCAGACGGGCACCGATGACACGGGCAACGGCGAGTGGATCATGGCCGATACGAACATGTACGCCAATATCACCCACATCGTGCTGGGCTACGACTATCTCAACAACCTGGATGGCGGCTGGGGCACGAGCTACACCGAAGGCTGCACGGTCTACGGGTGCAACGATGCCGGGGTGGACTGGCCGACGAGCTGGACGCCGATCACCACCACTCCCACCTACGCCAGCACCGGCGTGCAGAACGGCCTCGTCGGTATCCGCATCAACGGGGCTTACCGCTGGATTCTGATCGCCTCGGCCGGCTATCTCTGCCTGACCGAGTTCGAGGTGTGGCGGTCATGATCGCGTGCTTACCGCCAAGGGCGAGATACGATCATCGCGTGGGAAATCACACCCTTGTGATTAAGAAGGATGGACGATGGCCATAGCAGTAGCAACGACCCGGCAGGCGTTGGCGAACGCCTACGTCGCGCTGGGGACCTACATCGGGGCGGCTCCTAGCGACCCCGGCACGTCTGCCACTCCGGCCAGTGAAGCCACCGGTGGCAGCCCCGCCTACGCACGCCAGGCGACCAGCTGGACGCCAGGCTCCGGTGGCAACGCCGCCGGCTCCGCGGTCACCCTCGACGTGCCGGCCAACGACTACAACTACATCCTGCTGTGCGGCGACGCAGCCGGGAACACCATGATCGACAAGGTCAGCGTGTCCCAGGTGTCGATGAGCGGCCAGGGCCAGCTTGTCATTACACCGTCGTTCGTCATCCAGTAACCCGACACTCCCGGCGCGCGTTCACGGTTAACCCGGCCACGGGCAATACCGTGGAATTATGCAGGTCGGGTCAGCGCGCGGCGCCTTTGGTGTCGTGGTATGGCCCGCCTATATCGGCGTGGTCACCAGCGCCGGCGTCGAACCCGAATTCGGGTGGGACTACAACCGCGGCCAGATCCGCTGGAGCGTGTGCGACGGCGAGGTCATCGGCGAGGCCAGCGTCGAGGTCCCCGGCTCCGTCCTGGATTACACCCACGTCATCTACACGCATCACCCCACCAAGATGCCGTACTGGACGGTTCAGAAATTCTCCCATCCCTTTCACCTGCCGCAAGGGGGCACCATCCGGCTGTCCCGGATCACTGAACGCGACGTGACACCACTACGACCCGATCCGGTGCTCCATGACTAGGCCGCTGTGGCTCGCGCTGCTGATCGCCTTCATCGTCCTGGCGCTCCTGGCCGCGATGGTCATCCTGGACTACCACCACTCCCTGCCGCAGCTGCCGGAGCCACAGCCCGAACCGGCTATTTACCCCGGGGCGGTGATGACATGACCAAGGCAGGGCTCTACCTGATTCTCTGCGGGATTGTCGTGCTGATGATCGGCGCAGTGATCCTGCTCAACGCGTGCGCGCCGCCGCACCGGCCGCGCCATCTCTGCTACGACGACGCCCGGTTCTGCCCACGCGCAGCGATCCTGCACGAACAGCCCCAGCCGCTCGTCGGGTACGGGCAGCGATGACCGAGCTGAGATTGGACTACGACCGGAGCCTGGTCCCGCAGGTCACGGCCTGGTCCTGTGGAGCGGCCGCGGCCGAGATCATCTTGGACAGCCTGGGCCGCAATCCCGGTGAGTGGCAACTCATTTCAGAAATTGGCACCCACACCGGCGGCACCGATCACATCGGATGGATAGTAGATCGCAGCCTGCGCAAGCGGGTGCCCGAGGCTGACTACCGGGTCGTGGAGATGCCGCGCGACCCGCCGACCGACTCGCAGGCCGAGGCGCTCTGGCAACACATCACCCGCTCGATTAGGGCCGGCTTCGGGCTGCCGATGAACTGGGTGGTCCCGGCCAACAACCGCCCGCGCGGCGTCAAGGGCTCCATCAGTCCGGGTTATCCCGCGTCCACCACCTACCACTACGTCGCCTGCATGGGTTTCGCCGAACATGAGGCCGCCGCCAACGTGCCGGGTGGGCGCGCGGTGTGGATCGCCGATTCGGCCAACTTCGGCAACATCCAGGGATTCTGGATCAGCTTCTGGCAGTGCGCGACGCTGATCCCGCCCAAAGGCTACGGCTGGGCCGCGGCCTCGCCGATCGTCGTTGAGCCGCCGCCGGCGGTCGTCGCGCCGCCGGCGCCCGGTGACGTCGACCGGGTGGGGCTGCTGACCGAGCTGATGGGCAACGCGGTGACCCGCGAGCGGTACGCGGAGCTGCTGGCGCATGTGGCCGACGCGCTGGTGCGTACCGACTGCCTGACCGTCGACCGCATAGCCATGTGGATCGCCCAGATCGGGCACGAAAGCGTCGGCTTGAAATACTTCCGCGAGCTCTGGGGGCCCACGCCCGATCAGTTGACCTACCAGGGCAGGATGGGCAACGACCAGCCCGGGGACGGGCAGCGGTACCTTGGACGGGGCCCCTTGCAGGTCACCGGGAAAAACAACTACCGAAACCTCTCGAAGTGGGCCTTCGACCGCGGTTATATCGAGGACCCGCAGCTGTTCGTGACCAACCCCGAGCTGCTGGAAACACCCGAGTTCGGCTTCATGGGCGCCATCTGGTACCTCACCGAATGGCATAACTGGTATTCGGGCCGCGAGCCGATCATGGTGATGGCCGACCGACGCGACATCCGGGGCGTCACGCACGCGATCAACGGCGGCTACAACGGGCTGCCCGACCGGGAGGGCCGCTACAACCGGGCGCTGGGCCGCGGTGATGCCCTCCTGGCACTGGTGAGCGCGCCCGAATCCGGGCAGGAACCGCCCGACCTGGAGCCCGAACTGCCCTATGTGCCGCCCGGGCCGGAACCCGAGCCGGAATTGCCCTATGTGCCACCGCCCGGGCCGCCTACCACGATTCCGCTGATGCCATCGCCCGAGCAGTGGGACCAGATGATGGCGCTGCAACGCGAGACACTCGACCTGGTGCGCGACCTGGCCGAGGTCACCGTCCAGATCGCCGGACTGCTCACCGAGCAGGTGAACCGATGAGCATCGAGGACCTGCGCCGGGCCGCCGAGCGACTGGCGACCGCCGCACGGATACCGCCCACCGAGGCGGCGCCCCAGCTCCCCGTCACCGGCCTGGTCGCCTCCATCCAGGAGGAGCTACTGGCCCAGCCGTGGCTGCGCGAGGTGTACCCGGGCCTGTCGGTGACGGGGATACTCGACGGCGCGACCAAGGCCGCGCTCACCGAGTTCCAGGAACGTGCCGCGCAGTTCGGGGCCCAGCTCACCGCGATCCCGCTCTCACTACCCCAGCCCCAGGCGCAAATGAGCGCCCAGTGGCAGCTGCCGCCGGTGCGCGCCGCAGCGCGTCAGCCCCGCGGCTGGTTGGCCGCGGTGATCTCGCTGGTGGGGATGCTGATCACGGTGCTGACCCTGATCACCGGCCTGGGCATCCTGTCGCCCGACGCCCGCGACGCCATTGCGGTCGTGCTGGCCGTGCTGACCCCGATCGCCGTCTTCTACGCACCAACGAAGGGAGTGTCCGATGCCGTCACGACTGAGCCGCCGCCGGCTGGACCATAGGCCGCTTTATCTCGCGGTCCTGATCGGGTTCGTCATCGACTCGGGGATCGTCTTGAGCCACGCCGCGCTGGGCACCGAGGCCCATGCGCGGCTGTCGACCAGCGCGAGCGACCTGATGGCACTGACGCTGGGCATCTTCTCGCTGGTCTGCCTGTTCGCCGCCGCGTCGGGAACTCGCTTTAGGCCGCACGCGGATTTGAGGGATACCTACCTGCTGCAAGCGTGGGCCCTGATCCCGGTGGTGCTGGCTGTCGGCGTGTTCGCTGTGGGCATCGTGGCCACCGTGCCCTGGATCGCCAACATCGAGACGGTGGTGGTGCTGATCTCACTCATCGTCGGGCTGGGCTGGACGGCCGTGCACTTCTACCAGCAGGCCCACCGGCTCACGCGCGAGCTGGTCGTCCGGGCAGCCGAGGAGGCACGGCGTGAACAGCAATAACCTCATCGAAATACTGACCCTGGTGTCGGGCATCATCGTGAGCGTCACCGGCGCGCTGACCACGATTCGCAACCGCCGGGCCAACGACACCGCACTCGGGGGCACCGACCTGGAGCGTGCCAAGGCCACCCAGGACATCGTGCGCGTCGACCAGAGTTACATCGAGCAGGCCGAGGCGATGCGCAAGGAGCTCATTCGGGTCCAGGCGGAGCTGGTGGCGGCGAGAGCCCGATCGTCCCAGCAGCAGCCACCGCCCACTTCTCCAGCGCCGTAACCCGCTTGTGTAATTTGACCAGTTCAGTCCAGACCAGTGTCTCCACGCCCCAGCGCGGAGGTTTGCCGCAGGGACAGTCGATCGCCGACTCCCAGCACCAGTCTCGTGGTTCGGGTTTGCCACACTTCGAACAGACCTCGTCTTCACTCATCGCCAAATCCTGCCAGTACCTGCTCGAAGCCGTCATCAAGGTCGGCGGGCTCCGCTATCGGCCCCCCTGGAAAACACCGGGCGACCAGCCTGCTGCGGTCGTCGGGAAAGTGAAACCAGCCCACCTCATCCGGCGTGATGAGGTGGGCGATCGGTTTCCCACAGTGCGCGCACATCACAGCTCGATCTGCCGCCCGGTCGAAGTCCGGTCGGCGATAGGGCCGGGCTGGTCGAAGTCGATGGCCCGGGCATTGGGAGCCTCGGGCTTCGGCTTCGCCAGCTCGGCGTAGGCGATCAGCACGTTCTCCAGCTGCTGGCGGGCCCGCTCCATCGGATCGCGGCCCTCGATGGAGGCATACTTCGTGTATTCCACGCGCTCGCTGTCACGCGACCGGACCGGACCGACGCGCCGGCCGAGTTCTTCGGTGCGGTACTCGGTGCGGTACTCACCCCACATGCAGGTATTACCCGGCATCTGGCGCCACAGCGGGCCCGGCTTGTCGCGCCACACCACCTCGGCGATCCCGTGGGTGCGCACCCGCTGGGTGAGCAGCGGCTCGCCGCCCCATAAACGGAACTCGTCGCGCACGTCGGTGACCTCGACATAGAACGCCGGCGGGTTGCGGATCTCGAGATTCGACCCGTCGTTGAACACGAACGACACGCTGCGGTACTGGTCTTCGTCGAGGTCAGACACGACCTGCTCGAACAGCTCGCCACCGGCTGCGGGCAGCCGCAACTGCCACCACCACCAGTCCGGCGGCAGGAGCGATGGCCGGCCCGCGCCCAGGTCGAGCAGCGAGGAGTAGAGCGTGACCTTGGTCATGTCGAGTTACCACACCTTGCATGATTTACAGAGACCGATTTCGTAGGAACCCTGGACGATCATGGCAATAATGCCAGCGATAGCCGCCGTGGCCAAGATCGAAAGGACCAGTGTCGCGATCCAGAATAGGAAGTCCTCGCCGCCCATCGCCACCGCCAGTAGCACGATCATCAGCACCGCCAGGACGATCCCGGTCACGAACAGGATCACTCGCGGGCGCCCTGCTGCTTGACCTGATAGGCCCACTCGCGAGTGCCCTGCTGCTTGATCTGATAGATGCGGCCCATCGAGAGGCCCGCAGCTATATGGATCGGCACGGCGGTCAGGCCGGCGTCGAAGGCTTCCACGATCATTTTTTGCAACCGTTCCTCGGCGGTGCGTACCACGCTGCGTTTGTGGGCCAGGTCAAGTGCGGCGGCCCGTAACTTTTTACACCAGGCGTCGACGACTTCGGCGCTCGCGCGGGAATGATGCGTCAGCACCCCACCCTGCCCGTCTACAATTTGCATGTCCGTTAGTATGCCACCACTAGTAACCCTGCCGCGATATACGATGGTGAGAAGCCGTTGGCATAGGAGCCGGGTGAACGACCCCGTTGACGACCTGATCAGCCGGATCGACGCGCTGGTCGACTACCAGATGCACGGCGGCGAGGAAAACGCCGAGTGGCGCGCCCGCAACCATTATCCCGTTGATGACGCCGGCCACTGCACCTGCCCGGCGTGTAACCGCTACGCAATCCCGCCTGCCTACGCCGAGCGCCAGGCCGCGCACCACCTCGACCAATACCGCTGCTGGCAGTGCCAGAGGTATCTACCCGTGACGCGCGCCATCATCGGATTGCGACCCGGCACCTTTGGCGAGCAGGCGATTTGGTGCCAGGAGTGCCTTGATGCCTGGAGCCGAAGTCAGGGCCGATAGAGGAGTGCCCGGATTCGGGCGCTCAGATTCCTTCAGAAACCACTGAACCGGGGCGGTTCATCCTCGTCTTTAGCCTCGGTCGGCTCTAACGGCTCTAACGGCTCGGGATCGACCACTTCGGCCTGGACGTCCTCGGCTTCGTCGAGCGGTTGCGACTCAGGTTCGAATAGCTCAGGCTCGTTTTCGGACTGCCCGGTGGATTCGGGCGTCTCGCCACCTGGAACCTCGCCAAAGTGCTCGGGCGGCTCGTGCACGTCCTCGTTCACTACGCCGTGCAGGCGCGCCACAGCGTCGCTGAGCGCGTCGACTGTCTCGGGCCTGACCTGGCCTGCGGCGACATCCTCTTTGAGCGCCTTCACCTGGTCCTGCACGGCGTCGATGCTGGCGTGCAGATTTTCAGCGATCTCGACGAGCACGTCGTCGATGTGCGACATGACAAATTCCTCCATACGGCGGCGGGATACGGGCCAGAACCGGCACACGCGACAAGTATGCGGTCGCGTGATGAACATGGGGTGGATATGGGCCGACGTGTCTAATTCGGGCAGACCGCCAGTCGCGTGACGCACGGAATCTTACGCGGCTGGCGGTTGATCGGGTTGATGCACATGTGCCACGGGTCGGCATCGCACGTCGGGCAGCGCCACGCGATGACACGGTAGTAAGCGCGCGGCCAGCCACGCAAAACGCCCCCGAGGTCGAGGTACGGCTGACTAACGGCGTTCACGCCTACTATTTTACCGTGGCTGTGAAGTTCCTGGAGACGCGAGAAGTCCCCGTGGGTGACCTCAAGAAACATCCCGAGAATCCCAACCGCGGCGATGTCAACACGATAGCCGAGAGCCTGGAGCAATTCGGTCAGTACCGCTCCATCGTGGCGACCAAAGACCTGACCATCCTGGCAGGTCACCACGTCGTGCAGGCCGCCAAGAACATCGGTCTGAAAACCCTGCGTGTCGACATCATCTCGGCCAACGCGCAGGACGCCAAGAGGATCATGCTGGCGGACAACCGCATCGCAGACTTGGGCCCAGGGCCCGACATCGAGGTGCTCGTCGAGGTGCTGCGCAGCATCGAGGACCTGACCGGGACCGGCTATGACCCGGAATACCTGGAGAACTTCGAGGAAGACGACGAGCCGCAAGACGACGGGCCGGAGCCCGACGTGGTGCGCCGGCGCATCAGCTTGACCGTCGACTACCGCCTGGCGCGGGCCTGGGATGACCACCGGGCCGGTTACGATAACGACACCGACGCGCTGGGCGCCGTGCTGAAGTGGGACGAGCAGACGGACTGACGTGGCCTCACTGGCAGGACTCGATACCTACATCGAGGCGATGGAGTCGGTGGAGGGTTGGTTCGAGCCCGAGGACGTCTACCTGTTCGACGGGATGCTCTCGGCGCAGCAGCGCCTCATCGGCTCCGGCGACATTCTGGAGATCGGCACCTACCGCGGCAAGAGCGCGATCGCACTCGGCTATGGGGTGAACCGGCGCAATAACGAGGAGCTGGTGATCTGCGACCCGTTCGAGCGGTTGCCCGAGCACAAGCACGCCGAGTCCAACATCGCCTCACTAAACCCGGACGGCTGCGACATCAACCACTTCGACGCGGCACATTTCCTGGCGAACTGGGATAAATACCATGACTGGGAGCCTGAAATCTGGAAGTGCGAGTCGGCCGAACTCAAGCTGCGCCGCCGCGTGCGGTTCGCGCACATCGACGGCTGCCACAGCTATTCGTGTGTGCGCCGCGACATTGGGTTATGCGCTGCCGCGCTCACCGACAAGGGCGTTCTGGCGATCGACGATTACCGTAATTCGCGCGTTCCCGGCGTGGCGGCCGCCACCTGGGAGGCTGCCCAGATTCGGGCGGATGGGCGCCGCGGCATCTATCCGTTCTGCCTGTCGGTGGGCAAGCTCTACGCTGCGACCTCACCCCAGGCGCAGAAGTTCTGGCTGGATGTGGCCACTGGCTGGATCGACTATGGGAACTGGCGCGGGAGTGTCTATCCGCTATCCGGCATTGAAGTCGTGACAATCTGGCACGAATACCCGCAAGAGGAAACGGAAGCCGAAGAAGAATAGCCATGTCCGACTCCGAGCGATGGGTGGCAATCCCGGGCTGGGAGGGACTCTATGAAGTCAGCAACCGTGGACGGGTGCGCAGTTGCGACCGGGTGGTCGTCAACTGGCGCAAGAACCGCACCGGGCGCCGGCGTGAGATTCGCTCGGTGTGGCGGGGCAGGATTTTGCGGCAGGCCCGCAAGCGCCGGGCCCATCACATCGGCACGGCCGGCGAGAACTATTACGCGGTCGTCACCCTGATCGACCACAACTCGCATCGCCGCTGGTGTGGCCCGGTGGCCCATCTCGTGCTCGAAGGCTTTGTCGGACCTCGGCCCTATGGTCTGGTTTGTTGCCACACCGACGATGACGGGATGAACAATGACCTCAGTAATCTCCGCTGGGATACCAGCGCCGGAAACACTGCCGACGCCTACCGAAACGGCCGCCACAACTTCCTGGCCGCCAATCGGGGCAAGGCTAAATGGCGTTGAGATGAGGGCCACGACGTCGGTCGCCTACGCCGGTTCAGACGAGTTCATCACGGCCGGCACGCCCGAGCACGCTCAGACCATCAGCCCGTCCAAGGTCGCGGCCATCTGCGGGGTGAGCCGCTTCGAATCCCCTTACAGCCTGTGGTGCCGGATGAAGGGATGGACTGAGCCGATACCGCCCAACGACATCTTCGCGGTCGGCCATGCTTTTGAGCCGGCCCTAGCAGCGCTGTGGAAGATCGAGAATCCGGGCTGGAAGCTGTCCAAGGGCGAGGTCCAGTACGTCACCGACAAGCTCGGCTTCCCGGCGGTGGCCACGCTGGACCGCCGCGCGGTGCGCGGCTCCAAGCGGCGCATCGTGGAGTTCAAGACCGCCCGGGACCTGTCCCTGTGGGGCGATCCCGACCTGGACGGCGACTGCCCGGCCGACTACGCGCTGCAGGTGATCGCCCAGCAGGTCATCACCGGACTGGCCGAACCGGCGCACCTGATGGTGATGGGCCCGTTCTTCAAATGGCGCACCTACACGGTCTCCTACGACATCGAGGTCGCGTCCTGGATGCTGGAGAAGTGCCGGGCGTTCTACGCCAGCCTGCAGGCCGATGAGCCCCCGCCATTGGATAGCCATGTGGCGACCTACGCCAGCGTGCGCGAGCAACATCCCGACATCGAGGAGGGCCTGTCCGCAGAGATTCCCGCGGAGCTGGCGCGAGCGTGGCGCGAGCAGAGCCGGGTGGTCGAGGACGCCAACACCACCCTGCGCGGAGTGAAGGTCCGGGTGCTCAGCAACGTGCGCAACGCCCAATACGTGACGTGTGACGGCCAGACGGTCGGCTCACGACGGCCGCATCGCAGCGGATCTGTGATGTTGGTGCTCAGATAACAAGAAAAAAGAAACCGGGTGGCCGAGGCGGGCAACCGTTACCACCCGGTTCACCAGAAAGGGTAAGAGGAAATGTCCATCGAGCAAGCCAACCACGCCGAACCAGAAGTCATGGTGAGCCAGCCGGCCACCAAGATGCAGCTGCGGCTGCGCGCCGAGGTCGAAGCACTCAACGATGCCTACCGCTTCGCATCGGCGCTGAGCAAGACCCAGATGGTGCCGCGGGAGTACCAGCAGTCCTACATCCCCAAGAACGAGCGGGAGCCGCTCGGCGAGACGGCGATCCAGAACCTCGCCGCCGCGATCATGTACGGGATGGAGATCGGCCTATCTGCGGTGCAGTCCGCGCAGAACGTCTTCGTCGTCCAGGGCCGTCCGGCCGTCTACGCGCGCACGATGGCCGGCCAGGTGCGCCAGGCCGGCTACGTCATCGAGCCGGTCGAGGAATCCGACGATCGGTGCGTCTGGAAGGCGCTGCGCGATGGTGCATGGGCGTTCTCGGAGTGGACGATGGACATGGCCACCAAGGCGGGTTACACCACCAACGACATGTACCGCAAGAACCCGCGCGCCATGCTGCGTGCCAAGTGCATCGCCGACGTGTGCCGGATCAAATACCAGGACATCCTCTTGGGGATGGCCTACACCGTCGAGGAGCTGCAGCTCGAGCACCAGACGATGACGCGCATCGAGCCCGCATCGGTGGTCAAGGGCCTGGCCAAGCTGCGCGAGCTGGCCAATAACGGCAACAAGAAGGTGGTTGAAGCCGAAGCCCCGCCCGAATCCGGGCAGGAACCCGAGCCTGAACCCGAGCCCGAAGCCGACGCACCGGCCGTGGGCGCCCAGCTGGCCGAGATCAAGAAGCTCTACAAGGCCCGCGGCTTCACCGCCAAGGACATGCTCGGCGACATGGCGCAGTACCTGTGCCGCGACGAGCCGCTGCGGGACTTTACCGAGCTGACCTACGGCGAGGCCGCCGATGTCATCAAGTACCTGACCACCCCGCCGTCGAAATGACAGACAAGGAGTTGCTGCAGTGCCTGATCTGCCGGCACCGTATCCGTGGCAACGTCTACGTCACCGAGGCGCAGCAGGTGGTCTGTCCGGTCTGCATAGGGCAGGCCCAGACGCACGCCCGGCTACACCCGGGCTGCCCGATTCCGGGTCACCTGGCGTCGGATCACTGGGCCAACTTGTGCTCCCAGGATGAAGCGCGGTCCATCCTGACCCAGCAGTAAGTACCGAAAGTTTACCCGCACGTCAATGTTAATACTAACAGTCTGGGGACAACTCTGTGCATAACGTGTTAGTGCAGGTGGGGAGTATTTTTTGACGCGCAACACGCCGGGAATAGCCTTGAGATCAGGTTTCGCCAAGGTTAACCTGACCCGATGCCACTAGCCGATCCGCGAGGGGAGGTGGTGTCTAACGAGGTAATTCCTTCTGGGCAAAGCGATGTGTGTTGCATGCAAGAGGCCACGGTTCTGACGCCGTGGCCTCTTGTGCACAAATGACAATAAAGAGGTTATCTAATAGATGGGCACGATTCAAGGCGGGGCATATCAGGCGGTGTCCTGATGCCCGATACACGACTTCCGGTCCGCTGGCTCAATGACCGCAGGATTCAACGCTTATCGTCGCGCGCCTTCAAATCATTCATCTGTTCGCTCATCTGGTCGGTCGCTAATCGGACTGACGGCGTAATCGAGCCGGCCGACCTGTCCCTTATTCCAGGCTTTGAACTTGGTGACGAACTTGAGCTGTGCCTGTCAACCCTGTGGCTCCATGTCGAGACAGGGTGGTGCATCGACCAGTTCGAGGCCACCCAGACGAGCAAAGCTGAGCACGAGGCATTAGAGCATGCTCGGGCCTGTGGTCGTGTGCGTCAGGCCAAATATCGCGCCAAGCAGGCCGAACAACAGCGTAACGCTACGCCAAACGTCACGGGTGACGTTACGGATGACGTTAGCGACGTTACGGGTGACGTTACTGGTGACGCTACGACCGGCGTTACTACACAGGAAGGCAGGCAGGCTTCGCCTGCCTGCTCTGCAAAGGACATACACACACAAGCAACTACCCCAGCACTACCAACAGAACCTGGGGTTGCGTTACCGAGCAAGAAGACCGCGCGTGCGCGAGCAACTCGGCTGCCACAAGGGTGGGACCCTCCACGCAAGGTCATCGAGGAGATGCACGAAAGGTTTCCTGACCTGGACCTCAAGACCGAGCACGAGCTGTTCTGCAACTACTGGCACGCGAAGTCGGGCCAGGGCGCCACCAAGGTCGATTGGCTGTTGACCTGGCGGAACTGGATCATCAAGGCCGCACAGCAGGCACCACGGCAAAACGGTCACAACGGACACCAGCTCAATGGTGTCGACGAGAAGGCAGCAGGTTGGCAATCAAGAAAGGATCGCTCATGACAATCGAATTCCCGTGGCTGCTGCAGAAATCAACAGGTAATCCCTGCGATCACTGCGGCGAGTCGATTGATAACGGCTTTTTGATATTCCAGCCCGTCGAGGCATTTCACGAATCACCGAATGGCGATTCGTTCCCGTGCAAGCATTGGCTTTGTCTGTCGTGCTGCTCGCGGATCGTCACGAAGTGGACCCGCGACTCGGGTGTCGCCTACCGGCCCAGCCGCAAGGAGGACCGGCCGCACTACCAGAACCAGGAGGAACCGCCATTTTAAGCCGCAACGACGTCCTTGACGCCATCACCAAGTGTGTGGGCTATGACCCCGTGCGTGCACCCAAACAGTCCGAGATCATCGAAAACGCCTGGGCAGAGCACTTCGAGCAATTCCCGAACCTCACTCGCACCGACCTGCTGGCCGCGGTCACGGAGTATTACCGGACACCGGGACAGCCGTGGCCGCAGCCGGCAGCGATCAGCTCGATCGCAGTGCTGCTCGCCGGCAGCCGGGCCGCGATCGAGGGAGCCCCTGAGAGGGACAACCTCGACGCCATCCAAAGCCTGTGCCGCGAAGCCCTGGGTGACGCGAAGTCCGGCGACGAACAGGCGCTGGCATGGCTGGTGCGCGAGTTCGACTACTACGGCCGCAGCGCGGTGCTGTGGGCGACCAAGCGCAAGATCGACTGGCGCAATACCAGCCTGGTGATGTCGGGTGGTCCGGTTCACGGTGACCGTGCCGGAGTGGGCGCGCAGAACAGCGGGGGCTGGCAGAACACGCGCCGGGTGCGAACGCCCGATTTCATGATCCCTGAGCGGCATCGCGATGCGGTGAACAAGGAGCTGCGCAAGCTGCTCACCGAGGATGAGCGGTGGCAAGTGCTTGGAGATCCGGCATGACCGGCGCCGGATCTCTCAGGTGCACCTGGTGCGGGGCGCTGCCGGGAACGCCGTGCATGGTCCCGGCCGGCCCGGGCGCCAAGAAGAAACTTTTCCCGCGCGCACCGCTGCGCCTGTCGAGTTACCACCCCAGCCGCATCGAGGCCGCAATGAAGCTGGATGGCGCCACAGAGGCCGAAATCGAGCAGCGGGTGACCGGAGTGCTCGGCGCGGCGGTCAACGCCGCCAGGGAGATCCTGGGGGATCGTAAACCCACGACCTACATCGCTGAGCCAGAGATCAAACCCACCGAGAAACCACAAGAACCACAGGCACCGGAAGGAGAACCCACAGATGCCTGATGTCACCCTTTCCGGCAAGCTTCCCGGCGGCAACGCCAATGGCCTGTCGCAGATCATCAAGTCGTTGATCGAGGAGCCCGATCGTGTCCATGCGCTGATGGTGCTGGTGTCCACGGCCAAGCTGGTGACCGAGGTGGATACCGGCGAGACTGTGCCGGCACTGCGCATCCGTCGCGTCGAGGTCATCCGCGACGAGGACTTGGCCCAGGCCCAAGGGCTCATCCTGCGCTCATGGGAGGAACGCAACGGCGGCCAGGTGTTGCCCCAGGATGTCGCTGACGAAGTCAGCCAGCTCGGTCTGGGACGTGAGATCGACCTGACGCCACCCGAGGTCGCCGAGTGAACAAACACGACCCCGCCTACGCCCAGTCCCTGCGTCTGGTCATGGGGCATCTCGTCGACCCGCACGACGCTGCACCGATCCAAGCGGTCATGGCCGACATCGAGCGCATCGTGGGTGACGGTTCCGGCAGTCACGAGAAGTTCGTCGGCTGCATCGTGCGGCTCATGCAGGCGCTCACCAGCGCCGCCGGTGCGTTCGCCCTGATCGCCTTCCGCAGCTCTGACGAGGCGACCAGAGTCCTGGCGCAGATGATCGACATGGAAATCTCGGCGTAGCCGTGTACTACCACGACGAGCAGATCACGCTGTATCACGGCGACGCGCTGGCGATCGCCCGGCAGCTGCCCGAGGACAGCGTGAACTGCATCTGCACCAGCCCGCCCTATTTCGGGCTGCGCAACTACGGCGACCCGGGCCAGTACGGGCACGAGCCTTCCGTCGCCGAGTACGTCGAACGGCTGCGCGTGCTGTTCGCCGAGCTGCGCCGGGTGCTGGCCGACGACGGCACGGCGTGGCTCAACATCGGCGAGAGCTACGCGCGCAAGAACATGCTGGGGATTCCCTGGAGTGTGGCGCTCGCGCTCCAGGCCGATGGCTGGTTCCTGCGCAACGCGATCGTGTGGGAGAAGATCAAGACCGTGCCGGAGTCCGTGGTCGACCGGCTCTCCAACCGCTACGAGCACATCTTCCTGCTTTCCAAGGCCGCGAACTATTGGTTCGATCTCGATCCGATCCGTGACGAGCGCAAGGACCCCAAGCCCGACGCCGGCTGGTCACAGTGGGACCAGCATCCCTACCAGCCCAGCGAACGGCTCAAGGGGATGCCTGAGCGCAAGGCCAAGTGCCGGGAGCTGCTGAGCCAGGGTGTGGGCCAGGAGAAGGCGGCGGAGCTTGCGGGCGTCAGCAAGGGTGTGGCGTGGGAGCTGGCCAACGGCATCGAGCGCGGTATTCACAAGCGGTCGCGCAAGGCCACCGGCGACGTCAACCGCGGCACCAACCCCGGCGACGTGTGGAAAATCTGCACCGAGTCCGTGCCGGGTCACCCGGCGGTGTATCCGCTCGCACTGCCGGCGCGCTGCATCGTCGCCGGCTGTAAACCCGGCGGGACCGTGCTCGATCCGTTCTCCGGCTCGGGAACGACCGGCCTGGCGGCCCAGCAGCTCGGGCGCAGCTACATCGGCATCGACATCAACGCGCAATACCTCGACCTGTCGCTGCGCACCCGGCTGGCCGGGCGGCTGATGGACTTCGGGGAGACGGGAGCCTGACGTGGGCGGTGGCCTGAGAGTCAACATCAACGGCGGCGAGGACCAGGGTGGCGAGCCCACCGGCGAGTTCGAGGCGTTGCAGCGCGACGACGGCCTGTGGCGCTGGCGCTACGTGTCGCCCAACGGCGCGGAATACCTGGGCGCGGACTGGTACAAATCTAAGTCCAGCGCGCTCAAGGCCGGTCGCGCGTGGCTCACCAAAAAGCAGAAGCGCCGGTGATACGTTGCCCCAATGCCGCGCCGGAAACGGTCCGTGGACAGCGACGAGGGCTGGGAGTTCATCATCCCGGAGCGAGTTCCTTTGCCGCTGGGCCGGCGCACCGTGCGGCCTCCCGTCGAGCCGATCTGCCCGGCCTGCTGCACTCCCGTTGACATTGCTGAGGGCGGCCGTATCGGGCCTCACAAGGACGCAGACGGCCGTTTATGCCCGATGGGTGCCGGAGGGCCAGGATGGACCGAGCAGGACAGCAGGGACGCTGTAGCGGGCCGCTCCGGCGGCATCTGCGAGTTCTGCCAGATGTGCTCGGCCCGCGACATGCACCACCGCAAGAGCCGGGGTGTGGGCGGTCCCTGGACGCCGGCCAACCTGCTGCACCTGTGCCGGGGATGTCATCGCCGGGCCACCGAGCACCCGGCCTGGGCGCGCGGCTTTGGCCTGGTGATCTGGCGCCGCGACGACCCGGCCAAGATTCCCGTAATTCGGGAGAACATGACGCGCTTCCAGCCCAGCGACGACGTAACGACGAGAGGACCCCGGGGGTGAAGTTGCTGCTGCGCACGTTCTTTCTGGCGGCGGTGATCGCCAACGTCATCGCCTACATCACCACGCGTGACGTTGATAAACTGGTGGATGCCGGCCTGGTGTTCACGATCATGCTGTTGGTCGATGCTCTATGGAGGGCCCACGCTTTCAACACCCAATGCCTGCGACTGCTCGAACTCGAGCGATCCAACGTCTGGGCCGACGATTAAGACCATCGGCGGGCGCGTCAAACCGGGCTTTTACATGTCTGAGTTCACCGGCAAGGGCGGATCATGACCCCCTCCTTTCGGGGAGAGTCCGTTCCTGCGCGCCCGCCGAACCCCCACATCGCCGATCGCGTCGAGATTCGCCACGAATGTGACTGCCCCAGCGCCACTGTGCGGCCCCGGGGCGGTCACCCCGAGCACGTCTTCACCGTGGACGGGGTCGACTTCCCCTGGTATATCACCGAGTCCGGCCCGAGCATCGCGCGCGTCTTCGATGACCTCTACGAGATCACCGTCACGTTCTACGCGCACGAGGTGGACGCTAGCGGCGTCGACGTGATCGACGCACGATCCAGATCAGCGCCCACAGCAGAAACTTCCACCACATCTAGTCATCCATGAACAGCAGCCGGGTGGCGCCCACCGGGCCGATCGCGATCATCTCGTTGATGTTGTCGTAGATCCCCAGGCGCAGCTGCTCGTCCCACCAGCGCAGCGCGACCATCCCATCGCTGAACACCACACCCTCGGCCACGGCCAGCTTGCCGTCGAGCACGAACCGGCGCATCGAACCGCGCTGGAATTCCCTCAGTCGGCGTGCCACGTCCCCTCCGTAGACCATGCGGTAGCCACGTTATCGGAGCCGGCCCGAAGTTCGACGCAGACAAGCTGGGTCAGCGGCAGGGCATGGATGGCACGACGCGCCAGCTCGCAGGCGATCGCCTCGGTGCTGGGCGGTCCCTCGATCACATAGTGCTTGAGCTTGTGCTCGCGCAGATAGGACAGGAACTCATCGTCGCGGCCGACCAGGAAGCCATGGTCGAACAGCTCCGCGACCATCACCCGCAGGATGGCCTTGATCGCGTCGAACTCCATCGTGCCGTGCACGAAACTGAACACCGCACGGTAGGTGTGACCGTGCAGGTTGCCGCACTTAGCCGCCGAACCCGACAGCCCTAGCACGCGATGGCCCGCGGAGAAGTCGCAGCCCACCGACACCGTGACGGTCACGGCAAGCCACCGCGGCGAGGTTACTCGTCGTCGCCGGTGTCCTCGACGTCCTTGTGCTCTTTCTTATCCTTGTGCTCGCGCTTGCGGTCGTCGTCCTTGTCGGGCTTGTCCTTGTCCTTGTGCTCGCGCTTGCGGTCCTTGTCGTCATCCTTGTCAGGCTCGCGGTCCTTGTGCTCGCGCTTGCGGTCCTTGTCGTCCTTGTCGTCCTCGCGCTCCTTGTGCTCGCGCTCGGGCTTCTTGTCGTCGTCGACCGTCTCCTCACCGGCACCGTGCTTGCCGGGGAACTTGTCCTTGTCGGCGCGCTCGGAGCTGATCTTGGTGGTGTTGGTGGCCACCTCGGCATCGGCCCGGAAGCTGCCCTCGGCGGTGCTCTGGGACAGCTGAGGGTTGGCGCGGATGGTGCTCGGTGGCGGCGCGCTGGCCGTTGAACCGAGCGGGTTGGGGTTGCTCTGGGGAATGTTGAACGAGCGGTACTGCGTCATCACTGTCCCTTCTGGACGAGGTTGTCGTACGGCAGGAATTCTTGTCCAGCTTCCAGGAGCTGCCTCTCCTGAGTCTTGAGGCGCGTTTGCGCATGGTGATCGCGGTCGTAAGCAAGATGACACCGCTGGCACATGGCCAGCAGGTTATCGCCGCGACAATTCTCGGGGGTGTGATCCAGGTGGGCGACGGTCAGGATGATCCGAGCGCCCGTTTCCGGGCTGGTCCCGTAGTCCTCCCGGCCGCACCAGCCGTGGTGGCACCCGCAGTGCCCGGAGCACTCGCAGCGGCTGTGCGCGCGGTCCAGCCGGATGTGCCGGCTGATGGCCGGCCAGTCCTTGGGGTAGCGATCGCGCTGGCTAGGCCGTATCGGCATTCGCGTCTTCCAGGGTGATAGCCGGAGAGGGGACGATCCGCACGCGGGACTGGCCGAACACCGATGCCACCTCGCTAGCCTGCTCCTTGGCGCGCTGTAGTGAGCCGTCCGAGCTGTAGCGCACCCACTCGTCCTCCACGGACTCGCGCAGCTGCATCGGGCTACTCACCTCGATATGCCACTTGGGGCTGTCCACGTCCTCGATGTCACGCATCCGATAGCTGCTCAGGTAGCGATCGAAGCCTTCCATCTCGACCAGCTCGCCGCGGTCGTCTTCCACTCCGACCAGGCACAGGTCCGTGTCCTCATCGCCCTCATGGGTGAAGATGGCCGCCGCGCGCCGCAGCGCTGCCTTGCCGTCCTCGGCCAGCTCGACCTCGAGGATGCTGCGATTGCGGTACCACACCTTGTACGCCATGTGTCATCCTACCCGTAGTTGATCTGCTGCGCGTTGGTGCGCCGTGGCAGCACGGCGCCGGTATTCCCAGCGCAGGTTGTCCAGGCTGTTGTTCGTGACGTCCCCGTCGATGTTGACCGCGTCCATCCCGAACGGCTGTGGCCCCACGAACGCCAGCAGCATCAGGCGCCGGATGGGCACCTGCTGGCACTCACCGCCGTGCCACAGGTTGGCCGCCGTCGTGCCACAGGGCCGCTTAGTGAGCGTCAGCGGCCGGCCCGAGATCACGCGCCGGCTCTGCTGGCCCGAGCGCATCAGCTTGGCGCCGACCTTGCGCGGGATCGAGTAGACAACGCCGTCGTCGGAAATCTTGTACCCCGGGTAACCGGGGATTTTGCGCCACTGCGTCGTCACCCCAACAGTTTGTCATGGCCGGGCGTGTTCACCGGCACAGCGACACGCACCGCCAATTACCATGAGAAATGCGATGACCGGACCAGCTCCAATCGGCGCTACAACCAACCTGTGCCCTTGGTGCGGTCACGCCAACTACGTGCACAACGACCGGGGTTGCACCTACGTCAGCGAAGCGCGCTCGTCACATGAAGTGCCCTGGGCCTGCGACTGCGACCACCCCCACCCGCTACTGAGAGAAGACGATGGCGCATAGGGACCACCCCACCGTCGATGGCGGGGTCTGCACCGCCGCCGACCTGTGCTCGTCCTGCCGCGCGATGGCCGAACACGAACGCATAGCGGCTCGCCAGACGAACTGGATCGGCTGTGCGGTCTGCCTGAACCTGACCGGCCAGCGCGTGCCGGCCGAGTTCATCGCCGGCGGTCTGTCGGTCTGCGAGAAGCATGTCGAGCTGGCGAGCCACAAGAACATCTGGGACATCATCCGGGACAACCCGCGGATAAAGGGCGCAACTTAGACCATCGCTTGCGTTGGTAGACGGTGATCTGGTCGTGGATCGCCCACCACTGCACCGGCGTGTGCACGTCTACCTCGCGCCACTGATCGTCGAGCAGCTCATGTAGGTCGTCGTCGCCGGTGCAGCCGCCGGAGCCCTCGCCGATGTAGATGATCCGGCTGCCCTTGTACTCGCGCACGGTTCTAAACCCACCGGGCTCAGAGTAGGGCGGCCATGCCAGCAGCAGCGTGCGGTCGGGATGGTTGTCGATGACCACCTCGCCATAGCCCTGGGCGACCGGGGCCCACAACGGGTGCTTCTGATGCCAGGGGTTGTCCTTGGGCGAGGCGTCGTAGCTCACCACGTCGATGCCGCACTGGCCCAGCAGGAACGCCCAGTAGCCGGTCCCGGCCATCGGGTCGACCAGGCCGTTACGGACATGGCTGGCGACGAACCCCACGCTGTCGGGATCGGTGATCGTCCAGGCGTAGCGCGCGACCAGTTTGTTGCGATCCGGGATCGCAGCGAACTCCTCGTCGGTCAACTCCAGGCGGCGCCCATACTCGTCACACCGGCCGAACAGCCGGCCCACAGTGCGGCCCTCCCACGGCACTTCCGGTGGACGCACATAGTCGCGCACGGTGTCCCAGTAGGGATTGGTCATCATTTGTTCACGCGCCTAATCTTGTCCGCCACGATCTCCCACATCAGCTGGCCCATCCGAAATCCCAGCACCCAGCTGGTCACACCCGCCAGCCAGCAAACCCAGAGCCACATATCAACCACCGCGCTCATTGGTCGATCCCAAAGATGCGGTTGAGCACCCGTTGCCAGGGCTTCTGGATGAACGCCCCGTACACGATGTGCCCGATCAGCACGCCCAGAAGCAAGCTGGGAATCCAGATCCACGCCGGGAGTCCGTCACCTATCCAGTCCGAGATCCAGCGCCAGACGCCGCTCATGATCGCGCCTTTGCGATGAGACAGTTCACGGAGGGCTGATCGCGCCAATAGCCTTGGTAGGTGTCGATCAGCCATTGATCCAGCTGTTCCCGGTCGGCATGGTCAGGCAGATCGGACGAGACTGTGTGCGCAACCAGTTCGTCGCGCAGATCCTCGATGCTGTCCAGGACGGTCTGCTTGTCGACGCCACCGCGCCGCACGTCAAGTAGCCAGTCGCACTGGGGCTGTGGGATCGGCAGGGTGATCTTGCCGCTGCTCAGCAGCTCCACTCCCTGAAACCCGAGCCGTAGCGCGTGGTAGGCGAATTTGGTGTCGAAACCGTGGATTTTGATCAACTCAGGCCGGTTGGTGCGTTGAGAGCGCAGGCCCAGCATCCGATCGCGCTGCCCGTCGAGGTAGCCGATGAACCGGCGCCCGCAGTCGCGGCTCAAGAACATAGGCGCGTTCTTCTGCAGCTCCACGCCTGGCAGCCCTACAGACACCACCTCGTGTGCCGGGACGAACAACAGCAGCAGCACGGTGGGATTGCCGGCGGCGGCCAGCCGTGCCCATTTCCGCAGCGAGTAGATGACCAGGTCCAAGTCGCCCGGTCCCGACCGCACCCCCTCGGGCTGGGTGCGGTATTGGTATTGCTCGAAACGCCGGAGCCCGATCACGCACTCGGGCGGCTCGATGCAGACCCCCATCTCGTCGCGGTCGTCGGTCCCGGCCACCGTCACGCCGTGCAGCCCGGAACCGACCTGGGCGCGCAGGATCGTGTTGTCGATGGCGATCTGGCGGTGCCAGTCGCTGGTGTGTGCGCTCATACTGGGATGTCCTTCGGGTCGATACGGACGTAGATGCCCGAGCGTGTCGTTTTCTTGCACAGCACGCACTGCTCGGTGTCGCGGAATTCCTCTCTCATCCGTATCGGCTCTCCACGGTTGAGGCCGGCGTAGCAGGTGTCGCAGACAGGATGCGTCCAGCCGGGCACTAGCCAATCTCCTTAAGGTGTCCGCACGCGAGGAGGGCGACGCGCTCGCCGTCCTCGTCGCGGCCTACTTTGGTGACCTCCTGCTGCCCGTGCTCGGTGCAGTACAGATGCCACGGCGGCAGGTATTGCGCCATGTCAGCCCTCCTTCATCTCGGCGAGCTCGCGCCACAGCTTCGCGGTGTCACGCCAGCAGTTCGACACGCTGCGCCACATGTCCACGGATTTCTGATAGCCGATCATGCTGCACATCAGCAGCGCGATGAGCAGATGATTCCAGTCATGGCCAGCCGCAAAGAACGTCCACACGTTCACCACCGCCGCGCACAGGTAGACCGTGATGCAGAAGTGTGACCATTTCAGATGGTTGTCGTTCACCGGCCCATCCTCCTTGCCTCGGCGGTGTGCTGGCGGCCCTCGGTCTGAGCACGGTCCCAGGCGAACGCGACGTTCGGAATTGCAAGGTGGTTGCGACCCATCCAGTTGCATCCCCGCGCCGTGCACCGGGCGCGACACCCGGCCCCGGTGAAATTGATTGTGGTGTTGTGATATTCAGCCATGTTCATCCTTTCTAGGTTGTGACGTGGTTACCCGGTTCCGGGCAACGTCGCGGCAAAGCATGAAGCGTGCGAATGTCGTGAACGCGCTCGGGCAGCACGACCACCTCATACTCAAAGCGGCGCTCGAGATAGGCGATGACGTCGGTGCGGTAGACCCAGCCGTGCGCGACGAAGCTGTCCTCACAGGGCCCACAGCGCGTGGCATACCAGCCGGCGATCACCGAGTTGGTGGTCCAGCTCAGGCCGTCCTGCGTACCCCGGCTGCTGTACCCGCGGTAGATGAACGCCTTGCCGGGGAATATCTCGACGAACCGTCGCGACTCGCCCTCGGTCATCATGTGGTCGCTGTGGCGCCGGCGTGACGAGAGCAGCTCGCGCCAGGTCGCCATGTCGCGCCAGAGGCTCTGCGCAGCGCAGTAGAGCTCACCGAGTAGTCGCCAATACTGCTTGTCGGTCAGGTGATCCTCAATCTCGGCCAGCGCGTCGAGCCGGTGACCCTCAGCGTGTAGCTCGATGAACCGCTTCCAGTCCTTATCGACGAACGCGCAGGCGGCCTGGATGCGCTTGTTGCGCAGCATCGCGTTGTAGAACTCGTTGAATTCCGGGCGGTGGGACTCCGAGTACACCAAAGGGTGAGTGATGGTCACCGATCCGTCGTCGTGCTCACGGCGGTGAGCTAACAGCTCCGGGTCGAGGTCGACGATCATCGCCGAACCACCTTGATGCCGTTGGTGCGCCAGGCGTTCAGCAACTTCACCGCAGCGCGTTCGGCGCCGCTCTCGGTGGTGTAATGCCGGCACGACCGGGCCACCGTGGCGTTGTTGGGCGCATTGATCCACCACATCCACCACCCGTCCATCGACTGCTGGGTGCTGATCTCATACGGCCTTACGCTCACAGCACCGGCTCCTGAATCCGCACCCACAACTCGACCTGGTAGTTGCAGCTGATCTTGTAGTCACCGGCCAACTGGTGGTGGCGCAGTGTGGCGCAGAACGTCTCCAGGTCGGCCAGCGTGAAGGGCGTCTTGAGCTCTAACTGCCGGAAATGATTGATCGCGGTCATGGCGTTCCTTTCAGTCGCGCCGCGGCCTGCTCGACAGCGTCCAGTCTCCGTAGCCGCTCGTTTTCCTCGCGGATCGCCTGGCCGAACTCAATGTGGTCAAGCTGGTGCCGCAGGGCCTCAACAGCAGGAATGTCCTCCAGGCTTACCGGGGGATACGCACCGTGGATACCGGCCGTCAGATCACCCGACATCAGCGCGTTGTGTTGAGCATCGGCGCGTTCGGCCAACGCCGCCAGATGCTTGTGCTCTAGCCGCCGTGTGATCCGCCGGTCATCAATCAGCATCAAGCAGAACGGGACGAGCGCGATGAAGACCAGCAAGAGTAGTCCGAACACGTCTTTGCTCATGCGGTTTCCAGTCCTTTCCCGGTAGGTATGCCCGGCTGCCAGTCGCGCTGGCGTGCCGCCGTGCGGCCGTACTGCGCCTCCATCTCCTCCTGTGTGCCCACGTTGCTCACCCAGAGCAGGAACGGGAACTGTTCCTCCCAGCCCTCCGGCACGACCCACAGGTGGTACTCGTTGGCCGCGTCGGTGAGCGCGGACTCCGGTGGAAACACCTCGCAGGCCAGCCGTTCAGGGCCAGCGACCTCGTTCTTGATCGCCTGGAAATGGCGCCAGTCGCGTACCGCGGCCCGGTTGTGCCGATGGAAGCTGATGTGCAGCGCACCCTCGCCGATCTCACGGACAAACACCGAGTACAGATCGTTGACGTAGGTGCGGTCGGGAACGGATAGGCCGTTGCTGACGAACGGCTCCGGGTCGGCCGGCGCGCACAGCCGTAAGGGCTGCCAACGCCGCACGGGTTTGCGCTTGGCCTTCATCGCGGCTCACCCGTGGGTTCCGCTTCCGGCTGCTCCTTGTCGGCACGCCGGAGTCGGCGATTGCAGCTCGCGACGTTGGTACAGCTACCCTCGACCATTCCACTTGTCGAGCGGCGTCCGCATCGGTTGCACTCGACCAACTCCCTCATGAGTGCGTCCCGTTCAGTTCGGCAGTCCCGACGCGATAGCGATCGCGATCCACCTTGTGTGCCATGTCGCGGTCGATCAGCTTCCGCAGCCGGTAGAGCGCCCCGGCGTGGGAGAGCCCGAACGCCTTGGCCATCTCATCGGCAGCCACGCCCTCGGCGCGATCGGCAGCGGCCAACCACGCCCAGCTCTCGTCCATCTCCTTGGTCAGCGGCCGGTCGGCCTTGGGTGCTACCAGTTGCTTACGGATCTGCTCGGCTGATCGCGCCCGCTTCTGCTTGCGCTTGGGCGCCTCGGCGCGCTGGAGCTTGACCGGCTTGGGTGCGGCGATCGGAGCCGGCGCGTAGAGCTCACGCACGAACTCGGCGGCGGTCGGGCTATCGGGAGTTTCGACGGTGATAGTGCCGTCCGGGCTGATGGTCAGTTTCATGCCGTCTTCCTCTTTCGGGGTTGGACCTTCTTAGGCTTGGGCGTCTTAGTCACACCACCGCGCAGTGCGATGTTGCGTGCCCTGATACGGGCCCGGTCGTCGGCCGTCATGATGTAGCCGCGGTGACCTTCAACCTTGTAGCCGGGCGGGTAGTCGTATGTGGGACTGGTTACCGGCCGAAACGCCTTGTCGAGTTTCTGTGTTTTGTGCGTGCCGCAGTTATCGCACCGGACGGTGCGCCATATCTCCCAGTGCTCCGTGCGCCTGTTGAACACCTCGCGGGCGACCTCGCTGTCGGGACTCCACGCGTGCCGCATGTCCTTGCACCACAGGTACTCGGGGGGGATCTCGTCGGCGAACATCGAACTCCTTTCGTGGGGCTATTTTTGCCGTGATTGTACGACAGGATTGCCAACGCGTTAGTAGACACGCTCATCGGTAGTCGATCCCCCACCCCTCGGGGATGGGCCAGACTTCGAGGCAGGTGCTGCACTGCAAGTGCTCGTCGCCAGCACCCTCCTCGCTGAAATCTTCGGAGCCGCTGTAGAAAGCAATGAGTGTTCGCGACTTCTCATCGAACTGGGTGTGCCACGTCCTGATGTAGCCGGTCTCGGTGAGTCGCCAGTTGTGGTCGCAGTCGCTCATAGCCCTGGCACCTGGATGATCTGACTCCACCCGGGTGCCTCGATGACCTCGGGGCCGATCTGGCGGGTGGTCAGCGTGCGCAGATCGCGCGTCGGCAGGTACTGCGTGCCGGGCGCACCCAGATCCGGGAATCGTGTCTGGCCGTTCTCCGCAGACCAGCGCGCCCAGGTCTGCAGCGTGGCGATCGCAGCCGGGAAGTTGTCGTCGATGGCCACCAGCTCGGCGTTGCCCTGGTCGATGAGATGCAGCTGGTAGCTCACCCGGTCGCCCTTACGCAGCGCGAGCAGCACCAGCGCCGGTGCGCTCATGTCGCCGCCGACGTTGTGCCAGATCACCTCCTCCTTCGCCGCCGGCGGCTTAAGCAGTGCGTAGGCGATCCCGGCGCCGATCAGTCCGGGGATCACTGCTCCACCCAAGCCGGCCGGGGCCCAGTGATCGCGGGGCCGCGCTCATCGCCGAGTGGACCGAAATACTTCTCGGCGACCGGGATGCCCGCGTTCTGGATGAGCCAGTTCAGCGCCAGCTTCTCATCGACGAAATGCCACGTCGGGACGGTGCCTTCCCATTGCGACCAGCAATGCAATACCCAGCGCCCCTGGCCTGTTCGGTAGAGCCGCTGGTGGTCCCATTGCGAGCCGGTGGCCGCGGAGATGTTGTTATGGCCGTCCCAGTGAGTGTCCTCGTCGAACGCCGTGGCGGCGTCCCGGTCGAACCACCCCACCTGGAGCTCGCCGTCTTCCTCGTACTGCACGTCGATCCTGTCCATGTCAGTTCTCCCTTCTGTCAGTTCTGCTCGAATTGCTCAACACCTGTGCGTACCTTGCGAAACGCGTTCATGGCCGGCCGTAACACTTCGTCGAACTTGCCGGCCGCGATGCGCTCCTGGCACCACTGCTGGAAGTCCTCGGGGATGGCAGCGCCCACCTTCATCCCGGCATGGATGGCGTCGGCGAAGCGACCACCCGTGGCCTCGGCGCCGAGCCGGTCCCACGCTCCCAATAGCACCCGGTTGTCGCGGCGGTGCAGCGCAGCCGAGTACATGCAGCTTCCATCGCGGGTGACGTGCAGAACCATGACCACCTCCTTTCGGTCGGGATGCTCTGAGGGCCGGAACTCAGGGTTGGTGCCCTTGGGCGCTTGGACCATCCAGGTCACCGAGGCGAAGACCGCCTCGTCGGGTTGGGTGACCGTGACGGCAGCCCCCATCAGGTCGGCAATGTCGTTCTTGGTTTCGTCGGCCATCGCCGCCAGGCCGAAGTAGAACTCCTGGCCACCGCGCCGGGTGATCAAAAACGGCATGAAGTCGGCTTCGCCCCGCAGGTCTTGCACCAGGGACTCGATGTGCTGTTGGGCATTGGTCAATGTGCTCATGCTGCTCCTTTGTCTGAATTGTCGTGGGTTGGTAAGCTGATCGCGGTTCTCACGAGGAACCTTCTCCTTTGTCGTGGGGATAAAGGTGGACGGCCCCGGCTTTCGCCGGGGCCGTCATTCTTTAGGCGGGCATCCGAATCGGCATCATCATGTGGAAATCGTCGTCGTAGCCGGCGCCGGTGAGCACCACCGGCTTGTGCGGGTGGTTGGCGTCGAGTTGCAGTGCCCCCGACGCGATACCCTTGGCACACTCCTCGAGGCTGGTGCGCGCCAGCCGAACCGTGAACGGCAGCTCACCCGCGAACGCGAGATAGGTCACTTCGATCGACTGCTCGATCTCGGTGTCGCCGGCGCGGTCGGTACTGACCACCCGCATCACACCCTGTCCTTCGTCGTCGGGTTCCTCAAGAGTCAGGGTGACGTCTTCACCCTTGCCCATCGCCGCCAGCAGATCGCGCCGCCGGAACATCACCGACACCGCAGCCGACTCCGGGATCAGGTTCTGCCACTTCGGGAAATCAGCGTCGAGCACCCGCGTGATGCTGATCCGTTCATCAGCACTGCGCAGCCGCAGCGCACCGATGCCGATGCGCGCCCCGTCACCGGCAAGCCGGCCGCCTTCGATGAAGATGGCCTCGTCGCCGGCAGCGAACGGCCGCAGGGCCGCACCGCTGACCGACGCCGTGATGCCGCCCTCCCTGTCATAACGGATGCGCGACAGTCGGATGCGGTTCGTGGACACCATCATGCCCTCGTCGAACCGCAGCGCGGTCAGCGCCGGCAAGGTGTCGTCGGTGCCGATCGACACCAGCGCACGGGCCAGCTGCCGCGCGCTGATCAACGTTTCATCGGCGTCATCAGGAATGAACTTCGGCCAGGTCGGAAACTCGGCCCCGCCCACATTCATTGCCTTGAGCTTGACCGTCCGCTCTGCCGACGAGATCGTCAGATGGGTGTCGGTGATCGTGAGATCGGCCACCCCTGTCACCGTTTTGGCGATGGGCTTGAGCTGGGCCACCAGATTGCCGGGATCAATCAGGATGGTCGCGTTGGCGCCCCCATCGGCATCGAGCACCGCCTCGACGAACACCTCGTAATCGGTGCGCCGCAGCCGCAGTCCACCGACGAGCGCTGTGACTTCCACAGCACCTAGCACGGGGACGCTGCGTGACGGCGGCACAGCCCTGGCGATCCAGGTCGCCTGCCGTGCCAAGTCAGCGGCGTTCACTGTGAGATTCATGGAGTTACCCTCTTTCTGTTTGTGTGGAAAAACCGATACCCGGATTCGGGTAACGGCGTGTCACTCGTAAACCACTCGGGCACGCTGCACCGTGACGGCGTTGTCCTTCACGGAGATGCGGCCCTGGTCACTACGGTCTTCACCGACCCACTCCACCTCGCCGTTGAGCTCATAGCCCCACGGCACGATGAACTTGGCGATCAGATACTCCAGCCATGAGACGTAGTTGTAGAACTTCTCGACGCCGTCCCACTCGATGCACCGGCCGGCGTCATCGGGCACCCAACCACACCACAGGCCCGGCTGAGAGCCGGGTGGCCGGTTGCTGTTGAGCACGTCGTCGCCCTCGTCCTGGCCCATCATCCCGGTCTCGCCGACGAAATACTCGCCCTGCTCCCCGATCGGCAGCCCTACCGCCTCCCGCACCGGATCAGGCCGCGTTGCCGTCACCGCCGCGTTACGCACCACGCGCCGTGTCTTGTTGAAGAACAGCAGATAAGCCCGCTGCTCGTCGGTCAGTGGCTTGTCCAGCTCGAACTCGCCGTAGAAATCGGTCGTGTAACCCATCAGTTCTCCTTCACTAGTGGTTGATCGCCGTTGAGGTCGACGATCCGTCCGTAGGTGTGCTGCTCTAGCACTTCGGAGGGCCATTGGCCGTCCTGCACCATATCGACCAGGTCAAAAAGTCCCTGGCGATCGAAATCCGATGCCACCGGCACGCGGTAGGTAATCCGCTCGTGTGTGGTCACCGTGATGGTTAACAGCCGGCCAGCATCATCGACGGGACTCACAGGTCGATCTGCCGTCCAGTCGATGCCCGGTGCGCGACCGGGACGCTTCCGCCCAGGTCCAAGAACGCGGTACGGGCGCTGGCCAGCATCGCCAGCGTGGCCGCATCGAGCTCCATCTTCGCCTCGAACTCGACCTTGACCAGCCGCGCCAGAATGTCCGTCAAGTGCTTGCACTTGCGGTGCCGTTTCCAGCCCCAGCAGTCGCAGCCCCAGCTCCCATCGCTGCGGCGTTGAGCCACCCGGTAGACCGACGACGAGCTGGTGGACTTCACCATGAAGCGGTTGATCCATTGCGCGTTGTTGTCATCCAGCGAGCTGCCGATCTGCGCGGCGATCTTCTCGACCTGGCTACGTGGTGTGTGTGTCATCACGCCTCCGCCTCGTAGCCATCGAAGGCGGTGACGTCACCAACCGCGTTCCTGTAGCTCGTGGCAGGGTCCTGGCACCACGCCTGCGCTTGTTCGAGCGTGAGCCCGGTCTTGACCACTTCGCGCGGCCGATCGCTGCGGTAGAACCGGACAATCCTGTAGGTATCGCTCATCGCTTGTTCACCCACTCGTTCTCGTCGTAGCTGCGGAACATGCCAGCGAAGTACGCGGCCTGCGCGACCTCGAAGCAGTCCACGTCGGTGCGCTGACCCTTGATCCACTCCTGGCCACCGCGCCGGAACACCCGCGTGACGGTGTAGTAGTCCATCGGGGTCAGCTCGACGCGCACCGCATAACCGTTGGACACGGGCAGCTCGATGCCATCGGCGATGGCCTTCACCCGGCCGCCCGAGATCGAGGCGATGTTCATTCGCCCGATCTGGCGCGCGATCTCCTGTCGCTGTTCTGGGTCGATCATTTTGTTCCTTTCATCGTGGGTTGGTTGTCGTGTCGTAGTTTGTCGATGACCACCGACAGCTGCGCCTCGGCGGCTGCGGCCCAGGCTTTGCGCTCCCGGTTCTGGGCGGCCCCTCCGACTGGCCGCGGACCAGCAGCCCGTACCCAGTCCTGCACGGCCAGCTGGACCTCGAACATTGTGTTCTCTCCTAGGTGGTTGGGCTCTAGTCTTGTGTGATGGTTTGCTCGGGTATGGTGACGGTTACTCCGCCGTCGTGTGGGAAGTCAACGCTGTACTCGATACCTAGGTAGTCGAGTAGTTCTGTCAGACATGCCTGGTTTAGGTCCACGGTTACACTCCTAACGCTTTCAGTAGTTCGGTGGCGTCTGCCAGTTCCCCCGAAGCCAGCTCCTGGTCGATCAGCGCGATCTTGAGCTCCGCGAGCTGGCGCTCCGCGTCGGTGGTGTGCTCCAGTTCGAGCCACGCCTGCCACTGCCGGCGATAGTTCAGCAGTGCCTCACGAGCGATGTCGATTGTTGTTGTCACGTTCTTCCTTCCGATCTTCATGACGGGTCCTCTCGTACCGGACGCTTGCCGACCGCTTTGCGCGCGGCCATGTGCCGGTCGTAACGGGCCATGCGCTCAGGCAAGCTGTCCCACTGGCGGCGCGCATCGCGCACCGCCGGGTCGGTTCGTTCCAGCTTGTCCAACTCGGCCTTGAGCTTGCTGTAACCAATCGGTTTCAGCCGGCCGATCGCCTTCCCGTTGCGGCGTTTGCTGCTCATGACGCACCCTCAATGAGGACGTCAGCCGGGTCCACCTTGAGCAGACCGCGGCGCGCCGACCGCAGGTATTGACCGTTCGCGCCGCCCAGCCTGGCGAGGCTGACCGTTGCACCGCCGCGATCAGTGATCACCACCCACAACCCGGCGTACTTGCCGCTAGTGATCCGCACCAGCTCGCCGGGGTGGTAGTACGTCTCAGCGGTCACCGCACTGACGTGCGTGCCGGGCTCGATCAAGATCCGGTACGGCGCCCGTAGGCCGCGGCCGCCGCCGTCAGGCATGAGCACCGCGTTGACCGGGTTGAGCGCCTTGATCGTCCAGGTGCCCGGGAACTTCGGGTCGTCGACGCTGACCTTGTCGCCGACGCGCAATTTCGCTCTGTCCATTCTGGTTCTCCATTCCTTGAGTTGGTTACTTGAATCCTGGGAATCCTGGGATATCTTTCGGGTCGAGGCCGAGCTCCCTCAGTCGCTCAACTTCTTCCCAGATGCCGAGCGCCTGCAGTCGTTCGACCACTTCGTAGGGAAGTTGCCGGGCCTGTGCTGCGCGGTGTGCTTCGCTGCCGGCCTCCGCCCACGCCGGCAGGGGCTCGTCCGGCGGATCACCGGGGAGCAGCGATCCGATGAGCGAGTGCGCCTGGATGGGACGTCGTTGCGCATCCTCGAACTCCGCGCGGCTGAACTTGATCTCGTCCAACAGCGTCACGCCGTCGTCGTCGATCAGTAGTAACTTCATGCGACGAACCCTCCTTGTAGGAATTTCTGCAGTTTGGCGCCACAGTCAGGACAGAGCACCTTCTTCTCGCCGGTCGCACGGTTGAGCTTCCACACCTGGACGTCAAGCCTGGTCAGCTCACCGCTGTAGTCGATCGGTTTGTAGCACCCGGCACAGCGCTCGCCACCCACCCGGATTCGGGTCTCCAGTGCCTCGATGAGCTCGCGCATCACCAGATCGGGCAGCTCGGCGGTATGAGCCATCGGATGGTCGGCATAGGCGATCTGGGTATCGCCCGCATCGCGGTAGACGCCGATAGCGAATCCCACCGTCGATACCAGCGCAGGCTGTTCCCGGTCCAGCCGGTCGCGCGTCGGCTGGTCGGTGATAGTTGCCTCGTGGCCGTTCGGGCTTTTCGCCGAGTCGGTGATCATCACCGTGGTGTCCGTGCCGAAGTACCCGACCAGGGCCGTACAGCCGCCGCCGGTATCCCACAGCTGGAACGTCACGCCCAGCGTTTCCTCCAGCACGTCGACCATCGGCGCGTACAGCGATGGCTCACTCATCACGCCTCCGCACAAACGCGGTGACGCCACTCGCTCGCAGGCAGGACGTCCCAGCAGTCGCCGGAGCCCTCCTCGATCCGCAGTCCGAGGCGTGCCGCCACGGTCTTGGGCTGCGCCGCTTCGATCTCGGCGACCTCCGCACACGCGCCGTCGAGCGTGCGGAAGTTGACCCGCGCCACGAACTGCGCGGTATCACCTTGCTTGAGCCCGAGGTTGACTGTCACTCGATACATCTGATTCTCCTTTCGTGGGGTGATGGTTAGGACGCCGCTGCCTTGCGGGGAGCGGCCTTGCGGGGAGCTGCCTTCTTGGCGGGTGCCTTCTTGGCCGGAGCTTTTCCCTTGGCGGGATGCGCCGCGATGGACGCCTCCAATGCGGTGTCTTCGTCCAGGCTGACCGCCGGCTTGCTTCCCTTCTTGGCCGCCACGCTGGCTTCCAGCTTGGCGATCAGGTCGCTCACGTCGTCCGGTGGTGCGTCGGGAGCGTCCGCAGTGACCTCAATGGACTGTCCAGCCGCCCTGGCCTCGATCGCCTTGGACAACTGCTGCTGGTACACGTCGACGTATTCAGCAGGGTTCCAGTCCTCGATCATGGCTTGCACGACCGACCGGCCCACCGGCAACAGCCGCTGATCCACTGGCACATCCTTGGCCTCGGTGAGCACGGAGAACGCCGGGGAGCGCACCTCGTCGGGCCACAGCATGTTCTGGACCACCAGGATGCCGCCGAACTCAGTGGGTTCGGGCCGCAAGATCGCGATCCGGTTGGTGGTTCGCATGGTGTACTGCACGACCGCGACCAGGTCTTCTTCGGTCATGATCTGCAGGATCATCTTGTAGGTGGCGATCGCCGCGTTGCCGCCGCGCTTCGGGTTCTTGTCAGGCAACAGGTAGTACGCCTTCTCGCCGGAGAACATCAGCGACTTGATCTCCTTGAGCCGCACGAAGCGCAGGATCTCCATGCCACCGCCGGCGTTCGTGACGATGGCGTCCTTGTCGGCCGGCGTGAGAAACACGATGCCGTCGTCGTGCTCATAGCCGCTGACCAGATCGCCCTGCTGGACGGTCACTTCGCAGGTGGCACACATGCGGGGCATCGTGATCCGCGTGTAGCTGCCATCGGCGTGGGGGCCGTGATAGTTGCCAGCAGGCCGATCGTGGTTGTCGATCGCGGTCATCAGCTGGATGGGGAAGTTGACCAGCCCCATTCCCAGGCTGCCGTTATAGATGGATCGAGGACTCATTTTCGTTTCTCCATTTCGTGGGGATTTGGATTTACCCGTTTCCGGGTGGGTGTTACTGGTGTTGCTTACGCCGTTTTCTTCGGCGCTCTTGCTGGTAGAGCCTTGCCCAGCGGCTGCACGCATCACAGCCGCACTTATAGAACCCGTAGCCACTGGCGGTGCCGTGTTTGTCGTCGGGGCATCCCCGCACGGCCGCACGACGCTTTGCCCGCTGGCTGATGACACTCGTGCGCTGGCGCCGGCACTCCGGTGAACACGTCACCGATGGCCGGCCCGTGGGTGCGGGGCTGTATTGACGACCGCAGACCACGCACACACGGGTTGGCGCGTCCATTTTCGAACTCCTTTCTGTCGATTCCGATTTCTCAACCTTCAACTACTATTATACCGCACTTGACGCCTTATGTCAAGTGTTTTCAATGTGCCAGATACTCGTTGTAAACCTTGTCGGCCTTGAGTTTGCCGGTCATAACCTCCTCAACGGGTGCCAGCGTGTAGCCGTTGGCGGCGAGGAACTCCAGGTAGCACTTGGCGCCCACAGCACGCGACCACTCGTTGACCGACTTGCGCCACTCGTCCTTGGGCGTGCGATTCTCCAACGCGCCCAGCACCAGCCCAAGCGTGATCACCAGTGCGCGGGGATCGCCGGTGTCGGGCAACGCGTCCAGCACCGCACCCAGACTGGCCGCCTGCGACTCGTCCTTGTCCTTGCGTACCCCGTACTCAAACCGGCTGCGCCTGACGCTGTCGACGCCGAGCAGCTCCGCGGTCACGTCGCCGGCATGGTAGTCGGACAGCAGATGGCCGTCGTCGGTCAGGCATTTGGCGATGAAGATCGCCGCGCCCTGAGGCGGTGTCTTGCGCTCCAGCATGGCCTTGACGAACTCGCGGCGGACCTGCTGGGCCGCATCGCCCAGTCGGTTGAGCGCGATCACCTTGCGCCGTTCGCGCTTCTCAGCCTTGGCCGCTTCGGCTGCCGCCATTGGCGTCTGCTGACCGGCCTCACCGGCCCTCGTCGGTCGGTCGGGACGCTTACGCAGCCGCAGTCCCGCACCCTCGACGTCGATGCAGTAGTAGTCGGCGACGAAAGCCTCCCGTTCCTCGACGCTGTCGGCATGACGCAGACCTTCCTCGGGCTCGGCATCGGGCCGACCTTCGGTTGTCCAGTCGACCCATTCCTCGTCGAGGAACTCGCCGGTCTTCTTGTCGACCAGCACGGTTTCCTCGATCAGATGCACCGCCCACAGCTTCGGATTGGCGGTAGTGGCGTCCTTGGTCACGTCCCCGCCGTCGCTGGTTTCCAGCCGGTCTAGCGCGATGTACTTCTCGTCAAAGCTGCTGGGCCAGTGGTCGACAGTGGTGAACCCGACCTCGCGGTAGCTTTCTGCGGCCTTGTCCAGCTTCTCGTCGCGCTTGCGCCGCTCGCGCAGCTGCGCGGCGACGTGCTCGAAGCTGGAATGACCCACGCTGTTGCGCAGCCGGACCAGGGCCTGCTCGTCGCCATCGAACTCCGCGAGCACTGCGGCCTCGGCGAACGTGAGCTGGCTGTTCTCTTTGAGCTCGTCGAGCGCGAGCTGTGAGGCGCCGATCGCCTTGGCCGCTTTGATCGTCGCTGGCGGGACCGACAGCTTCTTGGCGATCTTGGCCTGCGACATTCCGACGCCCAGCAACTCCTGGATGCCCAGCACCCGCTCCACGTTGGTGAGCTCCTGGCGTTGATCGTTTTCGACGATCTGAGTGGTCACCCGCTCGACCGTGTTCTCGATCAGCTCCAGCGGCGCCTCGGTGATGTAGACCGGGATGCTGGCTAATCCGGCCTTGCGCGCCGCAAGAGTGCGGCGCTGGCCTAGTCGGACCCTGACCGTCCCGTCCGCATCACGCGTGGCGCCCACCGGCTCCAGCACGCCGTGCTCGGCGATGCTGGCCAGGAAGTCCTTGGTCAGATTCGCCTCGGTGCGGACGTTGGTGTCCAGCACCAGCGTGTTCGGGTCGAGAAATTCGAGGTGGCCGTTGTCCTGGTTACTCATGGTTGTTGCTTCCTTTCGGTGTTGGTTTCCTGGTTGCCCGGATTTGGGTCGGGCTGGTCGAGCTTGTTGACGGCCTGGTGGAACCGCTTGTCCTCGAGCGGCCCGTGGTGCCACGCCCGCCGCCGCTTCCAGTGCTTGCCCTTCTGCGGTTTGCCATCGCCGCCCACCTGAAATCTCCTTTCATCGCGCCGGCCGCGACGCCGCGACGCCGGCAAATTTTTCATGCGTTGTCATCGCGCGATTCCCACGAGGGTGCCGCGCGGGGGCACCGGAGCGGGCACGTTCGCCTGCTCTGTTTGCGCCCCCGGCGCATCCGGGCACAGATAGCGCCCGGCGTCGGTGACCAGGCACTCCACATAGATGTGCGGCCACTGCGCCATGATCGTTGTCTCGTAGATCAACTGGTTGGCGGGCATGTGCTGCAGCTCGTCGCACAGCATCCGGCCCTTGTCCAGCGTGGCCCACGCCGGACTCGGGTCGATTCCCTGGCTGCGCAGCGCGCTGATATAGGCGCTGTCCTGCGCTGTGTCAGCCTTGGCCATGCCGGCGGCGATGACCAGGCCGGCCGCGGTCAGCATCGCGCCGGCGGCGATGCCGCCACCAATGACGAGCCGCTTTGTTGAGGTATCCATGTCAGTTTCCTTTCAATCCGAATCCGTCGAGCCAACCGATGCCCAGCTCGTCGAGTGTGAGTTCCTGTAGGTCGATCTGATACCGCTTACCCTCCTTGTCGCGGACCACGAAGCACACCGCTGTGCTCTGTGGATCACGCATGATCGCCAGCGCTGCCTTCGCAGCGTCGGTCGGCGTCTTGCCGGGGACGCTGATCGCCCAGTAGACGTCGAACTCCTGTTCTTCCGGGGATTCCAATTGACACTCCTTCTTCTCGTGGGGTTAACTTCGGCGCGGCGTTGCCAGGACGGCAACAACAGGCGGTTGATACTGAGGCGGCGGACCCGCCGTCTGCTGAGGAACAGCTTTGACCACAGCTGAGAGAGGCACAGGGTAAAGCCGACCGCAGAGGGAAACCACCGCGGACGGGGCGACGGGTCCGCCTCGTCATCAATATTCCAGAACCATCTGACATCTCCTTTCGTCACTCATTGATCCAGTCCAGAACGATCTTCAACGGGGCTTCGGAGTCGTCCTCGTCGTAGCCGTGGTCCTCGGGATAGGTTTCGTAGCAGCTCGCTGCCACCTGTTCCAAGGTCATTTCGGGATCGGTGAACAGGCGTTGACCAACCGCGTTGACCAGCAGGTTGAGCGCATCGCGCGTCCCGGCGTCCGGTAATTCGGCCGCCTCACAGATTGCGTCGGCCGCCCAGTTCAGGGCATCGCTGATCTCCTTCTGGGTATGGAGTCCAGCGAAGCGGCCACCGCTGCGACCCTGCTCGTTGTACCCGCTCATGTCACTTCCCTGCCCTCGTTCCAGGCCGCGACCAGTGCTTGCGCCCAGCCACGGTCCATGCACTGTGCGACCACATCGCCGTCGACGGTGTAGACCGTGGCGAGTTCGGATTTGAGGTCCGTCGCATACCTCAAGACACTGCGAACCTCGGCCGGCTGCCAGCCACTCACCAGATACCCCTAACTTCGTCGCGGTAGGTCGACATGGCGCGAAACTCCGCGTCATGCCAGTCCAGTCCAGCGGCATCACACAGGTGCCGCAGGTCGCACAGGAGATCACACATCGCCGTTTCGATGTCTTCTCCTGCTTCGGTCATGTTCGTGCGCTCAGCGAACGCTGACAGTGCGGTAGCTGCCCAGCTCGCGCGGGCGCTGTTGTCGGCTACCTCGTCGCCATCAGGTGACAGCTTGCGTGTCGCCAACTTGCCCGAGAAGCCATAGAAGCGCAGATCGGCAAGGCTTCCCAGGTTCGGCAGTACCGCCTTGTATTCCGGTTCGGTCACAATTCCTCCTCGTCAAAATCGTCGAAGAACCTGCCGTCGTTGCCGAGTGCCAAGAGCTCAGCGACGACACGTTCGGGTGGTACCGCGGTGGTTTCCGACCCCGTTTCGAAGCCGCACGCATCACCGTCGTAGGACTCCGCGAGCGCGTGCTGGATGTTGTGTAACGGCGCATCGCTGCGGTGCAGCACTGTGAACGTGAACGTGGTCTTGCTGATGTCTGGGGTCATGATTCCCTTTCTCGCTTGGTGTTGATGAGTTCATGCAACTGGCGTTCGGTGGTCCTGAGTTTGTCGTTGAGCAGCCCGATGCCCCTGAGGTCTGGCCGCTGCACGAACGCGCGTTCCAGTGCTTGGCGCGCACCGCGCAGACATTCCGACGCCATGCCCAGCTCACTGTCCGTGTCACTCATGGCACCCACTCCACGGTCGCGTCTGCGCTGTGTTCGTCCTGCGGCACCAGGTCGGGCTGGCGCAGATCACCCCAATGGATGAACCGCAGTGGGCATGTTTCGGCCCACACGTCGGGCAGCTCGGACGGATGCCGGAAATCCGACTCTGACCAGCCCAGCTCATCGACAAAGCGCCGCCGCGCCTCCTCGTTGTCGATGATGTAGACCTTGTGGCATCCGTCGTAGACGAACACCATCCCCTCGGCCGGCACCGGCTTGCCGTTGATCCTCAACATTTCAAAATCCCCATTTCTCGTAGACGGGTTTCATCTGGTCATAGATATCCGCGATGGTGTCCTTGAGGAACTCAGGCGCCGCCTCCACGTCCTCGCGTCTGCTCTCCTCGAACTCATCCATGTCGTAGCCGGCACCGGGATCGAAGCTCCAGTAATGAAAATCGGTGTCGGCCGCGAGCGGCTTGCCATCGACGTAGACCTCGACGTCGCAACTGCTGTCGGGGTCGCGCTGGTGGATGATGTCAATTCGCACGCTGGTTCCTCCCTCGCTGGTAGTAGTTGTGGATACTGATGCCGAACGCCGCCCGGAAATGGGTGGCGCACAGTCCGCGCAGCTGCGCCTGTAGGTTGCACTCACGGCAGCGAGCGTGAGTCCTGTGACGGTCACGCTGGCGGCGTGCGGCCGCCTGCCTGCAGGCCCGGCACGGCTGCTCGCCACGCCGCTGATGGGCCCGGTAGTTGGCCTCGGTCCCACACGCCGCCCAATCGAGCGGCGTGGCAGGGAATCGCCCGTGCTTGGCGCCATACAAAATGGGCGGACTCATGACGCACCCAGCTCACGACGCACATGCGCGTGCAGCGCGTCGACGTAGGTCAGAATGTCCTCGGCATCGCCTTCGAGGATCATTCCGTCGCCATTGTCGGTGAACAGTCCCAGCACAAACGGCGACTCGAACGGGACTTCGAGCCCCAGGGCCCATTGCTCGTCGGCTTTGCCGGCCGGCAGTAATCCATAGCCCGCTCCGTTGACGCCACCGTATTCGATGTGGGTACTCATGACGCCACCGGGCTGCGCAGCTCGTCCTGCACCCAGGCGACGGCTGCGGCCATCTCGGTCAGCACCGGGCTCTCCGCGGTGACAATGGCGACACCCTTTCCCATAATCGGGTCCTTGGTCGGGTCGACCATGTACATGATCGCGTGGGCGTAGTTCTCCCAGACCTCGAAGCCGACGCCCCATTGCGTGCCCGCGTACTTGCTGGTGGCGGGAATCTCGAATGTGAGCCTGCTTGCACCGCCCCGTTCCCAGGCGTCGGGCAGGAAACCGCCCTTGGTCAGCCAGTCATCTAGTGCGCCGACTAGGTCGGCTAACGTCTGGCCATCTGCAAGATCGAACGTTTCCGTGTCAGCACGAGCGAACAGCTCACGGATGCTGTCCAGTGTTGCGTTCGGGTCCATCAGTTCTCCTTCGGTGTGTGTGTGGGGATGAAATTGGTCTGGGGGGTACCCGAATTTCGGGACACCCACCGTGGTTAACCTCGTGGGTGCCAGCTGGCGCCCCCGTCGTGGGAGTGAACTCCCTTCTGGACGGCCTTCTGGCTGATCTTGCGACCGGCCCGCTGCTCGGCCTCGATGACCCGCTGCATGGTTCCTTCCGAACCGCGGTTCATGAGCATCTGGTAGATGCACACGTCCGTCATGCCGGCGCGCAGCTGCTCGTCGAGCCCCGTGAATGTCACGGCACCCTGTGGGCCCACCTTGATGCCCACCTTGCGTTTGGCGACCAGTTTGTCGATGTCGGTGACCGCCTTTTTGACCTCGGCCCGTCGCTGCGCCTGCGTCTGGTTGCGCCTGGGCCGCGAATAGCACGGCATGGTTATTTCCCTTCCTCGTCGTCGTCCTGGCTGAACCAGCCGGGATCTTTGGGCAAGTCGCCGCCCATTTTGCGGATCTCGTCCTCGGCTAACTGGACGAATTCGTACAGCACGTCGTGTTCCGCGTCGTTGGAGCCACCCTCGCTCATGGCGTCATAGGCGCGAGCCAAGAGATCCTGTACATAGCGCAGATGCGTGCCCTTCTCGGCCAGCTCGTGTGCCATCAGATCACCAGCTCCAGTGAGCGGCCGGCGCCCGACACCGGCTCGGCGATCTCGTCGGCGGAGTCGAGGTCCAGGAACGCCGTGCGCGACTCGGCGATGAGCCGGATGGTGGATCGCTCCATCTCCCCGACGATCGCGTCGCCGCGCTTCTTGATCCGCGTGGCCGCCCCGCGCGCCGCTTTGATGACTTCCTCCAGCTCGGCCTTGGCCTCGCCGTCGAGCATCTGGCCGACGTTCTGCGCCTCGTTGGCGATCTGGCGCACCCGCTTGACGTCGAGCTTCTCCAGGCCGATCTCCATCTGGCGCATGAACTCGCCGACCTTGTTGAAGATCGTCTTGGCCGCCTCGACGTCGTCCTGCTGGACCTCGCCACAGATCAGATTGAGCTGGATGTGGTTGTAGATCGCCATCGAGTTGAAGTCGTTGACCAACTGCCGCGCGTCGGCAATGCCCTTCTCCAATTCGTCTCTGCGGTCGAGTGGGCAGATATACCACCCCTTCGATTTCGAGCACGGTCGCAGGATCAGCGTGCGCGCCCTGTTGCGGATCTTCTCGGCCGATCGCTGCTCGTCGGGGTCGGCGACGCGCTTGCGCACGTTCATCTCGGACTCGACCGAACCGTCGTCCTGCTCGGTCGGGTACTCGATCACCTCCCTGGTATAGCTCGTGTTGCCGCGGTTCGATGTGCCCAGCGACACGAGGATTCCGGGCTTGACCCGGGCGACGAAAGTGGTGCTCATTTCTTTCTCCTGTTCATTTCCGTGGGGTTTGTGCGATACCCGGATTCGGGTGTCGTCACAGGTCGAGCTGACGGCTCTGTGAGGCGACCGACCGTGTCATGGTCAAGACCTGCTCAGTTCTGGTGGCCGGCTTGGCACGCCCGGCCCATTCCTCGCGCAGATCCCTGATCTCCTTGTCCTTGGTCTTGGCCAGCGGCACCACGTCGCGCGCCGCCATCAACAGATCCTTTGTGGTGATCTCGCGCTGGCCGTCCGCGAACGCGGTGTACATGCCGTCACGCACCAGTGCGGCGATCTCTGCGCCGGTGAACGTGTTGGTGGCCGAGGCGATCTCGTCCAGGTCCATGTCGGCCATCGCGTCGGCATCGCGCTTGCGCTCCCGCAACGCCGCCCGTGCCACGGCCACCCGCTCGGTCTCGTTGGGCAGATCGACCCAGAAGATTTCGTCGAAGCGGCCCTTACGCATGAACTCCGGCGGGAGCGCCGAGGCGTCGTTGGCCGTGGCCATGACGAACGCCTGTCCGTTGCGTTCCTGCATCCACGTCAGGACCGCACCCAGCATGTCCGCAGACACGCCGCCGTCAGCACTCCCTGACGTGGCGCCCTGCAGCGCCTTCTCGATCTCGTCCCACCAGACGATGCACCGGCCCAGCGCCTCGATCACGCTGAACGCCTTGCGCAAGTTCTGCTCGGAGTCGCCGACGAACTTGCTCTTGAGCGCACCCAGGTCGAGCCGGATGACCGGCACGCCCCACTCGATGCCGGTGCATTTGACGATGAGCGACTTCCCGCAGCCCGAGATGCCGATCAACAGGATGCCCAGCGGGGTGGGCAGGTTGTACTCGCGCGCCGCGTCGCTCCAGGCCATCTCGAGGCGTTTGAGGAACAGTTTGGTGTTCTCATGGCCGCCGACGCACTCGAAGCCACCGGGGCCCTCGATCCATTCCAGTGCCGGATTGCTGGCGATCACCTGCTTTTTCTCCTGGGCGACCATCGCCGGGTCGATCACCTGCTTGAGCACCAACGAGGTCGCAAAACACGACGCGGCCTCGTTCTCGGTGAGCCCGATCGAGGCGTCGATCGCCGCTGTGCGCGCCTCGCCGCTGATGGATGCCCGAATCGCTGCCTTCATGTCCGCGGTGATCCTCGCTTCACCCGTTTCCGGGTCGACCGCTTCGCTGTTGAGCAGCGGCTCGCAGGCGTCATCGAGGATCTTGCCCATCTCGAATCGGTCGGGCATCGGCCAGTCGACGACCTGGGCGTCACTGGCGATCTCCGGCGGGATGTCGGGATTGGCGGTGACGATGATGATGGTCTGGGCTCGGTCGCTGGGCAGCTTGGGCAGGTCGTTGATCAGGTTCCGCAAGGCACGCTGGTTGATCCAGAACGGCTCCTTGAGGTAGGGGATCAGGTCGAACATCACCCATACACAGCGGCTGCGGTTCTCGCGGATCACAGTGAACGCCTCGCGCACGTCTTCGACACCGCGATCACCCATCAGCTGCCTGCCGGCCAAGTCGGTGAAACCGCGGGCGACGTCGTAGTAACGGGTTTCGTACTGCGGCCGGATGGATGCGGCCATCTCGAACAGATACCGGCCGGCGCGAGCTTCTTGGGCGGTACGGACGATGATGAGGCCGGTGCGTGCTCGGACCTTTGCCTGGACCATCGTTGCGGCGACTTTCGAGGCGAATTGGGGCGCCTCGGGCTTCGCACTCTTGCGGGGGGACTTAACGGACATACTCTCTCCTATTTGTTGGATGGATTACCCGAATTCGGGTTTTCCGGTGGGGATTCAAAGGTATATTTCAACCTTCACTACTAATTATACGCCATTTTGACGCTTATGTCAAGTGTTTTGAAGTAAAATTCCTGGCGTGGGAATGATGGAGGTTTGCGCCGGTACTTACGTCAGCCAACAGCGTATCGGCGCGCCTGAGACCGGCTCGGCGCCTAACTCCATCACTCGCCACGGACCCTAGCACCGTGCCACGTCAGCCTCGCAGCAATTGGATACCAGCTTGCGTTCGACGTCGCCGTCGCAGCAATTGGACACCCACTCCAGGCGCACGTCGTTGCCGGGGATGCCCCAATACTCATAAGGCCCGATACCGAAATCGCGCTGGACCTCACGGCACTCCTTCTCGCAGGATTTGCACCTGAGCACCCAGACGCCTTCGTCGTCGCACCGACCGCAGGTTTTGCACTTGAGCACAGGGGCAGTATCGCCGGGTCCTCCGACATGCGGCACGATGTCATCCCAGTTGCAGGCTTGGCACCACCAACCGTTGATGACGAACGCGCAGGTTGCGCCGCAACGCGGACACAGCATCTCGTCGCTTTTGCTCATCGCCACACCGGCTCCCGATGCCACCAGTAGTCGGCGTCCCAGTCCCAGGACCAGGCCGCCGCCGCCTGCCGTGCCGCGCGCTCGTCGGCGACTTGGGCGATCATCTTGTCCAGGTCACCGATCGGGTCTTTGAGCCGCTTGATGTCGCACTCGACGTCGTAGATGGCGTAGTTGAGCCGGTTGAACGTCACTGCGTAGAGATGGTCCATCCGCATGGCCGCGCAGTGCTGTTCCAGCGTGGAGCTGCCCGCGCCGTTGGGGTTCATCAGGTTGATGATGCGTTCGTAGTCGCTCACGAATCCTCCTCGGTGATTTGATAGTCGCGATTGTGTTCGCCCTTGGCGACGTGGGCGTCCATGTCAGCAGTGCTGCCCTCAAACGAGCAACCCGTTTCCGGGCAGCCGCAGTAGTCGCCGTAGTCGCCGTCCTCGTCGCGGTCGAACGGATCGGTGGTCAGCCACCGATCCAGCGCGTTGTCCAGGTGCCGATCGCCGAAGCTCATGCCGGTACGTCCTATTCTTCTGACGTGGGCCATTGGGATGGGGCCACAGGCAGGATGATTCGGTGGCCTTCCACCACGATCCTGCCGACCATGCCCATCTCGCTCATCGCTCCTCCTCCCATAGGCTCAGTGTGTCGCGCAGCGTGACGCCACGGCGCACCAGCTCGGCCTGGATCAAGTCCAGGTCGGCGCTGTCCTCGTCGCTGTCCACCGGCATCGTCCAGTAGTGGTGGACCAGATCCTTGGTCGGGACTCGGGCCGGACCGGCGAATGGGTTGTCGCCGGTGTCGACCAGGGCTTCCAGAACTTCGTTGAGCGTCATGAGCTGGAGCTCCCATCCGGTGCCACGCCGACCCAGATCGTCTTCGGATCGGCGCCGACGTAGCCCTCGACGTAGCCCGGCAAGAAGGTCGCGTCCGGCGCGTGCAGCACGTAGTCGTCTTCCCGGAACGCCATGTTGTAGCCCGCGCACAGCTCCCATAGCCGATCGCGTTGCGCAAGCGTCATGCGCTGCCGACCATCCGCGCGCTTGCCGGCCACATCGCGGCCCGGCAACGGGTGCTGATCGAAGTTGACCGTCAGGCACTCGCCGTCGATGAGTAGGCCAGCCGCCGTTTCCGTTGCCTCGTCGCCGTAGATGCCAGCCTGGTTGTAGTTCGCGAACAGGCATTTGATGGCATCGTCGCGGGTCGCGTGCACCGTCGTGGCGGCCTCACACGGGTTGTCCGCGTCGATGGTCATTGTCCAGATGGTTTCCATGTCAGTTCCTTCCTAGATTCCCTTGGTGAAGTAGCGGATGCCGGCCATGTAGAGAGCTTCGCTGAGCTCGCTGTTGAGCTGGAGCTCTTTGATGGCGAGCTCGAAGACTCCGCCCTCGTCATAGAGCACCGTGGACGTCCGCACGTCCAGGTGCGCCCGGTTGAGCAGGTCATCGTTGATGAACGCGACCATCAGGCCGCGGTTGACCTCCCGGCGCATTACGCTGCGCAGCTCGTCGGGCAGCTCGGTGATGGTTTTGTCGGACATGTTGTTCTCCTGTTCTGTGTAAATGCCCGGATCTGGGTTAGCGGGGTACTACTTCGACTTCGGGTATGCCGATTTCCTCCTTCCACAAGTTGATGATCGGCGGGTTGTCGTCGATGGCGGCGACGAACTGGTAGTTGCGCACCAGGTAGCGGTACATGCGCCGCTTGATCGCCACGTCGGAGATGCGCTCGCCCGGCTCGCGCACCATGATCGGACCGTCGAACGGCGTGACCATGTGCCGGTCGAGCCACAGCCGGCTGACTTCCTCGTGCTGCTGGGCCCGCGCCGTGGCCACGACGATGACGTGGCCCAGCTCGTGATGACGCACGCAGAAGTCCAGCGCCTGCTGGTTGGCAGGGCAGGACAACGACTCGCGGTGAAAGCTATCGAAATCTTTCTCCGCGCTCGGCCGCTCGACGTAGTGCAGGATCGAGCGCACGTCGACCAGCGTGCCGTCCATGTCGACCAGGACGGCCTTGGGTCTGATATGTCGGTTCATCATCAGACCTCCGCCCGTTCCAGCCCGTAGCACTCCTGCGGCTCAGGCAAATGAATGCTGGCCTCTCGCTCGGTGGCGGCTTCGATGGTTTGGCCCGTGGGTTCGCCGAACTCGTCGACTACGTTCCAGATCATTGCTTGCTCCTGTCTCGTTGTTCTCATCTTCCGAATGGTCCTGACAGATACTGCGGGCAAAAGTGAAACTCGGCGTGCAAGACCGAATCAATGGCGATGTCGCTGGGCGATACGCCGTAGGCGCCCAGCTCAGCCCTGCTGGCAGCGCGCAGCGCCTTGGCGACCAGCTGGCTTTCGCTATACCCCTGCGCACGCTGGCTGCACAGGCTCAGTCCCATCTGGTAGACGTCGCTGTACTCGCTGTACGGCCACCCATCCCGCGCCAGCTCCGACATATATGCCCAGCCATTGCGGTCACCCGCATACCCGTAGGTGCTCGCGTCGGCGTTTGCCACCGGGCTGGCGACCAGCGCCGCGGTCAATACCGCGGCCGCGATCCTGACGGCCATCACGACGCGCCGCCCTTCTGCGCCAGCCCGATCACGAAAACCGCCAGGCAGTCCAGCGCGCCAAACGCCCACAGATCGTCGGCAATGGTCAGCGATTGGCGTGTGGCGGCAATGTCGTCGAGCACCGCCTCGTGATCGACTTCGGCGCCCGACGCGAGTGCGGCCAGGGCTGAACCGATCGCGCCCGACGATTGCCACTGGCCGGCGATCGTGGCCGCGACCTCGGGCCTGATCTCGGTCTGTGTGATCGGGTTGCCACCGGGCCCCCGAAGCCAGTCGGCGTCCTTGTGCTGAACGCGCCAGACGTCCAGCTGAACGTCGTCGTTGCTGACGAACTTCACATCTTTCAGGCGTATTTTCATGACCCGCTCTCCATTTCGACGAAGTTGTCAATGACCGCGCGCCGGATGCCCTGGCGGTCGCGCTTCCAGCGCATGTGCCCGATCGCTGCCAGCGACGCCGATCTGTACTCCTCCACCACCCGGCTCTGCAGGTCGTTGTTCCAGAACAGGGAGGTTTTCCAACCCAGTTCCGGGCGGGGACTCGCCACGTCGTGCTGCGGGACCGGGGTGGTGTAGATCCGCACCGTCAATCCCGATACCCTCACCGTGCTCTTGTGCATATTTATCTCCTAACCTGGACTTTTGTAGCGTTTCTTGGCGTCGGCCAGCTCAGACATGCGTTCGGCCTGAGCCAGCCGCCATTTCCGTGTGGGGTTGTTGATCGGCGGCTTCGGCCCAGGTAGGACCCGCACCGTCGCCTCGATCACCTTGACCCGCAGCCGCGGCTGGCGCCATCGCAGCGCTTCCGCGTGCTCATGCGCGTCACCGGCGACGCGGTGGGTGGAACGCACCGTCCAGACGAACCGGACGGGGTTCCACGCCACCACGCGCCATACCGTGGTGCTAGCCGCGCTCATCCCGGCACTGCTCGGCGCGGCCCAGCAGGTGGTCGATGTACTCCACCACCACCTCGGTTGTGTTGGTGCTGTGGAACAACGTGTCGGCCTCGATGATGGAGAGCCCGAGCAGCTCGCGGGCGTACTCGGAGACCCCCCGCACATCGCCGTCCGCGGTGATGCACTGGTCGCACGACACCACGTCACCGTCTTCGGGAGTGCCGACCCGCTCGAGGTCGAGCACCATCTTGGCGCCGGCCTCCAGTACGGTATGCCCGGCTGCACACGCCGCAGTCGGGCAGGCCACCACCAGCCTGGTCACCTGGCTGGTCCCGACTCGCATCGGTTTCAGGGCGGCAGCGACCTCCTGGCTCCAGCGCACATAGGCCCAGTCGCCTTGGTCGTGCCGGCCCGCCTCGGCTTCCAGCAGGATGTTGTCGCGCAACCGCTTGAGCGCATCAATGTTGTAGGTCATGCTGATGTTCTCCTTCTGTTGTTGTTTTGGCCCAGCTCCCGAATTTCGGGAGCTGGGTTTTTCCTGAGTTCCTCGACGGCTAATCCGATCCAGACCGTGAAACACAATGCGGCCCATAACATCACAGCCACCGCCTACCGAATCGGCCGGCTCGCGACGCGAGCCTTCCTGCACGCACGGAACGAGCCACCAGGCCGACCGCCCGCAGATGCGTGACGTGCCGGCCGAAATGCAACAGCCGTGCGATCCTGGCCACCCGCAGCACCGACACGTCCACGCCCATCATCGGCAGCAGCGCCAGCACGATCACGACGGAATCGAACCAGCACCACGCCGAGCGCAGAAATCCCTTGAACCCGTGCGAATGCAATCGCACGGCGAGCTCCACGCAGAAGAACAGCAAGCAGCCGTTCTCGACGTTCTCCCACAGCTCCCGGTGATCCTCGTCCAGCGCCGAGGCCACCAGGAGCAACGAGTTCAAGATGATCACGCCGATGACCGCGACGTGGAAGTAGCGGTGGAATCGCAACAGCTTTCCTTCCGTGTGGTGGGGAATTGCCCAGATTCGGGTGGTTCAGCTTGTGCATGGCCGTGCCGCCTGACGAGCCAGCCGCTCCCAATGAAAGGCGGCCTCCGCGCTGACCCGCATCAGCTCCGCGCTCTGGCGGATCTGCACCACAATGCCGGCGGTGGACATGAGCTGGATGTAGCGCCCACTGCGGTCACGGACGACCTCGGGTGGCTCCGTGATCGCCCACAGCTTGTTGGCGTAGACGATCACGTCGCCCGGTTTGACGTCGGTGACCTTGACCGGCTCCTGGGTCACCGCAGCGTCGTCGAAAACGATCCTTGTCTGAATTTCTGACACGACTATCTCCAATTCATTTATCGTGGGGATTTCTGAATGAAGGTATTTCTCAACCTTCAACTACTATTATACCCTATTCTGACCCTTATGTCAAGTCTTTTAAAGGGTCAGAATAGGGTATATTTGCCGGCTTAGACGACGCCCCGGCACGCCTCACACTCCCAGCCGCCCGGCTGCTTGGTGCAGGTGCGCCGTTGCTCGCACAGCCAGCACAGCTGGTTGCGCTTGGGCTCGCGCCCATCGGCGATGCGTAACGTGCGTTGCTGCTCGGCGTAAGCGGCGTGCACCGCAGCATCGCGGTCGGCGATCTCGTCGGCGGTCATCGGCTCTCCAACCCGCAGACTGGGCCCGAACGCCGTCACACACTCGGGACACGGATGGCCGATGAGCTCGACCAAGTTCTTGCAGCCGGGCAGTACGCACTCCGGCAACAGAGTGGTCACCGCGGGTCCTCCGCGAGAACCGACGACGCCGGGTCCTCCGCGAGAATCTTTTCCAGCAGCTCGGCGGTGGCCGGCATCGCCCGGTATTGCAGCCCGGCGATGGCGACGGTTACCCGGTCATCATCGTCCGGGGTGGTCACAGGTGGGGTGGTCAACGGTGGGTTCTCACCACGTTCGGCGTGCCACCGTGAGCACCAAGCCTGGTGCTCATTGGGCGCGCCACACTCAGTGCACTTGATCTTGGACACGGCATCGGTGTTGTCCGCGCCCCCGCGCACGATATGGAGATCCTTGGCGGCCAGCTGACGGATGATCGCGTCGGTGGCGGCTTCGAGATTGCTGCCCTGTGGCAAACCCTGGAGAGCCTTGAGGATGATGTCGCGGCTGTAGACGTTCTTGCGTTGCATGTCAGTTCTCCTTATTCGTTCGAGGGCTCACAATTGAACAGCCGAGAGGCTGATGACGACATCAGCGGGAATGACCTCATGCGGGGTCCAGACGACCTGGTACACCACGAACACCAGCGGACTGCCATCGGCTGCGGTCAGCTCGACCAGCTCATTGCATCGAGGTACTGCCGGCATCTCATGGTCTTGCTCGGGCTGTCCGGGGATGAAGAAGCGGACTTTTATCACCTGGGTTCTCCTATTTCTCGTGGGTTGATTTGAAGCTGAGCTGGTAGGCGCGCACGACGCCCAGCGCAGCGATGATCTCGCGCGGCAGCGGATCACCGTAGGTATCGGTGTCGCCCTCGTAGATGTAGACGCTGGCCAGCGCGTCATCGAGTGCTGCGACCGCGGCGCGCCGCCGCCGGCCCAGCTCGGCGCTGGTCAGGCCGCCCCGGTATTCCAGCTCAGCGTTACGCGCGGCCTTCCACCTGACGTTGGACTCCAGTCCGGTCCAGCCGTTGACGGTCCACTGGTGGCGGTTGATGCCGGATTCACCCATCTCGTCTATCTCGCGGGTGACCGTCCTGGTGCACTCGCACTCGCTTAACCGGTCGTTGAGCCGTTCGGCGAGGTAGAAGGCCAGGTCGACGTCGGGCAGCTCGCCCCAGGCCGCGCGGCCCTGCTCGGGGTCCTCGAACACGGCACCAGGACTATTGCCGTATTCGTCGTCCTCGAGCAGCAGCGCGATCGCGTCGGCCCGGTTGTAGGAAATCTGCTCCACCGTGGTCTTACGAACGTGAAAGATCAGCTCATCGGTCATGGTGTTCCTTTCGTTGTGGTTGTTACCCGAGTTCGGGTAGTCAGTGGCGCCGGCCGCGACCCAGGCCGGGCAATCCACCGCGCACGGTGGCGGGGTGGTAGCCCACATCGCGGCCATCGCGGTCATCAGGCGGGTCCTCCAACACGGTCGGCCGGCTCAGCTTGGTCCGGTCGGGCTCGACCGGCTTGGCGTTAACCGGACGCCGCGAGTTGGGGCAGCGTTCCCAGCCCGGATGGTTTTCCTTGCGCCGGCGGTGGTGGCTGAGCACGCCGTCGATCGCCCCAACATTGCGGCCACACACCTTGCACAGCGCGAGCGTCGCCTTACTCATCGCGCCGGCGCTCCGGCTCGCCCCAGTGGTCGGTGCCGTAGCGAATCCACAGGCCGCGCTGGTATTCCTGGCGCTCGCTGGCCGGCACGCCTGCCAGCGCATCCAGCGCATCGCGCACCAGCGTGATCACGTCAGGGATATCCGCCTCGTCATCGGCGTTGGCGTAGACGAACTCGGCACCCTCGTCATCGGCGAACACCGTAACGCCGAAGCCGTGATAACAAGGGGTGTGGCCGATCGCGGGCGACAGCGATCCGAAGGCGTCGGTGATGTGGACCCAGTGACCGCTCTCGGTGACGGCACGCAGGCACATCTCGCCACCGCCGGTGTTGTACTCGACGAAGCTCATCCCGAACTTGTCGTGCAGCGCCCGAATCAGGGTGTCGTAGCCCATCATGCGAGCACCAGGCCGGCGGGGTGGTGATTCTTCACTGCGCCCAGTGGATACCGCCAGTACACACGCACCAGGTCGTCGCCGATCAGATCAACGACGGTGCCATCCCACGTCGGCGTCGTCTGGTTGACGATCGTGACGTGATCGCCGATGCGCCACGGCCGGCGCAGCGGCCTATGGCCCGCCATGTAGCGAACCAGCTCCATCGGATGCCGCTTCGTCATGCCGACTCCTCCAGCTGCGAACCACGCGCGAGCGCCCGACGTTCGCGTTCGGAGCGACCACCCCAGATGCCGAACCGCTGCTCGTTGTCCAAGGCAAACTGTAGGCACTCCTGTGTCACCGGACACCGCTCACACACCTTCTTGGCGCCAGCTGTCGAGCCGCCCTTTTCGGGAAACCACAGGTCGGGATCGACCTGGGCGCATAGTGCTGCGCGCACCCAATCACCCGGCATCGCGGCTGCCAGTGACAGCAACGGGTCCAGCACGCCGCGGCGCTGCCTGATCCCGTAGCAGGATTTGCACAGCCGCCGGTGTGTCGCACGAGTAGGCCGGCCACAGATCGCGCAGGCCAACAAGGGTGTGACCGGCGGCGGTGGGTCGGGTTCCCGAATTTCGGGAACCGGCTCGGGGTCGACCTGCTGCTGCTCTGCCGCCTTGGTGCGCCGCCAGGGATGGCGACCGCGCACCACTGCCGCTGCGGCCTCGCGCTTGGCATCGCCAGGACGGCGATCGGGGTCAATACAGCACAAAAAAAAGGCGATATCGGGGTCGATTTTGCGCCGGCCGTTGACGATGAAGGCGATGGTGATCTCGTCGGCTGGACCGGCCGAAGCTATCTCTCGATAGCTCCAGCCGGCCGCCACCAGCCGTGCGATGTGCTCACGCGCACGCCGCGCCGGCACCAGGGCGCTCATGGCAGTTCCATAAGCGACTCGTTGAACTCGATCGCCTCGTTGATGGCGTCGTCGATGAGCTCCTGCGCCAGCCGGTCGTACTTGGCGAAGTCGATGTTGTTCGGGTCGATGTCCTCAGGCTTCTCGACATAGATCAGCCGGTGCGGCCACCACTCCTGGTGGACACGAGCGAACCGCTCGGCGGATTCCTTGGTCGGGAACGGAATCCGGTCGGGCTCGCCGGACCAGTTCTGCTCGTCGAGGTAGACGTACCAATACTGCTTGCCCGGCGTCATAATCGGGCCGCCGCGCTTGTGCGGCGCCATGTACTCGTGCCAGCCGCGGAATGTGGTCATGGCTTGGGCTGCGCTTCCACTACCTGCCGCCGCCCGGATTCGGGTCGTGGGTCTGCCGGCTTGGGTATGACCTGCTGCCGGCTGCGTTCGATGATCCTGGCCCAGCCAGCCAGTGATCGGTTGTCGTTGTTCTGCATCGCAGTGCCTTTCGTGGGGAAAACGGTAGGGGTGGTCACCGACACGCCCTGGATTTGTCGAAGTTGACATTTATCAACTTCAACTACTATTATACGCCATTTCAACGGTTAAGTCAAGTGTTTGTAATGCTAGCGTAAGGGGTGGTCAACGCGCCGCTGAACGCGAAAAATTTTTCGGCAACGCATGAAGCTTGTGCACAAAAAAACCCCGCGACCGTAGTCGCGGGGCTTCTTACTGTTCGAGCTAGATCGAGGCGCCGTAGCTGCTGATCGGATTGCCGTAGCTGCCGGGTTCAGGCGGCTCGTAGGGCGGCCGCTCGTCGTCCTCCATGAAGTTGAGCTCAGTTCGGATGTAGCTCTTGAGCGCCGGCGTCACCGCCTCGTCACCGCTGAACACTTGAGCTGCCACGTCACCGCTGTCCACACCCAGGTACTCCTGGATGCACAGACACGCGGCGTCGAGCGCTCGTTGGGCCAGCTTGTCGATATCGACTCCCTTGTAAATCTCGCCGGTCATGATTCCTCCTTCATCTCTGCCCGGATCTGCTCCACCAGGTCGATCTCAGCACGGACATATTTCTTGAGCAGGTCCAGGATCAGCTCGTGGTGCTCGTCGGAGAATATCCGGCAGAACACCGCGTCGGCGCGCTCACCCTGTGGGTCACCGTAGCCGCGGGTGTCGTCGACCTGCTCTTGCACATAGAAAATGGCCTTCTCGAGCGCGTCGAACGCCAGCTTGCCGGTGTCCACGCCTTTGTAGGTGTCGGCCACGATGCGCGTGTTCTCGATCTTGCGGAGCGCGGCCATCAGTGCGTTGCCGTCGATCCCGGCGACGAGCTTGACGCCCTCGAAGCCGCTGGCCGCGAGCTTGGCCACAGCCTCGCGTTCGTCGTTGTTGAGGTTGGGTCCGGTCATCATGTTCAGTTCTCCTGTTCGGTGGGGTGGTTGATCACTACCGACGCGATCGCACGCGCCGACTCGAGCTCGACCTCGCGCACGATCTCCATCGCCCGCGTGATGCCGGCCGGGTCAAAGCGCAGACCTTCGGCGCAGATCCGGCGGGACGCTCTCAGCGAGAGGCCGCGTTCGCTGGGTGTGAGTTCGGTCGGGGGCATCTTGATTTCGCTCATCACTGTCTCCTGTATCTGTGGGGTGGGAATTTGAATGAAGGTATTTCTCAACCTTCAACTACTATTATACCGCACTTGACGCCTTAAGTCCAGCAAAGGCCCAGGTCAGGCTCTCCTGTTTCCCCGGATTCGGGCGGAACGAGGGCATAAGAAAACCCCCGCACCTGGCTGGTGCGGGGGTTTTCCTTATTCAGTTGTTAGGCAACGCCCTCGCCGTTGGACTCGACGGTGACCGGGGCCGGAGCCTTGGCCGCGACCTCGGCCTTGGCCGCCTCGACGTCGGCCTTGGTCGGGACGACCTTGGCCTTGCCGGCGTTGGCCTTGCGCGCCTCCGCCCGCTTCTTGGCGGCTTCCTTGGCCTCCTGCTTGCGGTTCATCAGCCCGACGACGGCCAGGAAGCCGTCCTCGTAGATCCGCTTGGCCTTGAGCAGCTGGTCGAGCGTCATGCCGCTGGCGCCCTCCAGGTTCTCCATGACCGGACCGCTGGCCGCCTGCAACGCCTCGAGCCGCTTGTCGTTCAGCTCGGCCTTGGTCGGCTCCTTGGCTTCCGGCTTCTTGGCAGCGCCGGTCTTCTTGGAGTTCCGGGTTTCGGCCGACTGCTCGACGTCCTCCGGGCTGGAGTTCTCGTCGACGCCCATCGCCTTCTGGTTCTGGGAGATGTCGTTGACGATGCCCTTGCTCGCGCCCGAGCCCTCGATCGCCTGGGCGTGGGTTGCGCCCTTGGACAACAGGACCGCAGCGGTGATCTTCTTCACCGCGAGCGCGGCGTCCGGCGAGCCCTCCAGCCGGTTGGCGAGGTAGGCACCCAGGTTCTTGAACAGCTGCTTGCCCTCGTCGTCCTTGAAGGTCTTCCAGACGCGGGTCTTCTCGCCCTGGAACTCGACCTCGGCGTCGGCCATCGCGACGGCCGTGGCCATCTGGCCGAGCGCCTTCTGGACGGACGTACCCGCAGAGACGACCTGCTTGTCGATCTTGTCCCGGCCCTTGACCGTGAGCTTGATGCTGACGATCTTGACCGCGGCGTTCTCGGCGGTGGTGCCCGCGCCTTCGACGTTGTTCTCGACGACCGGGGCGATTGTGGTGCTTGTCATGTCGTTCTTCTTTCGTTGGACCCGTTTCCGGGTGTTTGGTTCCCGTCTCCCGAATTTCGGGAAATCGGCCTGGCGTCGCGTGCTTTCCGGCCAGGTCTGAAAGCCGTTATGTCTATTTCGACCTTCAACTACTATTCTACACCATTCTTGCACTTATGTCAAGTGTCAAGAAGCTTTTTTAACGCCATTTATTAGGCGTGTTGTGCGGGCTTGGGCATCTCCCGCGCGACCGGACGAGCCGCGCGCTTGCGCGGCTTCTCCTCGACCGCCTCGGCAACCTCGGCGATGTCAATGCCGTCGAGTGGTTCCCTGGCTTTCCCGACGCTGTTGATCGGCAGACCCGCTTGCCTGGCGACGGCCTGGGCGGCGACCCCGAACGCGAACGCACAGCCCAGGTTCTCGGCCTTTTCCTCGACTGAGGCGCCGGGACGTTCGGCCGCGCGCTGGTAGCGGTCCTCTTTGGAGAGGAACTGCTTGTGCAGCCGGATGAGCTCGGGCGACATCCTGCGCAGCAGCATCTTGCAGCCCTGATGCCCACAGCTCTCGTGCTCAGGGACGGCGAGCAGCAGCGTCTCGCGCACGATGCGGCCGCCGCCATACGACGTGGTGGCGCGTATGCGGTGAACCTTGTGCGGCGTGTCACCAGCGCCTTTGATCTGGATCGGGTGGGTGCCCAGGCACCGCTTGCTCACTGTTGCGTCGTGCATGTTGTTCTCACTTTCTGGTTGGGGTTTGGCCGCCCGGATCTGGGTGAACCATTCTTGCGGGAGGGTGACGTAATCGGTCATCGACGCCGTCCTCGTGTGATCGGGGTGACGCGAGCGCGGTGACCGTTGGTCCAGACCGGCTCGCCGCGGACGACGAAGATGTGCTCGCCGGCGCGCACGATGTCGCACTCACAGCCGGGGTCGCCCATCGTGCACTGGTGATTGACGACGTAGATCGCGGCTGGCTCGCTGGCGTCGGGGATGGTCTTGAACCGCGCCATGCAGTTCTCGAAACCGACCTTGTCCTCGAAGGCGAAGCCACCCAGGTCGTAGCAGGATTCATTGACGTCGAGAATGATCTCTCGCCACACGGGGTGGTCAACGACCGGCTTTGTTTTTGTTGCTGGCATTGCTTTCTCCTTCCCGAAATTCGGGTGATTTGTTGTGGGATTTGAAGGTCTTCGATTTCTCAACCTTCAACTACTATTCTACCCTATTTGGACGCTTATGTCAAGTCTTTTAAAGTCCTGGGGTGGTCAAACGTGGGGTGGTCAACGACGGGTACACGCAAAAAATTTTGGCGGCAGCGCATGAATCGTGCCCGGATCTGGGTGAACCAGGGCAACAAAAAACCCCGCGGCTTGCGCTGCGGGGTTTTTTGTTTCGTCGCCGGCTACTCGTAGCCGGCCATGTGGCGTTCATAGCTGGCCACTTCGGCGGCGGCCTTTTCCTCCTTCATCTCGGCGATCTCGTGCTCCAACTTCTCTACCCGCTCACGCAACCGGCAGAACTCGATCGTGAGCTGCGCCAGGAGCTCCTTGTTGGTGCTCATGCGACTCACGCCTTCCGGTATTCGTCGCGGAGCACCGGGTTGACGTCGGGCACATACGAGACGACGATCCTCGTCTCGATCCGGTAACCCTTGGGGCAGTGCTCTGACATGTGCGCAACGGCGTTGCGCAGGTGCAGCGCGTTGGCCCGCTGGCGGTCGCGCACGTGGGTGAATCCCTCGCGCGCTGCCCGGTCGGCCTCGCAGTCGAACGCCACCGACGTGTCCTGTGCGCTGACGGTGAACGAGTAGTCGTCCATGGTCATTTTCAGTTCTCCTTCTGGTATTCGATCAGTGCGTGCTCGCTGGCGCGACGATGCTGCGCCAGCCGTTCACCCAGCTCGCCGATGATCTCGTCGGCGAGCTGGGTGCCAGTCATTCCACTGCGGTCGACACCGCCCAGAATGATTTGGGTCATCGGCTTCTCCACTCCAGGTACTTCTGGAGTCCGACCACAAGCCACGCCGGCCACGCGATCGCGGCGGCGAGCTCGAGCAGGGTGGTCATGCGTCGGCGTCCAGGAACCTGGTGCTGGGCACCGGCACCGCAATGCTGACGACATCGCTGAGATACAGGTTGTGCACGAATCCCCAGCGGTGCAATCGCAGGTACGACGACGTCGGCGGGTTGACGGTGACCGACTCGATCATGGCCGCGTCCACGGTCTGCTCGACCGAGTTCTCCCGCACGTAGCGGCTCAGCCGGGTGTTGAAGGTGATGATCACCGGCAGCTGCGAGCCGATGGCGTTGACGACGACGCGCCAGGTGTCCGCGTCGAGCCGCGGCTCGGTGGCGCACAGCGAGTTGGCCAGCGTCAGCCGGCCCATCCAGTCGTTGCACTGGGCCTTGATCGTGCGCTTGGTGATGGCCTGCTCGAAGGTCACGCCATGCGTGTGACCATCGGGCCGGTGGGTGCCGCAAACTGCGCAATCTCTAATCATCGTTCTCGATTCCTTTCGTTGTTTCCCGAATTTCGGGGTTACCCGGATCTGGGTATCAGTCGGTGATCTTGACGTCGGCGGAGTTGACGTCGGGCGCGGCGTCGTACCAGCCCCTGAAACGCTCCCGTTCCAGGCGCTCATTGGCCGCGATGACGTCATGCGCGTAATCGCCGAGCCGGTTGAGCGCGGCCAGCATGTCGCCGGCCTCGATCGCGGACACGATCCAGGCCGCAGCCAGGTAGCGTCCCTGCGCGTGGCCCAGCAGTGCGAGCCGCTCGGCCACCGTGTCCACGGTGTTGCCACCATCGCCGGCCAGGATGGACACGACGGCCTTGCGCTTGACGGTGTTGATGTTCATCTACTTTCCTTTCTCCGTGTATTCCTTGACGTAGTTGGCGTGCTTGAGCTCGGCCTCGAGCTTCTCGACCCGGTAGCGGTCCTTGCGCAGCACCCGCTCGTAGCCGGGCTGCGCCTGGTGGCGTGGGTTGGATTCCATGTCGGCGAGTACCTCACGCGCCCGCTCGAGCTCACGCTCGATGCGCTCGATGCGGGCCTCGTGCAGCACCGCAGTGATGTCGACAAGATGTTTCACGGCATTCTCCTGTTCTTGTGGGGTGGTTTTAGATGACGACGGACTCAGGGCTGTATTTCTCGAGGGCCTCGTCGCTGTGGTCGGCGCACAGCCACTCGTGGCGGACGTTCTTCTCGTTCCTGACTGGACCGCTGGTCATCTCGACGTCCCGGCAGCCGCAGTCGCGGACGCTGACCACGAGCTGCAAGTCCTGCGGAACGCCGTGACCGATCTCGGATTCCTTGAGCCAGAACACGCGTCGGGTGGCGAACTGCTCCAGCTGCTCGATGCGGAAACCCGAAATTCGGGAAGCCAGCTCGATCGCGGCCGCGTCGTTGTCGTGCTCGGGCTGGCCGGTTCCGGCCGGCGTGGAATTGGCGTGCATCAATAACTCCTTTGTTTTGTGGGATTTGAAGGGACTTCGATTTCTCAACCTTCAACTACCATTCTACTCGCAAAAGGCGCTTAAGTCAAGTGTTTTAAAGTCTGGCGACGAGCTGGGTTGGAGCGCTGTAATTTCGCTGTTCAGCGCCTGCTGGGGTGGTCAACGCGGGGTGGTCAACGCGGGGTGGTCAACGTGCGGTACACGCAAAAAAATTTTGCGCGGCAGCGCATGAATCGTGCCCGGATCTGGGTGACGCCAACAAAAAACCCCGCGACCGAAGCCGCGGGGTTTTTTGGTTGACGATCAGCGCACGTTGCGAGCGCGCTGCTGCTTGTACTCCTTGCTCTCGGTGACCAGCTTGTGGCCGGTGTAGCGGTCCACATCGTCGGGCATCCCCGACTCGTACCAGGCGCTGAGGTTCGCGCCCTCGCGCTCCCGGCGCGCCTTGCGCGCGGCGTATGCGGCCGCCTCACGCGCCTGGTCGGCCTCACGGCGCGCGATCGTCGCGGCCGTGATCTGCGCTTGCGTGGCCCCGATCTTGGCCAGCATGTCCTTCGGTGTTGTCATCCTGTTCTCCTTTTCAGCGGATCTCGTTGGCGTGCATCATCGCCGCCTCGGCCTCGTTGGCGTCGGCGTCCTCGTCGTACTCGGGGTTGCTGAAGTGCAGCGTCGTCTCCTCGATCGCCGGCGCCCAGGTCTGACTGAAGCGCCACGCTTCGGCTTCCTCCTGGCTGGTCGTGACCTTGCAGATCGACTGCGGGTTGTACTCGTCCTCACTGCCCGACGTCAGCACCCACGCCCGATAGGTCGCGCCGACAATGGTCGCGGTCGGGACATTCTCGATCGCCCACAGCGTGTCGTGGTGATCGCCGTAGTCGTCGCTGTAGCTGTAGTCCACCTTCCAGCGCGGCTCATGCTCGGTGACGGACTCGACGGCGCCCACCACATCGCCCAGCTGGATGAGATCGCCGGGGCTCAGGTTGGACGGGTGGGTGTAGCTGTTGATTATTCGGATCACTGCAGTTCCTTTCAATGGATGGTTGTCGCCGTTCCCGAATTTCGGGGCCGGAGGGTTGGTCGGCAGCCGGAGGGTCCGGTGCTGCCGGAGGGTTCGATCGCCAAGGAGGGTCACTCTCACAAGGAGGGTCATACCGCCAAGGAGGGTCACACTGCCGGAGGGTCACATATCCGCCAGTCGGCGCAGCGCCTCGCCATGCTGCTCGGTCACGCGCTTGAGCGCCGCTTTGAACACCTCCTCTCGCGTGTACCAGTTGAACGGGTCGGCCGCGATCTGCTCGGCCCGCTCGAACAGCTGCGGCACGGTCACATTGAGCTTGCGTGCGATGTCGGCCAGCATGATCCCGCTGGCCTCGCGCACGCCGCTCTCGACGTTGCCCAGATGCGAGTTGGAGATCACCGACCGCAGATCATCGCGAGACAGCCCGCGCTCCATGCGGATCGCCTGGATCGCACGCCCCATTGCCTGACGGCGACGCTGCTCGTCGGCCACCCATTGCACGGTCATGCGGTCACCCGGTAACGGGCGGCGTGGTGAACTGTGGTCATCGGGCCGGCCAGCACGCGCTCGCCGCGCTCGTTGCGCGCCCACTTGGTGCGCTCGTCGGTCCGCACGCACGGCTGGTGCGCCAGCACATTGCATCGCGGGCACGGCCGCGCCGCGGCTGCGGCGAAGTCCGGGTTAGTCGCCATCAGCTGCACGCGCGCCTCGTTGGCGCAGCACGGCCGACCACAGCTCTCGCCCAGCGGGCGCAGCACCTGGACCTGCTTGCCACGCACGCCGCACGTGCGCGGGTTGTCCTCGACCACGACCAGCGTGTGGCTGCAATAGATGACCGCGCCCGGCGCGGCCTCCGGGTCGATGATCGGATTGCCGATCTGCATGCACCGCTCGCTGGCGATGACCCAATCACTTTTCTTTGCCATGTTCATTCTCCTAACTGGTTGTTTTATTTGCTGACGTTGAACTGCTTGCGCAGCCAGATGATCGACGAGCCGCTCACTGCGCCCGTGCGCTCGGCCCACGCGATGCGCGCCGCTTGACTGTCACCGTGCGCCTCGATCTGCTCGCGCACCTGCTTGCGTAGCCAGCCCGCGACTCCGCTGGTGACAACGCCTTCGTACTCCGCGTCGGCGATCGACGACTCGAGGATGTCGTCGCGGTCGTTGTGCGCCGCCATGTGGATGATCCGCAACAACACCTCGTCGCGGCTGATCTGTGGTCTTGCCATTTCGTTCCTTTACGGGTTGTGCCCCGCGCTCCCCGAATTTCGGGAAGCGCGGGGCTGAATTGGTCAGTCGTTGATGATGAGCACTGGTGGCAACGGCGCCATCCAGACGATGCCGACGCCGGCGATGCAACCGCAGATCCACGGCCAGCGCGTCGTCCAGTCGATGCTTGGCATGTCGTTCTCCTTCCTTGTTCGTTTTCTCAACCTTTCAACTACCATTATATAGCAAACCTATACTTATGTCAAGTGATGTTAAGTATGCTGCAGCGTATCTCTGCACGCCGTTTCCCGAATTTCGGGAACCGACTGCCGAAAAACATTTCGTTTCGTAAAAACATTTGTGCGTTTGTCGAACAAATCGACAACGCATGAATTTCACCCAGAACCGGGTGGGACGCATGACACGATCCCGATCCCGCGGCGCGGCGCGCGCGCGCGGTGGCGGCGCGGCGTGGGGACCGGGAGCCTTGGCCTGCGCGAAAAAGCCCGGTCCCGTTTCCCCCCGAATTTCGGGGCGGGGGCCGGGCTTCCCGAAATTCGGGAAATCCGAGCGCTGAAAAAGCCCCGCCGCTGGATGCGGCGGGGCTTTTGTCAGTGACTAGGCGCTGGCCTTGGCCTTGGTCGCCCGGCTCGTGCGAGTCGCGGCGGTCTTTTGGACCTTGGTGATCTCGCCCTTGCTCTCGCGCATGGCGTTGACCATGTTCAGCGCTTCGGCCAAGGTCAACGCGTACTTGGCACGCTCTGCCTTGGTCATATCGGCGATGTTGTCATTGGCCTTGGTGGTCGCGGAAATCGCCTGGTCAAGCGACTTCTTGGCCTTGGCCTTGACGTCGGTGGTCCCGCCGGTGGTCCGTTGCTTGCGCGGCGGAGCGGCGGCGGCCACGATTTCGTCGGAGGTCAACTCTTTGCCCTCGCTGGCAGCCTGGGCTTTTGCTGCCTTGATTCGCTTGTTCACCTCATAGACCGAGCTGGCAGGCATCCCGGACGCTTCCATCGCTTCCGCATAGCCTTTGCCCAAGTCAAGAGTGATTCCGGCGATGGCCTTACGAACAATGTCAGTGTTCTCTACCTCAAACGCTGCCATCTGGTACGCAAGGAACTTTGACCAGCTACCGAATGTCTTGCCATTGCTGTCCTTTGCGAATCGCCAGACTTCCGCGACCTTGCCCGACTCAACGTCGGTCACCTTGCGGTTGACCTGGTAGAAACCCGCCGCAAGAGTCTTGACGGACTTGCCAGTCCCGACCATCGCCCGACCGAAGATCGTGACGCTGTTCACGATGGCCTTGGCATCTGCAAAGACTGCCTCGCCCGCCGCGGCCGCGGCGGCGTTCTCAATTGCCTTGTTCTCAGACACTTCAATCTCTTTTCTTTGTGTTGGTTGTCGGTATCAGGTGATCCCGACATATCCGATAGATCGTGTCTAGCGTGCAATGTCAACCCTCTATTGTGCGAGGTCTCTACCAGCGGTTATGGGAGCGCTCCCACGATCCCGAAATTCGGGGAGCAAAATCGCGCAATTCTGCACGATCGGCCCGCCAGCGAGCGCTCGCTGGCGACGCCAATCGGCGACCGGGTAGGCCATGCGAATCTTCAGCGCCGCCGCCGGCGGCGCTGGCCGAAGGCCGCCAAATGTATCCCCGCCGGTTCTTGTGCGTTTTCGATGCGTTTTGCCCAAATACGGTGTCATCGGCCTGGATCAGCCCCGATTCGCCCCGATTCGCGCGGATTCGATGGGACTTCCAGCAGCTAACAGGGCCGCGGTTGTCTGGCACCGTGAATTTTGAGCCTTCGCCCAGCTCGGTATCAAGCCGGTTGACACCGGCAGCAAATGTCTAGTGCGGCCTAGACGAGTCCGTCAACCACGCACTAGACAACGGCGATCGGGGGCTCAGCAGCGTGGCCGCTGCCCGGCCGGTGCATCACCACCAGGCCGGAGTCCATGATCGCCATCACGCCACCGTTGCGCAGCCGCTCATTGCCGCCATCGGGCTCCCATTCCTCCAGGCTCTTGCCGCCCAGGCGCAGTGGCAGCGGCCCCGCGGTCTTCTCTAGGTAGGACACTGTGGAGCGGTGCGCGACGATCAGCGGCACGCGGGTGCCCGACAGCAGCGGTTCCAGCGCGAGCTGGCAGCGGTTGGCGTACTGGTTGAGGGTCTCGTCGTCCTCGTTGTAGGCGCGCAGTTCCCAGATCGGCGTGGCCGGTGCGGTGCCCAGCGTGCGCGCGGTGATCGCGGCAGTCTCGCGGGTGCGCGCCAGGTCGCTGGAAACCAGGTAATCCGGGGCCCGGTGTCCCTCCTCGATGGCGTTCTTGAGGTAGTCGGCACCGGACTGCACGCTGGCGCGCCCGGCGTCAGTGAGGCCGATCTGGAGCCATTTCTCCGGGGTGGGACTCAGCGCCGTCTCGCCGTGGCGCATCAGGTACGCGAGTAGCTTCACTCGCCGACGCCGGCCACGCCACCGCCGCCCATCCCCGGCGGTGCTTCGGTGGGCTCGTCGTCTTCGCCGGCGCTCATGACGCGGTCGAATTCAGCGCGAGCGTCGTCGGCCCATTGCGCCCAAGACTTGGGGTGCTCACCGGATGTCATGGCAGCAGAATAGGCCGTGGCGCGCCCGGATTCGGGCAGATCCACCGCTACACTTTCGTGTTGTCCACCTGGAAGCGCGCCGTTAACACCTGGATGCGGAGCACCTGGCTTTCTCGCCGAAATCCACTTCCAGGTGGACCTATCCGAAGATCGGGTTGGGCGGGATGACGATGACCTTCATCGTGTGCATCGGACACACCCCGTCGATGAGCGCCCGACGTGGCCGGGCCTGACCACACTCCGCACAGTTGGCGTAGTCGGCGAACCACGGCTTGCGATGCGGCATCCACCAGTTCATCTGCCGATACTATCGAGGTCATGAGCTGGAACGACATGTGGTGGTGGTGCGAGGCGTGCCAGACCTATCACCCGAGTGGCAACAGTTGTTATGGACCGAGGACATCATGAGCTCAAGCTATGGCGAATATCCGGCGCCGAAAGCTACCGGCACACCGATAGCCGGGATGGGCCGCAGAGACAACAACCCGCAGCAGCCCGAGCAGCCGGATGCGCCACCGGACCTGGGAAGTGGCTACCCGGCGCAGAATCCCGGCACGTATGAGGCCGATCCAGAGGAACCTGAGCCCTAGACGTGGGCGTTGCGCTGGCCTGGTCCCTGATTCTCCTGCCCCTTCCCCTGTTCTTCCTACTCCAGCGCGCCCGGCGCAGCGAATCCGCGTGCGAGCTGGCGCGCCGCGCCGACGAGCAACACGCCGCGCTGGTGCGCGGTGACAGAATTCAGGGCATTCACGGGCTCTACCCACCTAGCATTTAACCCATGCCATCTCACACATACAGCCCCTTCCCCGAGGGCATTCCCAACCCGGCCAACGGCTTCTACGCGCGCACCACGCGGTCCAAGGACAAGGACGAGGACGACGACGAGCGCCAGGGCGTCAAGAACTTCGGCGGCAAGCAGGCCAAGCCGTTCGGCAAGAAGGATGACGACAAGCGTGACGCCGGCGATGACATCGCCGCCGGCGACGCCGCCGGGGGTGACATCGGCGCCGAACCCGCGGTCGGTGGCGAGGGCGAGTGGGCTTAGGAAACCCGCTCGGGTGTAGCAAAATAGACCCATGACGACAGCTACAGAGACGGTCAACGAGGTATCGCCCGTCTGGGGAAACACCCCGCATCCCACCGGCGTGCCGGCCAACCCGATCCCCGAGCCCGAGTTCGACTCCAACAGCCAGGGCGGGACGCCGACTGAGCCCGGCACCGGCGTATGTGCCGACACCTTCCACACTGTCGAGGACCGGCTGGCGGCCGATCCCGGCCTGGGCCCGGTGGCCGCGCGCGAGGGCGCTGCAGCCTACGTCGCCAGCCTGGACACCGCGCCGAGTTCACCGACCTGATCAGACCACGCACCAAACAATCAGCGCCGCGCGGCATAGCGCCGCGATGAGCACGGCGTTGGGCCAGCTCACCGCACCACCTCCACTGTGCTGTCTGCAGGTGCCGAGTAGACGACAGTGGTCTTACCGTCTTTGGACCGGCAGTAAATCGTGACGGTCTTCCCATCTTCGGAATGCACGATGCGCTCCACCGTAAGCAGCATTAGCCCTCCCTCTCCATCCGGTCATCGCTGCCCGCTTCCGGGCAGCTTGGCCAGCGCCAGCCGGTGCACGGCCAGTGCCACCAGGATCTGCGCCAGATCAGCGGGCATGTCACTGATCGAATTCAGCAGCCGGCCTGAGGCGGCGGCGTTGTCGCCGTCGTAGTTTTTCTCCAGCGTCTTAACCCAGTGATCGACCATCGTCGAGAGAATCTGGTTCCACTCGGCGTGAATCTGGTCGGATAGCGCCAGCCGTTCTGCCTCGTTCATCTATCCTCCTAAGTGTTCACCTTGCGCGAGTCCCCACGGTGAGGAGCCGGTAACCAACGCGGTGATTGGCAGGGGCAAACTCCGCTGCTCGCGCGGGTTCAAGCTCTACCCTTAGAGCTATGCCGTGGCACATTGACAAGAAATCCGATCGCTGC